AATAATTTTCTTCTGATTTTTTAATCAGGTATGTTTTGCCTCGTTCTTCCATGAGAAGATTTTTCCATATTCCTTTGATCGTCTTGCAATCTGATTCTTGACTTGTCTTGACGGAAAAAGTAATTTTCTGCATCGGGTTAAAATATTGTGATATATTTTACGACCAGTGCGCTTTGTTTTATCTTTCAGGACCAGTGGTAAGAGTAATTTTGCGATTTTATCAACAATAGTTGTCATTTTAAAAAAAAATTTTTTTTAATTGTCGAAAAACTTTCAAGTCGATCAGATTCGACCGATCTATAAACGTGAGCACTGAAAAAAATAATATTTTCTATTCAATAGAAGAAAAGAACTTTTTTTTTTTGATGACGGATTGCTCGACGTATCCGCTTTATCGGCGGTGTTTTTATATCCAGACATGCTCGATTGACAATGCCACGGGTCAGAATTGTTGCACCACGGAATGCTGTGTTCAGGGCAGCATTCTTGCCGTGTTGAGTTTTGTGGGTGTTGATGTAAAGACCAACACGTATTATACCCAGTATTATTTCGTGAGCGCCACCCAGCCTCCGGATCCGATCAATGGTGTTGGAAGCCGGGTAATCAATAATCAATATGAATCTGTCTTTAATGACGGGGCAAAGTTTACGATTCGTTTTGTAAATAATAGTCTGAACATTGGAAGGATCAGCATTGTCACGCCCGCAATTGCGGGAGAGTTCTGTATCCTTGATACCGCATTATACAACGATTTCTATTCGAGTCGCTCAACTAAAAGAGGTTCCGCATCAGTAATTGAAAATGAGAATGCGGAAAAAAAGAAAAAGTCAAGGAAAAACAAGACAAAAATTACGGAAGAAGGGGTCCATCAGGCGGTGCCTTGGGGAGTATTGTAGTAACGTTTTCCGGGAGATTTATTACAACATCTTTGTATAGAAAACCCATCACAATCATGACAGCGATATACACGTACAATAAAATCATCAAGAGGATAAGGATGCGGTCTCCCTTTGTTGCTGGACGCCAACGTATACCCTCAGGAAAGAGGAAAGAGGGACCTAATGGAGCGCCAAAGAAGGTTGCCAAGACGAGCATGGTGCTTGTCAAAACGGCGATGGGAAAACTAAAGAGGCATCCCACAAGGAGCAATGTAGCAAAGAACTGAATAAAAAAGACGGTGTACGCCCCAATGTATAATTTATCCCATCCAAACCAGCCGATAACGGGTATTGAAGAGAGAAAAAATGCAATTCCGCGAGATTTTTCGTGAGTCATTTTGAAAAAAAAAATTATTTATTTTTTTTTTTCGCTTGCAAATAATTTTTTATTAGGACTTGCCAATATTATTTTTTTCCATGGAGGAAGGGATTGGAAAACGCGTGTCGAGGACGCGACGGAGAATTTCAAAATCCTTGATACCAATCACGGCGTTCTTGTCCACATAGGCGATGGAATTCTGTACACATAAAAATCTGGACCGGGTCGTGGCGATTTCTTCGATTTGCTTTTTCTTGGACTTGAGATGATCGATCTCGATATAGAGGAGGTCGTGCACAGTGATTGACGATCCGTGTGTATAAATATTCCAATATTTCTTGAAAAGTGAATTCCTCGCAATATTTCTATTCTTTCGTGTCCGGCTTAGGAGGGTGTGTTCATAAAGCGTCGTCGGCGTTGTTCCGTTCCAAGAAACCGTCTGCAAAAAGGAATCAAGTCCTTCTTGATACGAGACACGATTGGCGCTGGGAATATGCTGCGACTGATAACGTATCCTGCCGCTGCGCGACCGTTTTGGAAAAACGGCCGACAAGATCCCCGAGTTGACGCGCATCATGGTGAGGAACTGGTATGGCTTGTCGGGGATGGAACTCTGTAAAATTCGTTGTTGTTTATTTTCCACAATCACAAGTGGAGGAGGGGACGACGGAAGCTTTACGGGATAGCAATTGGTCTCGATGGGTCGTTGAGATCGATCAAAGAAATCACGAGGAAAAATTGGATTCAAGAGGATCATGTCGTCATTAAAATAAAGATAATGCTCCGCAAGACCAGGTATCTTGTGGAGGAAAGACTCGATACAAATTGAGTTAAAGGTGGGCAGTGCATGAGGCGGTATGATTTTTGAATGATGGATAATACGGAGTTTTTCTGGCAACTGCGCATCACCAAGGAGCCATGACGGTCTTTGACCTTCCCTTACGACAAGATAGATGCGTCGTATCCATGGCGCGTACTTCTCGAGGGAACGGAAGGAGTAGAGCAGCTCGTTATTTTCGACGTAATTTGCGGTGAGCTTGGAGTATTCTTCTTCTGCACCATGGGTTTGCATATCTTCTTGAAGAAAACGGTCGTGTTGAACCCAAGTATATACAGCATCGATATCAAAACTTGGATAACGAGAACAATAGATTGCAAGGACAACAATGAAGAAAACGATGACGAGAAGAATAGCGACGTATAAAATAATCATCTTGTCAGAAATGTTGGTGACGGTTTTTTTTTTTTCATCCGGGGAAAAAAAAATGGAACGAAAAAATTTGATTTCTTTTTGAAAAATTCCATCAACTCATGGAATCCCAATTTACTCGAGAACATCCAGCAATTAAAAAATACAGCGGGAAACTACCCAACGTGTATCACAATTTCAAATATCCACTCGATCATTTCCAGTTACATGGATGCAAGGCGATCGATGACGGGGATAATCTTATGGTGTGTGCGCATACCGGCAGCGGGAAGACCGTGCTTGCCTTGTATGCAATCGCCCGATGCCTTGCGCTTGGAAAGAGGGTGATATACGTATCACCAATCAAGACGCTATCGAATCAGAAATACAAGGAATTTGGAGAGGCGTTTCAGGGGCGTGTTGGCATCCTAACCGGAGATATAAAGATTAATCCTGAGGCGGCATGCCTAATCATGACGGCCGAGATTCTACGTAATTTTCTCATCATGAAAGATGACAACATTCCTTCTTATTTTTCGATGGAGGATGTGTCCTGCGTAGTTTTAGACGAGGTGCATTTTATTAATAATCAGGAGCGGGGGAGGGTTTGGGAAGAAATAATTGTTCATCTTCATCGTGAGGTTCAGCTTGTCATGTTGTCCGCGACGCTGTCGAGTCCGCTGGCGTTTGTGGGATGGATCGGTAAGATGAAACAAGTGATGTGTCATCTGGTGTTGACGGAAAGACGCCCGGTGCCGCTAAAGCACACATTGTACTGGGATGATCAGCTCCATATTTTTTTGGAAAACGAGACAAGATGGCACCACGGCGTGATTGGAAACGTTGCGGCTCGGGCTGAAAAGTATTACAAGGGTCGTCCATGGACATCGCATCTATATTTGGAATGCATGGATTTCCTTGAGAAACAGGAATTGCTTCCCGCCACGGTGTTCCTGCTAAATCGCGACCTCGTCGAGAAACAAGCGAGGTCAATGCGACCCATGCAAACCGATCATGTCAAGGTGGCACGTATCGATGAATTGTGGAGACGACACCTTCATAAGTACGCCGAGTGTTACGAGACGACAGAACAATGGAATATGGTCAAGGAGTTGTTGCAAAAAGGAATCGGGATTCATCATTCCGGGATGATTCCGATTTTGAAAGAGATCGTGGAGATCGTGTATACGGAGGGCCTGGTGCCGGTGCTGCTGGCGACGGAGACTTTTGCGCTGGGAGTAAATGCGCCGACCAAGACAACAGTCTTTACAAATTTGCAGAAATATGATGGCAAGACGAGACGAGCGCTGTATACGGATGAATATTTACAAATGGCGGGACGAGCGGGACGTCGCGGGTTGGATTTATCGGGAACGATCGTGATCTTGCCTCATCCGTATATGCTCTCAGAAACAACACTGCGTGAGATCATCACGGCACCACCAAAAATCATCGAGAGCCGTTTATCGGTGGATTTCACAGTGATTCTTAGTAATATTGATGCCAAGCAGCAGTTCCCGACCTCGCCGCAGACACAGGATGTGTTGAAAAACACGCTGTTTTATTTACAGCAGGACAGGTTATCTATGGATCAGTTCAGTGCTCGTCAGTCCTCGCTGACTTTACAGATACCAGAGGATCCATCGGAGGACCCTGAACATGAAAAGCTATTCGAGGAGCTACAGACATGTGAAAAAAAGCTTGTACCGGACGGTTATATACGTTTAGATAAGAAGACAGAGAAGAAATATCGCAAGCGCATTTCTGAGATCCGTCGTCTTGTTCCCGAGGAAATCCTGAAATTGATTTCTCGTCGTCGAGAAGGATTACGTCGTCGCGCCGAGCTGGATTCTGAGCTCGAGTATCACAACAAGAGATGGCAGCTACAAGTCACAGTACTCCATACCTTTCTCAAGAAAGAAGGATTTATGATAGAAGAAGAAAAAGAAAATAAAAGAGTCACTTTGACACGAAGGGGAGTGTTGCTTCGATCGATTCATGAAGGAAACGGCATGCTGATATCGCGTCTTTTGGACTCGGAATATTTCACTCAGGAAAATGAGCAATGGCTGAGTCCGTCATCCATGATTGCAATTTTCTCGATGTTTGTGGCGGACAAAGAAAGGGAAAAAGAAAGCGTACGATGGGAAGATGTTGTTTTTGAATCCAAGGAGGAAGAACGATGCGCTCGATCGCTTTATGAATGGGCAGACGAGTATCGATCCAAAGAGATGGACCTGGTGAAAAATTTACCGTTTCAATTTTTACAGGACTGGGATCTGTCGCGGACGATGATGCGGTGTGCGAGGGACTGGTATGAAGGGAAACCGTGGCATGAGATACGTTATTATTATAAGGATTTTGAGGGAAATTTTATCAAGAACATTATGCGTCTAACCAATTTTGTACAATCGCTGTTTCAAGTAGCCAAGATTCTTCATATCGCTCCTATCCTGCAGAATTTTGAAAACATTCAGGAAAAGATGATCCGTGATATTGTAATCAATGACTCGTTGTATATCACTCCAGTGTCGTCGTAGGACCTCAGTATTATCGTTTCTTATATTTTCTCGATTTCGAGCCAGCAGAGGCTGCGCGAAATGTATCGAGTTGCTTGACCGATACAAAACGGTTCACCTTGGTGGCGCAATGGGGACAAGTTCCAGAAAGCATGTTTTGACCCTTGACGGTAACTTTTTCCTGGGGACTTGACACGGTGACGCTCGTCTTACAACGCATACAGTATCCGGAACACTGGCATGATTGTTGTGATGACATAATGTGTGTTGTTTTTTTTTTTCTTTATAAAGAAAAAAAAAAAGGCTTTTAAGCCAAAATGATATTTTATTTTTTTCTTTTCCAGAAAAATAAAATCAGGAAAAAGAACATGGACAAGTATGATTCCTTTTTCAAGAAAATCCAAAAAGCCGAGGATATTGGGAGTCCGTTGCTTGTAGCAATATTAAAAAAAAAACTGCAAGAATACCTTGAAGCGGGTGGACGGGACGACAACTCAAGAGAAATATTGTCCCTTTTTTTATCCGCTATCCGAGCTAATCATCATGAAAAGGCACGTCAACTATTTCAACAAACTTTTGGTCCAGGCAGTGGCGGAGGCAGAAGTACTGTTCCTTATTTTTTAAAAGAATCGACATTTTTATTCTTACCGTTAGTAACACTGCAAGAACAAAACTTTGCAAGGGATGAGACATGGAAGATTGGCCTGATACATGGTATTATCCACACTCTTAGAGAAAGAATCAGGGACCTACGTGGAGTAGAGCCCACTGCGAGGTCCATCTCAGTAGGGTTATCGATTGCCAATAATCCTGTCCTCTTTATCAGTAAGATCGATATCCAGTATCGTGATAAATCATTGGCTCCTTATATTGAGCCACTTACTGTGATGGATTATGTGCAGATTTATAAAAAGGCGACAAAGTACGCGCTGACGGAGATGAAACTTCCTCCCCTTGTCTATGAATATAGGTTTCAACCAGGAGAAGAAACATTTCTGCTTGCAAGCGCAATCGACGATGTACAAAAAAAGCTAACGAGTATAAAAAATATTCCGAAGGACTCGATTAAAGTTGATATAGATTATGTAAAACCAAGATCGAGCACGATCAAGAAATTAAAAATCAAGAGTGTAAAAATCATTTTTGAGGATCAAGCGGCAAGTGCTCCTTTAAGCTCTATGACACCTGAACAATTTCAATTAATACTTTTACCGCTTCTGAATCCTAAACTCCGTGAAAAGATGACGCAAGTCTTGAAAGACGCTCAAAGAAGAGTAGCCGCGGCAGGAGTCAAAATGAGAAATGTTCAGGATATTGCAGCGCAGCTGGATGCCTCGGAAAAGAAGAAGAAGAAGAAGAAGAAAAATAAAAAGAAATCAGGCTCAGGGGCTGTAGAAGCAGCGGAAGCAGAGGCAGAAGCTGAGGCGATTATAGCAGAAGTGTTTGCCATTCAGCAACAACAGCAACAAGACGATCAAGCAATTATTCGTCGTTATGCGCCAATTCTGAAGATGCAACAACAAGTCTTCCGACCACGATATCATGACTTGCTTGCGAGAGTGTATCAAGCCGCCAACACGAGCGGGATTCCCTTAAACGAGGCGCGTCGTATATTCCTTTTGGCGATGAATCATCGTATTCCGTCAGGATACATCAAGATTATTTCTTATGGACAACAACAACAACAACAACAATCAAGAAAAAGACTCGTAAACTTTCCTCTAATAGCACGATGGGAAACGCCTTCGAGTGCGATGATGGAAAATTTTATTGAGGATGTTGAGGAATCCGTTTCTCCAGAAACGTTCCATAGATTACGATTTAGACAGATGTTTCCGGAGAGGCGACCTTTTGCGTATGATTATTTGTATGGATCCTGAAAAAAATGACCTGTAGAAAAGAAATTATATACTGTCCAATAAAAAAAAAATGTCATTTTCTTCTATAATTGAGGCAGAGGCAGACAAGACGTCTACAACAACGCTACCCTTGACACTGATTGGTAAGGGAGGTTTTGGTAAAGTATATCGAGAACATTATCAACTGGATAATCATGTTTATGCCCTGAAACGAGTCCTTCTCACCAGCGAGACTGCGACCACGGCTCTTCGTGAAGTGCGTGTGCTTTCTGGCCTCGATCATCCACACATTGTCCGATATTATCATTCCTGGCTGGAGGCTTATTCAACCCCAAGCAATAGCAATATCGTATGCTCGTCTTCGACGGAATCGATATCCTCTCTTGTTTCTTCTTCCACGTCCTCTTGCGACGAGGATGAAGCGGACGTTGATAGAGAGGTAGACGGAGATGTGATTGTAGAAACAGATACTCCACGGTTTTTTCTGTGCATCCGCATGCAGTTCTGTGAATCGACGCTGTATCGTTATATGCGTGAGGATAGAAATCGATCTTTTCCAACAAAAGACGATATTCGATACATACAGGAGATGATCTCGGGGGTGCGTTATCTGCACGCGCAACACATTATACATCGAGACTTGAAGCCTGAAAACATTCTTCTATTCAACAACTCGATCAAGATTAGCGATTTTGGTCTTGCCAAGAAACTCTATTGCGCCGAGCAACAGCAAGTGCAAGAGCAAGAGGATAGCAGCATGATGATGAAAAGCATTGCAAGCAAGCCGTCATCAATGTATCTTGGAACTCCCCTATACGCGCCTCCCGAGCAATATCTTTATGAGGAGGAAAAGAAAGAAGACGGTCCAGCGCTTAGTAAAGAAGTAGATATCTATAGTCTCTGTGTCATCTTTTTCGAGTTATCGCTATCCTTCAAGACGGAAATGGAACGCATCATTTGCATCCAGTCTTTTCGGGATAATAGGATAGCAGGAGTTCATCCACTATTACAAAGAGCGATGGGTCCTCCGGGTCAGAGGCCTTCCTTGAATGAGTTGGAGAGTGTTTTGGGATCTTGAGGAGGAGAGAAAAAAAAAATCAAAATATATATTTTTTTTTAAAAATTATTTGAAAAAGAAAAAAAAAAATATAAAATGATTGCGCTGTGGTGTTTTATTGTATTTGTGCTAATCCTCGTGATTTTATTGTACGTCTATCTATTGATGCAACATGAAAAATTATACCGAAAGACTGCAAGTGACGCCTATGAAATTTTCACGTTTAATTACGACGAGTTGTGCATCGGAGAAATCAAGAACACCAATTGTGCTTCAACGAATGCTGATTTTTATGGAATCGTTGATTGGAAAAGAGCACCCCCTCATACGCTATGCACCGTGTATATTACGAGCAATAGCTTGAAATTGAAAAAGTATAAAACATCAAATTATTGGATTACAGCAGCTGATTCAAGCACTTTTAAAACAATCGGTACTCTGCGATGGTCATTATTGTATTACGACACTCATAGTGGCGAAGACGACTTGAAGACCACGTTACCCAACGTTCGCTCTTTTGTTTCTGCCGCAAGCGGCGTCTTTCAAAATCTTTCCAATGCTCATTTATTAATGGATTTCAGCAGCAGTATTCGCAAGATACACGTATTCACCAACGAGCGCCGTTTTCTCTCTGAAGGCATGAATGTTTCAAAAACATCAAATATGTAAAAAACACTCGTTGCTACAAAAAATCACTTGAGAAATACTATACCAATTCTCTTGTCCTTCCCATAGCGAGAAACATGTATGGCAATAAAGAGGAGAAGATAAAAAACGCGTAATAATCCTACGCAGCTCATCAGGCAATCGATAAAAACGAGATATCATTTTCTTGTCTTTCTCGAGAATCTAAATTTTTTCTTTAGATATATAATAGGCCTGTTTTTTTGGACATAGTGCTGTTGACGCAGGGAGGACAAATACCGCACTCGTTGATTCGTTCAAGTAGAGAAAAATATTGGCTTTGCGCGTCATAGGTATAATAGAAACGGCTGGGATTGTTTTCCGATATATTGACCTCGACTTTTTCATTACCATCAGGCGTGATGAAGGAGGCTATATTTTTCTCAAACTTGACGGCAAGAAGGTCGTTATTATTTTTACAACAATTACGCTTCTCTTCATTATAAATTTTGGATAGGTTTTGAAGTACATAATAAAAGCCGTTGGAGAAAAAAGGAATGATCCCTGCGGTGCGAAAAACGCTATAACTATCCCGGAGCGAGGAGATTCCAAGACCCCTGGATGTCGATTTCAAAAAAATGTCAAGGTCCCGTGGACAAGAGAGCAGGACATTTCTTGTAAACATGATGTCATAATTTCCATAATTAATCGCGTTTGTTGTTAAATCAAAAGTAGTACTGTTTGAGTAGGAGAGTGGAATATTTACCGAGATATTGGTGTAATTGGTGATATTAAATGCTTGACTCGTTTCTATTAAAGAATTAAGCGTAAGTAATGTGTCGTAGGCGCCATAGACACCATAAAACACAAATGGATTTTTTACGGAAGACTGAACGAGGTTTGTTGTGGGCGTGAAATTAATCGGTGCAATCGTAAAAACAATCGCTGTCGCGGGCTGAAAAATATCACCGACATCGGAATTAAGATTAGTGAGTGCAATATACGAGGAGGAGGGTATCGAGGCCAATACTCGAGGAGTAAAATACTGGGGGAGGACGGCCGTATCGGCGAGGACAATAATGGCAGAATTCTCAACAAAATGATAAGATTCCATTCCAGCGATGAAGACATCCTCGCGAGTCGGAATTTTCAAAAGATTGCACTGTTCATTGAGCGACTCACGATACTCTGTAAGAAATAAATTGTTGGGTGAGTCGGTCTGATACATGATGTGTACACTTTCCATATTGTAATCGCAAATCACGAGCATCTGAGTCATAACCTGGAAACGCAGTGACGGAGCATAAGTCAGTGCATAGGGAATTTTTTTAATGACGCTGGTTGTTGTGGATACCGTCAGACAAGGAACATTTTTTATACCATGACGATCAAGATAATCTACGATCAGTATAAGAATCGCGGTAAGCTCCGATAGAATAGAACGATTGCTGTCTTGATCTGGGTATCTCGAGAAATAATCGTCAAGTGCCGCATCAATGCTTTGCGCGTTAGGTAGTATTCTATATTCTACAGTTTCAAGTATCGAGGACGGATAAGTGATATGAAAAAGTTTATTGATATCGCTGATACCGGCATCAAAGGATATTTCCGTAAATAAAAGTGCAACGCTGTTAATCAAGCTCATATTATTATTTTTTTTTTTCTTTATTTATTTTACTTGAAAAAAAAAAAAACCAAAATAGTTTTTCTTGCAATCTTCGCAACGTATTTAAATAAAGAAGACATCACATCTTGGAAAAAGAAAAAAAAATATAATCAGAAAATAAAAATGAGTGCTGGTGGATTATCTTATAATTGCTTGACGACGAATCGCAAGGTCACGCTTCCAAGCGTGGAAATGTGGGGAACCAATATGAACATCCTCGCGAATCCCAATACGGGCATTTTTACCAGAAGGATCGACAAGGTGGGAGATACACAGAGCATCCTTTTATCCCAGGAGGCAAGCGGGGATCGTATCTCTGAGGCGATCAATGTTTATGCGCGTGGTGTAAATCCGATGGTTAGTGTTTCTTACGACAATTACGGGAACAATGCGGGTTCAAGAAGCAGCGTCCTTCAAGGCGCGCCTGGAGTAAAACTCCCTCTTCGACCCGAGGTCTTCCGACCTCCTGTTTTGCGTCAAGAAAACCTGATGCCACTTTCACGACAACCAAGAAATTGGTTCTACGCACTGACCAACCCCGTGGTGCCCAACATCATATCGCAGATGAGCTGTCCGGAAGGCCGGTCGAGTATCCACAAGACGATGCTCATGTCTGGTGCTGAGCAAATCACGCCTAATCTGGAGTACCACCTGGGTGGTACGGAGCGTCAGACCTCTCTGAGCAAGGGAACAGCGATCAACAAGAACGTGAAAAATCCCCAGCGTCTCTTCGAGACGAGCAAGATCTCGGATAAGGTGCAGGTAGACGGGTCGCACATGGGCCGTGATCCGAAACATTTCACAGAAAGAAGACAATATGCTACGGAGAGTGGTTATGCGATGCCCTCCGTAGCAAATTCTCGAGATATGATTTATACACAGAATGATCGTGCGATTCAGGACCACAAACTCATGTACAACGCCTTCTCAAATATGTCGGGAAACAAGAACGTGGCGACGTTTCGTGACAAGATCACGGCGGTGCAAGACAGGGCGATCGTGGATACGTCACACAAGATGAGTCAGGGAGGTGTAACCACGAATGTTTCCGATATAAAGTCCGATCTCGATATGGAAGGTGTCCAACAGCAGCTTGCCCAGGCAGTGGCGAAGAAGAATTATGCGATCCAGGTGGACACACAGCTCTCGGGTCCGTATCAGGGCGGGGGCGACCAGCCGCGATGGCATAATAACCTTCCTGCCTCGTCGGTTCATGAGGATACCATGCACGTTGAATCAAAAACCACGCCGGTGTCCTCGTACCGTATGGATTCCGAGAGTAAAGAAGGATACACGGCGGTGCGTGTGTTGGACAAGCCGCTGCACACCGACATGATCAATAATCCTTCTTTTGGATACACTCGAGAAGGACCGACCCATGAGCACTTTTCTATGACGGGGGTACACAAGGAGGATAAAATGGGATCATGGGTGGTCGCATCTGAGGCGAGGCCTTTTATGAGCAAGAACACCGAGATGACAACGATGCCACATGAGGCGTCCGCCCAGAGATTGTCGACTGACGCTTTTACAACGCCAACATCCACCCAGTTTTGGAGGACTGTGGTGGAGCCTCGGATGACGACCGGGAGGATTGATGATAACAAGGCGACCTCAAATATTTACTACGAGGCACGCGCTGTGGGACCTGTAACCAGGAACGCGCCCACCTCCAGCAATAATGTTCCGGTCCGCACGAGGGACCTGCAGACGATCTCGGTGGTGAGTCCCATAGGAAACTCAGATCTTAAGAAAGGATTGGAAGGATATACGTCATCGACACAGAGGACGGCGATCGATGCGCTGTACTCGACGTACAGCGGGAACACGAATCCACGCTATATGGATCGTATGGGTGAGCTGGGTGTGAAGACGGATAATCCACGAAATATGCCGATTATCGAGCGCGAGACGGTCCATGATCGAAAATCATTTGGACATCGTTTTTACGAGGAGGTCCAGAGCCGTGACGGCTCTGGACACGTCAATCCCAACGCATCAAGCAGCGGTTCTTTTGATGCGTTGGGTACGTCAGTACCCCGATTTCACAGGATGCACGAGAATAATGGAGAAGGACAAGCAATCACCGAGAAATTTATGGACGTGAAAAAGAAAGCCGTGGGTGCGTACATGGATCGATTCCAAGGAGATCAGTTCAAACAATGAAAAAAAAAAAAATTAAATTCTTAACTGGAATAAAAAAAAATGCCTACCAATACTCATTGGAAGATTTCCGATTCCTATGGTGCCGACATATCATGGGGAAGTGAGGATAACATTCTCGAGCCGTATGGTCGTCGTCATCATCATACCAGGTATCACAAGACGCCGACACCACACCCCACCAAGACGCCGACACCGCATCCAACCAAGACGCCGACACCACACCCCACCAAGACGCCGACACCACACCCCACCAAGACGCCGACACCGCATCCAATGTTTAACTATAAACGACCAAGCGCAGTTCCTGCGACATCGGTTGAACCGTCTGAAAAAATGAATGGAATGCTGGATAAACATAATCAGGGCCCTTTAGGAAGTCAGGTGCCTATGAGTGTTAGCAAGGGTCCTTTTGATAGAGGACAGGGAATGCTCGGTGTTGGCAGTCAGGGACCTATGGGCGCCGATGGTCGAGGCCAGGGAGGGGTGTTGAATGGCAGCCAGGGTCCTTTTGGTGGCGGTGGATTACTTAGTTCTTCTCTTCCTCCACCACAACAACAACCTTCTATGATTCCTTCGATGGTTCCCTCGTTAGTGATGACGCCCCCCTCGTCCTCTTCCACACAACCTCCGATGTCCCTGATTGTTTCCAATAGCAATTTCCAGACCTTTTCTTCTAATAATAGCTCGATATCCGTACCGCTGCCGGGAAGCACTTTTATCTATCCGAATAGTTTTGTTAGCGCGGGGTGCTGGACTGACACCGCCACACGAGCTATTCCAACGCAAGCGAGTGGTTCATACAATAGCGCCTCGTGCCTCCAAGAGGCACAGAGTACCGGATCGAGCGTCATGGCCCTTCAATATGGAAATCAGTGTTTTATTGGAACTCCTGACAATTCCAATTTTGCGCAGTACGGTTCTGCTTCTGCTTCTTCTACGGACTGCGGGACCACAAAAGCGGCCTGGACAAACGCGGTCCAGGCCGATTTCACCAAGCTGGTCAAGGGATGGACGTTTAATGCAATCTTGGCGAATGATGGCAGCGGATTTGGTTTTCCCAAGCCGGCGCCGTCCACGCAATACGCGGTGCTTCAAAATAATGGCATGTCGATGAACACAACCTTTACTATACCCACCGCTGGGAACTATAACCTGTACATGCAAATGTGCGGACGTCCTAATACAGGAACCGATCAGGTCACCGTGAGCATCAATAATCCTAATTCTTCTATTCAGAACGAGATGTCACCAATGACCTGTGAGGGAAATTCCGTGACCCTTTCCTGTCCAAGCCCGAGCATCATTTTGTCCGGAAACGTGACATACGGTCGCTTTGATAATAAAACATGTCCGGGGACGGGCGTCAATAGCAGTACTCCAAGTAAGAGCAACATCTATAACCTGCCATCCAGGTGCAATTATCAAGCCTCATGTACATTCAGCAATTCCGATGTCACCAGTGATGATCCAGATCCCGGTGTTTTTAAGCAATTTTTGACCTCGTACCAGTGCGGGCCTACGCCTCCAGTCATGGTCGTTCCTCCAGCGGCTTCAGGATCCAACAACGGGATCACCAAGAATTGGCAGGGATTTGTCACAGACGTCAACATCCAACAGGGTAACTCCGTGCTGCAGATTGCAGGACAGCAAGTAGGAACGGCCGATTGCTCGACCGCCGTCACCAACGTGTTTGTGTGGGCCAATATGGTGACCAACGGCTTCTTCACGAATGAATTCCTTGCCATGAATACGTACAAGTACAACGCCAGTGTCACTGCATGGACGTTTAACGCTGTTCTCGTCAATACCTCCAGCGCGTGGGGATTTACGCAGCCCTATCCCTTGATGATGCCCCAATGCGCGGCGATCCAGATCACGCAGAATATGATCCAGACCATCAATTTGCCTCAGGGCACATTTACCCTCTCGTTCTATTATACAGGGCGACCGGGAGGCGCCAACAATATCGAGGTGGCGTTCTCGACGCCCAGCGGAGGAAAATTCGTCATTACGACGCTCGTCGATACATCCACCAGCACGACGTCTTGGATTCAGTTCCAGGGGCGTTTCAGCACTCCTTCCGCGGGTCTTTACACGCTCAATTTCAATGGTCTTGGTAATAAGACGAATCCTGCTCAGGACGTCACGACCGCTATCGCGGTCGTGCAGATCTATTGAATAGATCTTTTCTCTGATGCCTCGTATTCCCAGATCCAAAAACGGCGTAAGCGCGCCCAGTCATCCTTTTCATCCCATCCCGGATGCTCATTCCACGGCTTGACCTTCCCGATATAATGCACAATTTTAATTTTCTTATCCGAGTGTTTTCCTTCCGGATGCATGCCTTGAATCCAATAACCCAGCGACTCGCGATGCTGTGCCACGAGGCAGTCAAACATGTTGTATATATGAGAGAGGTGCAGTTCCGGACAACGGGGCCAGTCTGGATAATACGCATGCAAGAATCCCTGATCACTGTAATTGTCCTTGCGTTCCGCTTGCTCAATCTTTCCAATCTTGGACACCATATCCTGGAACAGCTTATCGCTCGGCTCGATCACCATGAGTCCCGAATTAAGCTGAATCCAATGTGCATTCTCCGGTAGAAGTCCTCCTGCGTTTACGGCCGACATATGCGGCTTCTCAAATAACTCGTCGATATTTTGCAGAATAATCATATCGGCATCCAGATACACGATTTTATCGTACTGCGAGAGACCAAAGATGCCCAGTTTGGCATAGGTGTGGTACCACCGGTCGTCGGTGTCCACGCCCTCGTGAGGATTCAAGATATTCTTGTCCATCACACGAAAAGCAATATCATGCTTGTGGAGGGTTTCGTGGGTCGTGGTGGAAATATCTGTTGTGAGGAGTGTCAAGAAAGGATGCGTGGGACAGGTTTTCTGAAGAGTCTTGTACAAGACAAGCACGCCCGGGAGGTACGAGTCTGTACTCAAAACGGTGACATAAGCGGTTTTCATCTTTTTTCTGATTTTTTTTTCTACAATCACTTTGAAAAAAAAAAAATTACACGTATCTATTTATCGGTGTTATCAGGACGGATGCTCGGTGTCTTGAATATTGGCTTGTTATTCCCGCTCACCACAAAATGTTTCCGGTCCTCGTCCGGTAACAGATTGATCTTGATCCCCATCGCCATCAGCTCCTGGAATAACAGCTTGCACGCATAGGGGATAAGGACCCGACGGATATTGGTGCAATCACAGACATTGCAGATATCGTGTGTGTGTGGCATCGTTCCGCATTCTGCGCATAGGGGAACCGAGAAGACATCGGACATATCGAATAACCGCTCGGTAAGGAAACGGGATACACCATGGCTGATCATGCAGTTGTGCGCCACGATCCCATTGGCAAGGAACGAGTTGGTTTCCTCAACCTCGATATCGTACACGGCTTCTTCTCCACACGGACGAACACCCAAGACGGTCATCTCCATGGTAGGAAGGACGTCACTCTCCGCCTTGAAAGCGTCGTTTTCCGCAAACCAATCAAAAGCGCATACGTCTTTCATGAAGTCCTCCGCCGTGGGAAACGACTTGGATGTGAATTTTCCAAAAGAGGTCCCCTTGACAAGATGATCCGTGATATCATGCGTTGACGGGATAGCATACTCGTGCAAGAGGGCCTCGCGCTCTTTCAGCTCCTTGACCGCCTGCTCGATGGCTTTTTTAGTACCAACGATCTTGGTAGGATTTTGACGCTTGATCTCGGAGAAATTCGTGATCTTATCGACACGATCCACCAGCCAATTGTGCTGCCTAACCACACCTTCACGCAACCTCTTGTACGAGGCTCCAGCCTCAAGACGCAACGACTTGTGCGCACAATGACGGAATCCAATCTTTTCCCAAAAGGGAACAAGCTCCGACATGTCCAGCTGAAGCGTCGATTGGAAGCATTTATTAGTGGGATCCGCGCTCTTCGTTTCTTTGAGCGCCTGGATCGTTACACGGTGGATGCCGCACCGTGCCAGAAGACGACGCAGATCTTCCATCATCTGGTTCAGGGAGGATGAGAAAGGACGGGTCCTTGACTTAGAGAAGCTAACGGAGGTCATCACGTCCTTCTTTCCTCGGTGCATGCTCAGAATGCAAGTATGACCATCGCCGCCAAACATGCCACCCAAAAACTCACGAAGAAGAGGTCGAGGAAAATTGTCATCGAGGACGAATGCCGGAAGACACGCGTCTTGTGTAAGTACTCCGTCAATGCTTGCAATATCCTTTACAAGATGGGGCGGTAGTGGAATCGTGTAGTATGACCATGACGTGCCATGCATGGAAACACCTGTTTTCAGAAAGCTTGAGGCATTCTTGTAGTATAGAGGCTCGTTACAAAAGTGCCTCAAGTCGCCTAAAAAACTGTCCACATCCATCTTGTGTCCCAAAGAAATAAAACCACTGCCACCATCGGTCACAACCCAACCAAGGATTCGCATAAAGGCCATGGAGCGCAAGTACCCCTGAAGATCACCAGTAAGCAGATTGATACATCCTTGCATAAAAGACCATCCGTTGCATTCGTTACGCTCCGCTTCTAAATCGGCAACAGGATAGGAAACACCCACTCGCAGACGCGAGGACTTGACAACAAGGTCCTTTGCAGGAATCCATTGATAGTCAGATGTCAGCATTGGATGATCAGGAGTACATCGTATCGTCCTGCCGTCCTGAAGCATTATTTCCACACAATCTCGCATCCCCTTGTTCAAAAATCCAATCTTTCGAGACGGTTTTACTCCTTTTTTCTCCGCATCCCACCCAAGCACCTCCCAATCTAAATCTTCCATGGACTTCAATTTCACACTCAGACAACATTTCAGGGAAATATCAGTGTTTCCACTGTTACAATCTCTTTCCATTTCGCCAAATCGAAGCCCTCCATCTCTGGACCGACCCTCGACAGGTTGTCGTGTGAGGGCTTGGAGGGAGCCATGATTGCGTGCGTGAATCTTGGCGCTCACAAGGTGTTTAAGGCGGTGATAGTAGGTGGGTCCCATGAAAATACGCGCCTGAAATTGCTCGCCGGTGAAGCCGTTACACATCATTTCTTTGCCGTCGCCGGTAAAGCCGTTCTTGAGGAGATCTGCGCACAAAGATCCGACGACGTCGGTGGAATGCTTGGTAAAGGGCGTGCCGAGGCGATAGCGTCCTTCGGCCGCGGAGGACTTGGAGGCAATGCACTCGATGATCTGGTTGATGGTCATGCGGCTGGGAAGACAGAGCGGGTTGATGATAATATCGGGTACCATGCCGGTGCTGCAGCAAAATGGCATGTCCTCATGGCGGTACGTCATCCCCACGGTTCCTTTCTGCGCGGCACGGGAAGCCACCTTGTCCCCAATCTCGGGAATCTTCAGGCTGCGAATTTTGACCTTGACCATCTTGTACCCCTCGGGCGATGTGCTGATAAAGACGCGGTCAACGTATCCTTCCTCTCCCGACTTGATAAAGACCGAGTTGTCCACCTTCTCGTCCCCGCCGGTTTTCAAGTTCTTGGTCTGAACGCGTCCCACGATCACGTCGCTGGGACCGACAAAGGCGCCGCAGAGCGCAATTCCGTTGGCGTCCAGCTTGGAGTAATTATAGCTCTTGACCCGGATCTCCGGAGGAGGCAGACGGATGTCCTCGGTGTGCGTCGTCGATTTCTTTCGCTCCTCGACGTGGATCGTGCGAAACGCAAACGATCGGAACATGCCGCGATCGATGGCCGATTGGTTCAGGATTACCGAGTCTTCCTGGTTGAACCCGGTGTACATGGCCACGGCGACGGTCAGATTCACGCCGAAGACCATCTCGTCACATCCTGAAACACGGCCCATGTGCGTCTGAACAAGTGGCTTCTCTGGATAATGCAACAGATGAGCAATCGTATCGCTGCGGATATTGTTGGTGCTCGCGTAGAGTCCAATCGCCTGCTTTCCCATCGAGGCGTGATAAGTGATGCGCGGCGCCTGGGTATGATCCGAGTAGGGAATGATGCCGACACACAACCCCACAAGAAGAGAAGGATGAATCTCACACAGAGTGTAAAAATCATGCTGATTAAGCTCCGCGGGCGTCATGGCGACCACATTGTTCTCAATCTCGTAGGAATCCACCATTAGCATCTTTCCTTCTTTCATCAGCTGATCGATGGACTTGGTGCGCAGATCATCCATCGAGGGAAATTTCTTGGCGTTCCAGAGTGGACGGATCATGCGGCCCTCGTCGGTATAGATCAGCACTTCCCTCTCGTTGCGGTCGATGGAGACGGACATGAGCATTGATAATCTTCCTCTGCGCTTGTAGTCATAGATCTTTTCAAAGATCTGCGGATGAGTACTCGAGCCTATCCAGTTTCCGTCGAGAAAAATCTTGAAATACTCCTTTCCAACAATCCCCTGACGATGAATGTCCTCAAACTCAAACGAGGTATGGATCTCCTTGATCTCCTCAAGGACCATACGCAAAAAGACCGAGTTGAGTTTTGGACTCAATTGTGTCGTAAGGGTCATATTTTTGACAATTCCAGCCGAGTTGTGGGTCACGAAACCGTTGGCGATAAAGTTGTGATGATCACTTCGTGTGGTGAAATCCATAACCGTCTCGACCATCACCCTCTCGATCCGAGAAAGGGGATAAAAAACAATACGTTTATTAAATACCCGCACCTCGCGAATGAAATTCACGAGATCCTCTTCCGTGCGTCTCGTAAGAGATGATTTTGCATAGTGGAGATAATCGCGGTAGATAAACATGTTCCTCTCGTTTTCATCGCCATAAAAATAACCAAACGAGTCGATATAGCGCATCAAGTTTCCGTCCTCCCATAGCAGATGAAAGGTCATTTTCTCTTTCTTAGGAAAAGAGTCAGACTGCCATTTCACATCAAAATAACGCGCTGTTAGGGCGAATAACGACTTCCATTCATTCATTCTCTGCTCGATCGTACCCTCGAAATACACCGACGACGTATCAAGAACCATATTATGATCTGCAATTCGTTCCCCTATCTCCAAGGCGCAAAAGAGGCCCATCAAGAAATCACGCAGGCCGCCGAGATTTTTCAACTCGCCATCGACGCCATAAAGACCTCTCGGTATCACATGGTTCCAGTCTATTGTTATTCCTTCCGGTGTCTTGATCCGTGAAAAACAGATCATCCGACTCGTCTCATTGGCCACCACATTTTCCAGAACGAGTTTCAGATCCTGAAGGACGGAATGCCAGTCGAGCGACGAGGGAATCCATAACGCCTTTTCATCTTCCGGAACATCAATGTCCACCACATCGTCCTCCGCATCATAGTGATTCAACAAAACACGCAAGAGACCAAGGGCACGAAGTCTTGGATCCGAGCGCCCTTTTGATGATGGAAGATCACAAACGGTGGAACGGAAAGCGAGCCGATCCGTCATCCGCAGGTCTTTGCAGTATTTCCACGCTACCTCTTCCTTCTCCGTCAGCACCAGAAAAGGATGAAGACCCGACGCCTTGATGGAACGGTCGTTCACAATGACCACATGAAACAATTCCTTTGGTGTGGTCTTGAAGAATTGATGTGTGGTTGTCGGCTCCTCATGACCGTCGTCGATACGTACTGTCGTGGCCTCCACCAACGGATTAATAAAGGCTGTGATTGGGAGAGTCGAGACACGATCGCCGCTTAGGATGCGTGTATCGGCAGTGAGACAGTGACCCTCTGGAGTCTCGAAAGGACAGATGTAGCCGATCTGACTGGGATGCAGCTGACGTATCTTTGTATTCTTACCCTCCTTTCCGATGGGGATGAGGATCCTTCGCAGATGGGATAAGAAGGAATTGTACGTAAGTCGCGACATGATCTGTGACACGCCGGTGCGGATGTAGTTGGACTTGGGGATGCCCCAGTTTCCGGTCGAGAAACAGTGTTTGATACCCAGTGTAATAATATTGTTTCTGGACATGACCACGAGAATATCGGGGCGTTTGGCGAGCTGGGGTTCCATGCTGCGTACGAACCTCTTGAATAACGTGCGGAACAGCTCCGCGACGAGGTGGCCGCCGGCTTCCAGACGTTTGTTGTTGATGTGGTCGCGATCGTCGATGGAGCGTTTCCCGACCAAGGTAAACAACAGCTTGCCCAGCATGTGGCCAAGGAAGAATCCTTTTTGATTCCGGGAACTCATGATACCGAGATGCGGGAACAGCTCGTTATTAAGGATCTGGTGGACGTAATAAAACCTACGGTCCTTGGACAGGTTATGCATGGAGAATTGGGTCACGTACGCAATGGCTTTTTCTTGCGAGCCGATCGTCTCCGCATCACGGATCACATTTTTGCAGATGGTGCCGATCACAGGAAATTTTTGGTATTCATGGGCGAGATTCAAATCCAAGATATGGCGTATCTCCTCGATTGAAAAGTCGTAGCCTCGGAAGATGTATCCGAGGGGAATCTCTTGAGAAACGTAAGGAATCTGTAAAAGCACTTTCTTGTCCACGTGATTGGTCAGTTTCATCTGGATAAGCACCGAGTGACCGGTCTCTTCTGACATGCTCCGTATCTCGCTGACCATCTGGTACTTGCTGTTGAGTTTCTGTTCAAACACGTGAACAATATTATAATTAATCCTTTCCTGTGACACAAGAACACGTTCCTTGCCCTTGACGATAAAATAACCACCATTGTCATAGGCGCATTCTCCAGCCTTGACCCGCTGTTCAAGAGTCTTGCTATAGAGGTTGCACTTGGAGGTGCCGATCATCATGGGGATACGCGCAAGACTGATCTTATAATGATCCTGGACGTTGGTTTCCGCCACGACCTCCTCGGTAACGGGGTGCTTCTCCGTCATGGAGGTACGAATGTTGACCGAGATGAGGCTTGTGTAATTGAGATCGCGCAGACGGGCCTCGTTGGGCATGATGTAACGTATCTGTCGGTTCTCATCAATAATATAGGGCTTGTCAACAAATACCTGGCCAAAGTTAATGTTGTAAAACTTATTGTCGCCAAGAGGAACCACGATGACCGGTTCTTCCTCGATGATTTTTGTAAGGCGGTGATTGATGAAATAATCAAAAGATTGTTTATGAATATAGGCCGAGTCGTATTTTTTTAAGAGTTCCGACGCCTTTTCCAAAAGAGCATTTTCTAACTCGTCATTCTTGGGTTTGGGCGCTATTATTGTCGTGGTCATGGAGTTGAAAATTTTAAGAAGACGATTTCAAGCAAGAAACAATTCTTTTCATCACTTTTTTTTTTGGAGAAATGGTTTTATGAAAAAAAAAAAAAGTGATAATTTGACAATAATAACAAGAACCTTTATGAAAAAATGTATATTTATCTTGCCTCTTCTCCAGTATTTAGATCTTTGGGTATTGGAAAACTTGGGAGTACGGAAGAGCCGTACAGCCGGCGCAGCACCTATCTGACAGGATGCCCTCCGGGACTAACTCCTTCACAAGATATTGACTATGATGCTTTGTGGGAAACCACCGCAACGACGAGGAACGACCTTTTTGACATGGAAGATGAAGTTCATAATTATTTTATGAAACATCGTATGATGCGCGAAAAACCTGGGGATTCAGAATGGTTTGATTTTAAGGATAAGAATCCCTACGACGAGGTGAAAAGGTTTATTGAATCTCGCCCATGGGTCAAACGGCAGATATCCCTTTTGGAGGTATCACCTCCGAAAGGGACTTCATCTTCATCTTCCCGTTACTTGCGCAAGCATTTTCACAAGAATCTACGATATATCAAGGATCGTGCATCTCGCAACGCTGTTCTCAATCGTTTACAAGAGCCAGTCATAAATGCAATCGCCATGTTTATGGAGGATGCTGTAGGAAATAAAGCAGGCTATGTCATTGCTCCTTGTGGATCAGGAAAAACTATGATGTGTTCCAGGAGTATCCGTGGGGTTCAAAAATGTGTGATTTGTTGCCCTTCCAAGCAAATACAGAAACAGTGGCAAGCTACTTTAATCACAGAGGGTATTTTCCTGGAATCACAGATTCATATTATTGGAGGAGATGGGACTACAGACCTCGCGTCGATTAGTACAGTGACGGAAGATAAAGATGCGTTTTGTATAATCTCCACCTTTATGTCTTCTCACCTGCTTGTTGATATTATCACTGAAGGACTTGACTTGCTTGTTCTTGATGAAGCTCATCATATGGCGGGTATTGTAGCCCCAGATAAAAAGGGAGAGGGTCGCACACGCAGGCTGATGCTCAAGGCATCCATCTTGGGAATAAGACGCCTGTCGCTAACTTATACTCCGCGGTTTATTGTAGATGAGGTTGGCGGTACAGACGCTAAATATCTTACGATGGATGATGACCGCATTTTTGGTAAAAAAATTGCAGAATTGAAAATTAGAGACCTGATACACAAGGGTGTATTACCAGATTATCGTGTTTGGACGCTACGCGATATAACCAACAGCGGAGCAACAGGGCTAATTGGCAAGGCGGAGTGTATTTTGGAAGCATGGAGGTCTACAGAGGTTGCTCGTGGCGTGGAGCAGTATATTCTGCATCATCTGATCGTATTTGCCTCGACTACGCAAGATGCAAAGGACTTGGAGCTTTTCTTTAGAGAAAAGACTACGGATACACAGGTGTTACGTGTGGAAGGGGGTGATAAGCTGGACATGCCACTTGCGTGCTTTACCTCTGCTCCGCGAGCAATTCTGATTAATTGCTTTGTTCTGAACGAGGGTGTCGATATTCCCATCGCCAATGCGGTAGCCATCACTTATCCTAAGCAATCGCGTGGACAGATTACACAGATGGTTTTACGTGCTGGTCGTTGGTATGAGGGCAAGCCTGTCTTTCATGTTCTGATTCCAACGCTTGGTGAGGAGGACTTGTCTGGGTTTGAGGAGGTATTGTCTGCGCTGGCTTCATGCGATGAACAGATCCACGATGAGATTGTATTTCGCGCTAAACACGACGTCAAGCCTTCCGATCCTCTTCACCCATATCCTGAAAGAGGTGTTGAAACACTTACAGAATGTATCATGATTGAGGAGTTTGAAGCAGAACAAGAGGAGATCAAGCGATGCTTTTACAATATCCGTAAAAAGCTTTTTCCTGCGGGGGAAAGCCGGCGAGTTCAAGAACTCTGCATTGAAAAAAGAATCGATACAAGCGTAGAGTATGCGCTCTTGCGTATCCATGAGTCTTCACTGCTTCTCCCAGAAGATCCAAGACAAAGGGACGTATTGTGGTATGACTACTTGCATCCTATGTGTTGTCGTGGCGACCGTATCATCAGCTCTGTCTTTGTCAAAACGATACTGGATCCGAACAATCTACGGGCAGGTCATTTTTACGATGAGTGGCGTGCTGTTCAGCCTACCGATGCCATCTCGAGGCTTCCATCCGTCCAACATATCACAGACGGTTTCTTCGGCAACGACGAGACAGACTTCAATATCCTTATTGAAAAATTCGGAAAAAAAACCCTAAATGGCCGCGGAAGATAGATAGCATTTTCAATTTCAAAATATTTCTCTTGTTTTTTAAAATATTAGTGTTTTTTTTTAATATTAATTTAAAAAAAACTGATTGATAAAAATAAAGACGACTTGATCATGAGCAAATCGAAAACAAGAATGATATCGGTGGAGATATTTAAGAGCGCGGTGATCCGCATACGCGACATTCTTCGCGGTCCTGGTATAAGCGTGACAGGTATGGATTCCATGCGACATATTTGTCTGTATCTTATGAGTCGATATATGACTCTTGCCAATGTGGCGTCATTGGAAGTTCCTGAAGAATTTGCATGGGAAATTCTAATGGATACGGCACGAACAAAGAACGGGGGTGTTCAGAAAGCGCTCGACTGCTTCTTTCACCCCGAGATAGATTGTCTGGTTCGTCATTTTGACCGTTTGTTTGGTACCGAAAAGTTTTCTTTTGATATCAAAAATCCACAGAAGCACAAGGAAATTCTGGAAATCCTGGACGCCGTCGATATGGCAGAAGTCGATTGCCAGATGGATATTCTTGGATGGGTGTATGAACAGCACCTTCGCACAGGCTCTTCTGCCGCACGGGACTTGGGTCAGTTCTTCACGGATCGGTTCATCTGTGAGTATATGACAGGACTTTGCAAGCCGGATTTCAAAAGCGCTGGTGTTCCCGAGTCAGTATGTGACCCTTCTATGGGAACCGGTGGTTTTCTGACCGCATTCATCAAGTATTTCAAAAAGTATCACGCAGAAACGCCAGTAGACTGGTCGGTGCAGGAGAAGGAGATTCATGGGTGTGATACGGACCCCAAGGTAGCCGGTGTGGCTCGCCTGAATCTCTTTATGGAAACGGGAGGCCACCGTGCAACCAATCTACTCACGCACGATTCTCTTTACGGCGATCTGACTCAGACTGGCTATGATGTCATCCTGGCAAACATGCCGTTTGGCCTTAAGGGCATCAAGCATGCCGATTGTTGTGAGCGTGTAAAAGCCCTCAAGATTCGCGGAACAAAATCAGAACCCCTATTTTTGCAATTGATGATGGTGTCCCTTCATCGCGGAGGACGCTGTGCGGTAGTGGTTCCTGAAGGGATGCTGGTCAATAGTTCCTCCTGTCACACGGATACTCGCAAGTACCTGTTGGAACACTTTGAGTTAAAACGGGTAATAAAGATGAACGGCCAGTTCTTCATGAATACGGGCATCCAGCCGTCCGTCCTCTTCTTTGAAAACACGGGCAAGCCTACCGAGGCGGTGGAGTTCTGGGAGGTGGTCAAGAGCGAAAAAGGCGACATTACGGAGACGATGATATTATCCGTTCCCCGTACACACATTGCGTCGGAAGCATCGTTTTCCTTTGATATGCGTCGTTATCAGGATAGTAATAAGCCTGTCACGAGTCCTACGGGGTTTCCTGTTTTTAAATTGAGGGAATTAGCAACGATACAATCTGGAAAGTATATTACAAAGAAAGATGCAGTTGTTGAAAACGGATTTCCTGTTTACGGTGGTGGTGATAAATGCAATTACTATTCAGCAAGTAGTAACAGAAATGACCGATTAGTTATTGCAAAAGATGGAGTATCTATCAAGTGTGTCCGGTGGGTCTCGGGATACTTTCATCTTAACCATCACGGATGGACTCTGAAATGTAACGATTCTATTTTAGAAAAGTATCTCTTCTATTATCTTTCTATGAAACAGCAACAGATTTACGACATGGCCACTGGCTCCGCACAAAAGGGTATCAATCAAAGAGCAATGGAGGAATTCGAGGTGATAGTACCTCCTCTAACCATACAGCATGAAATTGTGGCCACGCTGGACCGCTTCTACGCCCCAGATACCGCTGAAATAGCAGACACGCTCAAAAGAACTGGCAGAGCAATGGACTTGATTTTGGCCATGCCGAATGGTGCGACGCTGGAACCAATTGTGGAAGCCCAGCAACTCATTCGCAAATCCTCCTCTATGGTGGAGGATATCAAGGCGCAGATGATGGCGATTATGAAGTCTGTAGGGAGTCGTGGTTTTCCAACGATGAAGTTGTCCGAGTTATGTGATTACCAGAATGGAAAGTTCCTGCCTTCCTCTGATAGGGTGGAGGATGGTGATTACGATGTGATGGGAGGAGGAATGACCTATATGGGGAAAACCAACAAGTACAATCGTCAAGGCGAGACGATTAGCATCAGTAAGTGTGGCTCTGCTGGATTTGTTGCCTATCATTCCAAGAAGTATTGGGCTTGTTACTGTCTAACCCTCACCCCCAAGGAAAACACAGTTCTCAAGTACATTTATTACTACTTGAAACTGAATAAGCATCTAATAATGTCCAAGGTATCGTGTAGTGTCATACCACATTGCAAATGGAGCGATATTCAAGATATAAGGATTGCTATCCCTCCAGTCGCCTTCCAGGAAAAAATCGTCATTAGGTTAGAAGCTATCCAATCCCAGCTCACTGCTCTGGAATCCCTTCAGAAGCAATCCGAGGACAATATTTGTTTCATCTTGGACTCTTATCTTTCTTCTCAAACGACCTGTAATGAGGTCGTTTAATCGTATGAGTGAACGAAAGTCATCCAGTGGCATATATGTTCTCGGGTGCCGTTGTTAGCAGATAATAAAATTGCATCATGATGATAAATACGAGGGCCACGTAGATCATATCATAAAAAACTGCTTTCCATCCTGCCGCGTGGAACCATCGTGAAAAGAAAGAGCGCGACGACGGGGGGGAAGTCCGGAAATAACACATGAACAATCCCGAGATGACGAACGTCGTTACCATCACGACCACTAATTGCCAGGCATTGGAAGATGTGGCACGGAAGATCCAGATAAATAATGCCGCGATAGCAAGATAAATCGCCACAAGGACAAAATCGAGAGGAACATAAAGATAGGCATTTTTATTGTAGTACTCATCGACGAGCGTTGTTTCTTGAGTCATATACAAAGGGAGCCTGAGGGCATACACCAATAAAAGAGTCGACAAGCAGAAAGAGAAGACATATGCAATGAATAAACGCGTCAGATCCATGATTAATTTTTATTTTTTTTTTTTTTTAGTAAATTATTTTTCTTTTTTTTTTTATCGTTGGAAAAAAAAAAAAGCAAGGCATGTTCAAGAATGTTCAGATATTTCCTCTTCAATACACACCTACCTCTCAAGATAATGAATATATTAATATCCTGAACCGGGAAAGTAGTGTGCAGCCTTCCGCCGTCGATTTCGTGAAAAGTCCGGATTGCTATTACTACTCGATGGATCCAAGAACTTTTGATACGACACGAAACATGCGCATCCCCCTCGATGCGCCACCTTTTCAATCCCAAGGAACACAGCCTCTACAAGACATTTACTCGAGATCATCGGAGGTCAAGACCGGTTATTACAACTCGTATAGCGATATTAAGGGAGGTAGCACAATTTATTACACAGATCTGGACAATGATTTTCCGGGAAAAGCCGCATCTCTTATCTCGATCCCTCTCCTGAGTGTACCAACAATCATGGTCGATCCCATGGGCGCCGTCAAGCCTTATTACAAACGTCTTCCAATTCACAACAAAAAAACCAACCAGTTTGAGTATTCTTTCCTGAGCGATACCGCTGAGCATCGTGAAGATCTTCAATGGCAAAAGAGGGCCGGTCCACGTACAAAATCATCATCGCTTTTTTGGTACTATAATGATCGCGACAAGTATTATCCGACCGATCCTCATTTTCAGGTAAGGGGAAGGTTTCCGTTTACTCAGGTCCAGGCCAATGGACTCGAGGGACCCGGACCAGTCCGTTTAAATTAAACGCGCGTAAGCATGACTTGACTCGGTGTTTTTTTGAATTTTTCGTTTTCTTCTTCTTGGTCATCGTCGTGAACTGCGACCGATAATCTGTTGATGGGATAACGCAGCGTGACGTGAATACCGTCAACTTCAAAGATGTCTTTCCAGTCAGTGGTTAGATGTGTACCCAGCTGGGGATAATCCAGCATCTTTTTCTTCTTGTTGATTTTCTTCAACATCCTCTTGATTTGGGGGATGGTCAGTGTTACTTTGTGCTCCAAGAGGAAGCAATGGATAAGGATGGTAAGGTCGATGGGGATCTTTGAGAGGCACTCGTAGCACTGAATCACCTCTAACAAGGCATCATTGATCTTATCCTGGGCTACCAGACAGAGCCGTCGATGGAGGGATTGCATCTTTTGACACAGGGGAAAGAAATCACGGTCATTGCTCGCCAGAACGATTGTTGTGATCTCTTTCTTTCGGACGCACCACTCCGTGACATCGATCGAGATCTGAAGGTCCACGCTGTTCTTGCCTCCAATAGAAGGCACATGAACAAGAAAACACGGATATTTAAACAACCAATCGGCGTAATGCTGGGCGATGTTATTCTTTTCCATATCAAAGTAAACAAAAATCACATCAATCTGATACCTGATGACCAGGTAAATCAGCTCCTCCTCATGGATACGGATATTTTCCGCATCAATTATCAGATAAGAGGACATACTAACTATTAAGAAGCAATTTAAAAAAAATTTTTTTTTTTCTCCTTGATTTTGATTAGAATTAAGATCAAATAATGTAAGCAATCGTAAAACGACGCCTACTCCTTGAATTAAAATTAAAAAAAAAATAATGTAATTACACAAGAAAACAATAAAAAATGCCACTTTCTACTTTATTAATTATCTTCATTCTTCTCCTTTTCCTTATCCTCGTCTACGCCTTTTTTTATCGCTATGGGGAATCCTTTAAATACGTCCTTCCTAATACACAGAAAAGTATTGGTAATCTGATGAGTCGTTATTTCGGGTCCATGGGGATGGCCTTTCTGGAAGGAAAGAATTTTCGTGCAGAAAAAAACATGGTGGCGGTGATGAAGAGCGATCCTTTTTTGAAACATCTGCCTCCTTATGTGATTTTTGACAAGGAAGTATACGATAAGATGAAGATTGCGGGGGTCAAGCGCTCCAGTCTCTTGAAGAATCCCAACTCCTACTGGATCATTGAGAATCGTCGTGCCGAGGGTTTCTGGATGGCGATGCGTCCTGTAGTTCATCGTATTCTGGAAACGGCGTTCCATGATACCGGCATTTCAATGAAAACCAAGGACCAGGTGGATTGTCCCGTCATTCATTTCCGATGCAGCGATGTGCCTTTTGTCAAGAACATGCATTATCATTTTGTGCGTTACGCATTCTACCGTGACTGTCTCGCCGAGGCTAAAAAGACACTGTCGAGTAATGGCAGCGTTAGCGGCGACAGGGTCTTGTTATTGAGTTGTCACGCGCACAACTCGAGTCCCGAGTATATGAACAAGTGCCGTATCTACAAGGCCTCTCTGATCGAGTATCTTGAGAAATCGCTGGGGCTACAGGTGATGACGCGGTGCGGGACGCCAGTACAAGATTTTGCTACTATGTTTTATGCCCCGTTAGTCCTGTCTGCGGGGAGCTCGTTTAGTTTTATGAGCGGATTCTTTGGGTACGGAATGTTCTTCTCGGAAGGACATTTCACTGATCTGTCGAGTATACCCAGCAACAAACACAAAGAAACAGACGGTTGTGGTAGTGATTGCGGGAAATGGTTGCGCAGCGGGTATAGCTTGCGACATAATGAGATTGATGATTATGAGGACACAGAGAAAGTAATACAAAAATTATTGAAGAATTAAATTTGAAAAAAATCTTTTTTTTTTCTTTGGTTATCATCAGATATGACGACCTTGCATCCTCTGTCTCAATCTGATTTTTTGGAAACGGTTCGTGAATGGTTGAGTCTGTATTCGGATGCGTCCTCCTCGTCCTCGCTTGTAAAAGAAGCCGCTCGTTATATCCAAGAAGTATCTGTTTCCGCCGCCGTTGATTTTCTTTACCGACTCGAGTCCGTCGATGACAACATTCTTCCCTCCCTCACGCTTTCCAAGTCGTTCTGGAGGACCGAGGCCGTACTCGCCTGTTCCGAGACCCTCGCATTACGTACCGACGTTTCCGATGAGATTTTTTTCCAATGCCTTGGTCGTGTTTTGAAGATGCGTCTGCGTATACAGCATTGGAGTTGGAAGAATAAGGACGACGACGATCCAGTCGAGCAAAAGACCATTGTGCTCCTTGAAAAAAGCGTGTATCCATTTTCATGGATGGCCGCCGAGGTGATGTGGAATTATTCATTGAAGCAATCGTATCATCATGAAAAACAAGATTCCACAAGAGCGAAAATCGTCTTGGAGTGGCTGAAAAAGAATCCCCTCCCGTTGAATCCACTTCTTCAATCAGACTCAGACTCGACTGAATCCGAGTCTCAGGATTTTCATCACGATCCGGAGAATGTTCATCGGACCGGAATCGTGCAACAGCTGCGTCATCATCTTTTAGAATTGCGCAACGCATATTACGCCTGTCTCGGAAGCTCCCTTCATCGTGAGGCCTTTTCTCTCGAGTGGCTGGTCGTGGACGACAATATCCTCCGCCACATCTATACCGACACGACGGTGTTTTATCTGGATCCGATACTCGAGGTGTTCCCGGTTACGCTTTGCGACGCGTGGCGTTACCTTGTCGCGGCGGTGCGCTCTTGCTCATCTTTCATCAATCCACAGCATTTTGTGGACCGGCTTCATGACGAGTGCCGTGATGATTTTACGGATGTGTGTTTCATGGGCCGCCTTTCCAGACTGATCAATTCACTTTCCGGACTTCATCCTTCTCTCGGACTCCGAGTCAATCATCAGGAAGCCGTGCGTCATCGGTGGCGTTGGTTTGTACAGCAATACATACAGCGCCTCCCGGAAGAGGCGCGTGAAGAAATTCTTCTGGGGATGATCTCGACTTCCACAACGACGCTGTCCAGGGAAAGAAAAAAATGGATCGAAACGCTAAATTACATGATCCCCGAATTCTTGTTGGAATTGCGATCTGATGACACGGAAGGAAAACCCCTTCACTCGGAAATGTTGTGGAGAATACTTCGTCACGACGATTCTTCACTTGCTCTTATTCTTGATCGATCGGATTTCGACCGATAATAGATTCTTCTGCTGCTAAAAAAAGCTTATTGTTGTTCAAGATGAAATGATAGAGATTTGTCAAGGACAACGTCTTGATTTCAAGCGTGTTTCCTGGTATATCGAGCGTCAGCCGTATATCCGGACTCAAAATCCATTCAAGACGCGTCTTGATATTATCTTTCATTTCCTTATCCTTGAGTATTGCGGAGAATGAAGGCACTGTCCTGGAAGAAGTCTTGAACTGCTGGACAAGGAGCCATTGGTAAGGAATAAAACCGGAGGTGAGTCGTATATTGATCTTGTGTTCTAAACGAAAATCAAGCGTTTCCAGATAAAACCGTATTCTTGTTTTACGCCCGTCCTCGCTTGCGCTTGTCGTTGGATGTTTAAAGGTCATGATGGAATATACACGACAGCAATTATCATGTAAGAAATCGAGCCAACCTATAAGTTCTACTTCTTCTCGTAATTTTTTTTTGAGTACATAACGAGACGTCTCCTCCATTAATTGTTGATAATATACTTGTTAAAAAAAAAAATAAGCCTTTTTTTTTGTTTGTTTATTAGTAGAGATGAGCGATCCCAATAGCATCCTGAATTTTTTATTACCACCCATCGTTGCCAAGCCCGTGTGTACCACCGCTGTTGTAGGCGGAGTACCCGTCTACATCACGACACCGGCTCCCATATTCTACGGTACTCCCATCAAAATTGTCTACGATTACACCGGCTTTGGTATTCTAACCCGTAATATTCCGGGACCTTATCAGGGCATTCTTTTTAATAATTATGGAACGAATAATTATTAAGACAACCACAACGAACAATACTGTGAAAGTAAAAAAAAAAAATCAAGCCTTAAAGAGCTTTTGAACTCGTTCCGTCAACGCCTCGTAATTCGTGGCGTAATGATGCAAATCGACCACGGGTTGATGATGACTCGTCTGAAAGTATCTTGCGTCACAGATGGGTTTAAATCGCTGCTCGTCCTTTGCCACTGCAAGAACCTCATCGGCCAGCTTTAAAATGACTCCTCGATTTTTTTCAAAGAGCGACCATGCCGCGTCATAAAAAATAGACGCGGGATCCGATAGAGGCTCAAGGATTGCGTGCTTGAGGGTCATATAGCGTAGATGAAACTTGTATTTACGAACCATGAGCAACTCTTTTGTTGTTGCTTCATTGTCGTTGTCATTGTCAGGATCAAAATAGATCGATGAGGAATAGGCCGGCTCGTTTTGCACCGGCTGGTCCGTAAAGATCATGACGGAGATTGCCAGGACCACATGAACCATATTGTTTAGGATTGGATTCCATTGTTCCCCAGACCATGTACCCAGCAATGACAGGCAGACTTTTCCACAATTATAGAGATTGGGGTTAAAACGGACGGTTCCGCTCGCGGTTGTCATGAGATGAACTTGGGGAGGTTCTTGTGGGTAGTCATTGGGAAAGTACACGTGGAATTCAAACATACCGCCAGTATACGGATCATTCCTTGAACTGATGAGAAGGCGCAGCAACTGAAAGGGTCCTGTAGGACACCATGCGAGGCGAAGCATAGATGACTCGTCTCTGGAGAGCTGATCAAGGTCCATAATGTCAAGCAGGATGCGAGAGTAGAGGGTACCGATGCTGGTGCTTGCGTATGTTGAAACACTCCTTGTGATCTTATCACGGAAATGATGAGTGGAAACAAAGCGATTCACGATTTCATCATTGGTGTCGTCTTCTTTCAGGATAAGATTGGGTCCAGACGACAACACTGAAAAAAATTCCTTGATACGCGTTTTCTGTTCTACTGCAGCACGAAGTGCTACGGCCTCGGGAAACCGTCTTGTCCACGCACCAAGACTATCACGAAGGTCCGCAATATTCAAGAATGTGTTTTTCTCTACATAGGTGGTAAGAACGTCAAGCACGTTCTTGGATTCCATGACTTGAAGCAATGGAGAACAAACCTGGGTTTGGGCTTGGACCTGGATCATACGGGCGCTTATGGAGAACAAATCACGCAATTCCTTCTTTTTTCTCTGCAACACATTGCTGCCACAATTATTGTCATTGTTGTTGCTGTCACTGCGACCATAACCGGTGCCCTTGCCCGCTGCGACAGTAAGAGAAGAACAGTCTCCATCCTCAAAAAACGACGAGTTTTGAAAACAATCAATCTCTTTCAAGAACTTGATACAGGCACCCTCCTCCTCAGTCCAGAAAGATTGTTGTTGTGTTCTCGCTTCCGACGGAATCTTATCGGCAATGATCATAAATATGGCGTCGAGGATCGATACGAGTGATTCTCGTATCGTCCACTGGTTGTGATTAAACTTGTCAAAATCGATGGAAAGCTGAAGTGTAGTACAGAAATCGTAACGAGGCCCGTGATATTTCATCTTGGGGGCTTCAAATGGATACTTGTGATTAAAGACAAGATCAAATACAGCAAGTTCATTGTTGTTGGATCCCGTGATCAAGAAGCGCAGGGAAAACTCGTCAAGAGAACGTATCATAACAGATCGTGTCCACATGCTTGATTGGACGGCATCAAGATCATTAAGAACCGCTTTAAAACGAAAATCGTGTTGAAGATCAATTGTTACTGCTGTCTCATCAGATAAAAAAGAACATTCTTGTCCATTACTACCTGGCATTTTTATCATTATCGCCTCGTTTTCCTCCTCATCTTCATATAAATATTCAAAACAAAGAGTTGTCATAATATTGCCCTCCTTTTTTAAAAAAAAAAAAAGCATTTTTTTTTCTTTTAATCATTTTTTTTCTTCATAGAAAGATAAAAGTAATGAATGATCTTAGATAATTATTTAAGTTACGATATTAAAGTGAGCGGCCTTTGGATTTATTTTAGAACTTCTGACTGCTATAAGATGATACCTTTTATAAAATCTCACTTACTTGAAAAAAATACTCATTTTTCTTTGGAATATTATGGAAAAACATTTTCCTCGTGGAAGCAAAAAATGTTCCACACTAATGAAAAAATCGGAGCAATCCAAACACAATCATCCCAATAATAAGTAAGGGAATGATAAGGGACAAGTACTGATTTATAATGCACAGCGTCTTCATCGAGATATTAACATTCAGCTTATCACATGCTTTTCTAAATAATGCCGGTTCCTTGCTCTGAAAGGCAATCATGGGGAACATGCCGTACCGTTGCAATAGGGGCATCGTCGCATACATCTTGTCGACGTGCTGGCTCAGCTTTTTCCCGTTCTCCGTATAATTCAAGATCTTTTGCATTCCTCGACGATTGAGAACGTAGGCGTGCGCGGCCAGGGGAGACCAAAGCCGGACGACGTTGGTAGTAACAAAGAATGATGCCACCATCGGCCAGTTGCAGTATCCCAGGAAGAAAATGTCCCAAGAGGGAGAGTTTCGAAGCCACTCACTTACACCCTTAAGCCGTGACATCGGGGCTTCCTCAATCCGTGCATCCTCTTCCAAGAAAAGCACGCGCTCCTCGCCCGAATCGTGCGCGTCCCGGACCATGGCCATGTGATTCTGGGCAATATCCTTGGCGACGTCATCTACATAATCGTGACACAAGATCCGCCACAACGACAAATTAATGGAACCCTCGTTCTTATTGACCGTCTTCCCCTCTACCTCCCAGTACTGCACGGAGATACCGGGAAATCGCTTTTGGAGGTGCAGATCCATCTCGGTCTTGTCATTCTTGACTAACTTGAGTACATAGATTTTATCAATCGCATCCAGCATTTTCCTTTTTACTTTTGCCTCCATGATGGTCTTTCTTTTAAACTAAAAACGCGTATGCCAATACACACTCTCAATCCTCAATTTTTTTTTTTATCCCACACAAAAAGAAAATGTCTCAAGGACACATGCAACAGCAGCAGCAAGAGCAGCAGCAACAGCAGTATCAGTATGTGTACGAAGATGAAGATGACGAGGACGATGAACCTGTACCACCACCACCAGTCAAGAAAGCTCGACGCCAGCAACAACAGCAGTTGCAGTCGACTCGTATCCAGAAACGATTGGAAGAGCTTCGCGTACAATTACTGGATCTGAAGTATCGGCGTCTGAACAGGGCTGTACAATTCGGTTTACCACAGGTAAACCGCATGCGCGATCTTGAGTATCGAGTTATCCGACAGGTTCAGGAAGAGCTTGCGGTTGCACGGGCTCGACAAGCCGCAAGGACACGGCGTTGATTTCTTATAGAATGCAAAGAAATGGAAAAAAAAAATTTTTTTGAATTAAAAAAAAAACGATTTTTCTTATCAGAATTTTTTATTTATTATTTCATTCACTCTATCTGAAAAAAAAATCATGGGGATCAAAAATTTACACGGTTTCTTGAGGAAATTATGTCCTGGTGTCTATAATACCATACCAATATCAAAATACGCCTTTAAAAAAATCGCCATCGATACTTCCATCTTTATGTGCAAATTCAAGAGTTCCAGCGGCCAGTATTATCTGGACTCTTTCTTGCATCTAATAAGCGTCCTTCGTTATCACGAGGTGCATTTCGTGTTTGTGTACGACACCAAGGCACCACCTGAAAAGGACAATGAGAAAAAACAGCGTCTGGAAGCGCGTGAGAAGAACAGACTTCGTGTGGACAAGATCGAGTCTACATGGAACTTATTAAAAGTGGAAAAGCATCTTGATGAAGACGCGTTATTCAATACAGAGGAAGATCGTGAAAATGTCGATGAAGAAGTCCTCAGCAATTTTCTATCCAAGTTGCTGGATGCCTCGGAAAGCGAGAATAAGAACGACGCGATGAGCGTCCGTAAAATCGATATGGAGATTCAGAAACTCAAAAACACGGTCATGTCGATCCGTACGGAGGATTTCCTCTTGACCAAGGATTTTTTCAAGGCGTGCAACATTCCCGTGATTGATGCAGAGGGCGAGGCCGAGGCGACGGCCTCTGCCCTCGTCAAGCAAGGCATTGTCGCCGCCGTGTTGACTGAGGACACCGACGTTCTTGCATACGGTGTACCCTTTATGCTGCACAAGATGGATACGTCGGAAGGCACGTTTGTCGAGGTAGATTACGAGGAGATTCTCACCCAGTTGAAGCTAACCCCGGCTCAATTTCTTGATTTGTGCATCCTCTGTGGCACCGATTACAATACCAATATGTTCAAGGTGGGTCCCGATCGTGCATACAAGCTCTTGTTGCAGTATGGGAGCATTGAGGGGATTGCCCGCAATCAGCCCAGTCTACCCATTGCTGTGCTGAACCATGAGAAATCAAGGAGTCTTTTTCTCCACTCGATCGATTTATCGAGTCTCCATATTCCCTACTGCGGATTTCCTAATCGGAATGAGCTTGAGAATTTATATTTTATCAACAATTGCAAGTTTAGCCTGGACCGGTTGTACAATTCCTTTTTGAACAGCGTGTTTCATAATTTTGAGCTCAAGTCTACTCCTCTTCCGAGTGCGGAAGAGGATACAGAAAGACCTTCCCGAAGGATCATGCTTCTATCCCAGAGTAACGGGAACATGATCTATTCCTCGTCTCCACCACCATTACCGTCATTATCACCACCGGAAGTATAAATTGTCTCCATAACAATCTGAAACGGTATTGCGATCGCTGCTGTATAGATAAGGCATTGATTTCTTTCCGTGTATTTTTTTTTTCTCTTTTCCGTAAAAAAAAAGATGAGCGTAAAAAAAAACAAGGGAATCTATACTAAAATTAATCATCCTCTAAATACTTTTGTCTCGCCTTCATCAGAAGACTCGCATTGTCATCATAAGAAGAGACGCAATCATCATCATATCAAGGAAAATTACGCATCGGAAAATAATAACAACATATATTCTTCCTCTACTCATCCCCTCAATTCTTTTGTGATCAGTCGTGCTAATGCCACCGGTGGTGGCAGTGATAGTGAACAGGCGGCAAACAACACTCGCCTTCTCGCCAAGCAACTCGACAAAGTCATTCCTTATTATTCTTATTACACGGATCAGGATTACGCACAATTACCAAGCAATTTTGAGTCACAATCCAATGAATGGAAAGATTTCATGGTCAAGCCCGAAAATCAGGGTACATGTGGAAGCTGTTGGGCGTTTTCCTCGGCCGGATGCTATGCCGATCGTTTCAACATTCTTTCCCGGCGACGTTTTTTTGAAAAATCGTTGACTCCACTGACCTTGGTCTTGTGCAATGATCTGACGAACCTTATCATCGAGAATAATTCCGACATGTACTCAGATATTACAAATCCTTTCCGTATCAATCGCGAGTCGATTGCAAAAGAAGCATGCTTCGGTAACTCGCTCGTCACCGCCCTCTATTATCTCAAGTTTTACGGCGTTCCGGTGCAATCATGCATGCCTTACAATACTGATCGTTTCTTTGCCAACAAGCTCCAGTACATTAATTTTGCGTTTCCGGCCAATCAGGGGCGGTTTAAACAGTCCGATCTGGACAGCTCGGCATACACCGAGCTGAGTAATTTCCAGGCGGATCGTCCGTGTCCCTCATGTTTCTTATATTATGCATATTCTTTCCAGCCCTTTAATTTCTGTTACGATAATGTAGTCTACAACGAGACATTGTACTATGGCAGTCCTGCGCAGAATTTTACAGCCTTCCTCGTTTACAAGGTTCATGAGGGTGTCAAGGACGCTCGAAATATCATGTCAGAGATCTTTCGCTGGGGACCCGTCTGCACTTCTTTTTTTGTGTACGAGGATTTTTATAGTTTTGATCCCAAGAAGGATGGCGTGTATATACATGATCCTTCTTTCTCCACCAAGACGGGCGGTCATGCAGTGGAGATCGTGGGATGGGGCGAGTACAAGGATCCCATGAAACCTAAAGCAAAACCGATTCCTTTTTGGTGGATCAAAAACTCTTGGGGTCCACAGTACGGCTATAACGGCTACTTTCGTTTCCTCCGTGGCAAGAATCAGTGCGAGCTTGAGCACAATGTGTTGTGTTTCTTACCCAACTTATTCATTAATTATAAAGACCGTCCGGCGCTCAAGGAACTCCATAATAAATTGAGTACTCTTAATATAATACGACCCGCCCGGTCTATGGAGGCGCTATTCAATCTGACATCCAAGGTCTTTTTCTCGTATGCCCGTTACGGCAAGGCCGTGAATATAGAGACTATCCGTTTTAATGAAAAGTTGTTTGGCTATTTCTTTTTCGAGGCATTGTACAATGTAGGAATCACCCAGATCAACTCGACCACGGTTTCTGGGTACAATACTATTAATTTTGTTGTGATGCCAGGCCTGGATTATGCCAGTCCCATTATTGAATTCCCAGTAGATCCCACATTCCGTGCTGCGATCAACACCACCACAATCACCACTTCCACTCCAATCAAGGACCGTATTGGTACGATGTGGCCAGCAACACTCCTCTTTATTCTTGCATTGCTTTTTATCTGTTTTCTTGTTGTCTATTTAAAAAAATAGAAATACTCAATAAAAGAAAAGATTTTAGGACGACGGTCTTATCGTACAGTGGTTAGTACACCGGACTTTGAATCCGGTAACCTCGGTTCGATTCCGAGTAAGACCAGAAAAAAATGAGTATTTTATTTTTTTTCATTGAAATAAAATGGCGTTTATAGGATGATACAAAAACCACCCTTGGACTGTGAGGGGGAGGGAGAATAAGGATTGGTCGTAGGAATAGGAGTGGGTGTATAACTTCCTGCCACTACGGTAGGTGCAGTTGTTGTTGTTCCAGGTGTGGGTGTAAACGTCGAGCCGGGCGTTGGTGTATAACCTCCGGCCACAGTGGGCAATGGAGTCGCTGTTCCTGGAATGCTGGTGCCAGAGCCCGAGGAGACGGCGATTGTGGCTACAGGAGCTGGGGTCGAGGAAGGCTCGGTCTTGCCGGAAATACAGGATTGAACCTGGTCGTTGGTTACCTGGACGTTGGAGATAGAACCCCCTGCATTTAGAGTAGTATTGGTCTCACTGATACAGGTCGTGATCGTGTTGGAGGGACAGACACCGCTCGCAGTTTGATTCGGGTACAAGGCGCTGTTATTGACGCACATGGGATAATAGCACTGCGGCATTGTGAAAAAAGAGTTGAGGCCCGGATTGTTCTGCGTGATCTTGTTCTGAAACGCGGTGTAGACGGACTGGGGCAGATAGCAACCACAGACATTAATGACATCCTGGGTCAGGGGGTTATTCACATCCGTAGGATTGGTGCCTGTGGTGGTCGCGGCAGCACAGTTTTGTTGAAGAAGGCCCTGGACGTTGATATTGATTGAGCCAGTGGAGGAATAGCTCTGCGTATAAAAGTTCTGACAAGGGGTGGTAGAAAATGTGGAAGGCTGATTGCAATAAAGAAGGAATCCTTGCTGGCATTTCGTGGCATCACAGCACATCTTTATGGGTTGGGGTGCATTGTTGTTGTTAAAATATGTCTGGAAATTACAGGAATTCTTGCACAGATCGGTCGACATGGCCGTTACGCCATTGTAATTACAGAAATCCTGGATCAGGTTCTGCGCCGTCGTGATGTTCTTGGACTGGCTGTAGGTAGAAAGCGAGTTATTATTGAAAATCGTGAGAAGACTTGTGATGTCATCGGAGGATATCGTGGTGCTGGGCATGGGGATATTGTACATGACCGAAAACACGGCGCCCACAGGATTTGTCGCATTGGGATCGGTCTGATAAGGAGACGATCCCGTAAGAAGAGTATCTACGACGGGGTTGCTCGCCGGTTGTAGATCGGCACTCACAAACCAGTATTTGGATTGATTGGGAGTGTAGCAGTTCCATTTGTAATTGAACGACTTGTCCTGCCATCCTTTATCCGGACAACTGCTTCGATTGACAGAGCATGCCCACTGTTGTCCATCTTGTGCCCAGTTGGGATTCCAATTGATACAGGATCCACTGCTTGCGCTCGTGGATCCGGGCTTGTAACGATCTTGAGCTCCTTGATCATATGATTGACTGGAAAGAAGAGTCCCCGTACCGGCTATTTTCACATAACTCGAGCATCCCGATGGGCTGTGACAACGATAATTTCCGCTTGCTGAGCAGTTGAGCGAGGCCTGCGTCGTAAACGCCGTATTCTCACAAGAGATCGAGCTGATGCTGTTGCTGGTACTGGATTTACCTGCCGTGGACATTGTACCGCTTGCGTTGGAAAGAAGCGCATCAAAGTAAAATTTATAAGAAATCGTTCGGGGCGTCATGGTCGGCACTGGCGTTCCCGAGGCAGTGGCAATTGACATTTTTTTTTTGTTGGAGTGGAAAAAAAGGTTTTATTTTTGAAAAAATTTTAAAAAAGACGCAAAAAAAAAAAATGAGTAATACTGCCAATTCATGCAGTAATAGCAATTGGACAACGGCCGCTGTTTCTACACTTGCTACAACTACGCCCACCGCCATTTCTACAGCCTTGTCTTCCGCCAACGTCGACGCCTGTTTCCTTTCCCCTCAGGGAGAATGCAATCAGAGCGGTTGTGATCTATCAAAAAAAAGCAGCGCATCATTGGATTGCAACTGCCTCACTTTTTTCGCCAATATGAATGCCGGTGTGTACAGTAGTATGAATTGCCTCTTGAGCTCGGCGACGGCGTCCACGAGCGCCATGGTCGTCTCCAATCAAACCATTAATATTAACATTATCTCTTCTGGGGACATCACCAATGCCTCTATCAACAATACCCAGGGCCAAGCCGTCCAGGTGACGACGATGACCCTTACCGATTCTCAGAACCAGCAGTCGCTCGCCAATATTGCGACCAGCAGCATCAAGGCGATTCTTTACGATGCTGGAATCAATCCAAATCTGTACAGCGACAATGTGAGTACTCAGATTATCCGTGCCTTTCAACAGTACTTGGCGACAAATCCACAGGGACTAAATGACATTGTAAATGCCAATACTGTAAGCACCATCAAGGCCATGACCCAAGTCAATTATTCTGGAAGCAATATCATCAATATCAATATCATCGATTCTTCCTGGGCGCAGCTCAAGATCAATCTAAACCAGCAGACCGTGGTCTCGTTGGTGGCCCAGACAATCGCTTCCAACGTCTGCAAGGCAGTGACCAACGGCATCCTGGCCGATACGGTCAACTCTGCGCTTGCCAGCATTGTCCCGGTGTGTGGTGGTGCCTCGATCCCGATTATGTCTTCTGATACACCGTCGTCGTCACCAAGCTTAACTCTTGCACCGATTGCCCCTGCTCCTCCTGCAACCCAGCCGTCGAGCTCTGAATCATCAACAGGATTTCATAAGATTGTGATGATTATTATTATTCTTATTGTTCTTTTCATAGCTGGATACTTTGTCTATTATTTTGTAAACAAGAATAAGAAACAGCCTCTTGCTTGAAAAAAATAAAGGCGTTAATTCAAAATTCAAAATTCACATTTAAAAACAAGTGTTTAAAATTTGAAAAAAAAATAAAAAAAAAAGATGAAGACGCCTTTATCGATGCGATTAATGGTTTCAGCGATGAAGCATGCAAGGCGTCCCTGTATCAACCAGGTATCATACGGACAGATCATTGATCTTTCTCAAAATTATGTGGATGTCCTTTCCAGAATTGGTGTCCAGCCTAATGATCGTATCGGTCTTATGTGTTCTCACAAATCGCCACATCAGGTGGCGATGATGATTGCGGGGTGGAGGAAAAAAGCCATCATTGTGCCGTTGCCAGATAATCCCCATCCAAGAATTCTTCCTCGTGTACAACCGAGGGTCATTCTAACGCCCGATATGCAGATTAAGGTGGAAACACCGCAGTCGCCTACTTCCACAGTCCTTGACACACCGGCGCCGTCATTCACCCAGACACAGACAGGGGAAGAAAGACCCGCGATGATTCTTTTCACTTCCGGCTCGACCGCGGAGCCCAAGGGAGTTGTCCTAACACACAAGAATATTACTCAAAATCTGGATATGATCGGCACTTTGTACGAGGACAGGGATGTTTCTTGTCATGACGTATCTTTCTCAATCCTTCCGTGGTATCATTGCTATGGACTCGTATGCGAGCTATTATTTCTTATGACACGCGGGGCTCATATTCATATTCCCTACAACGCGCATAATCCCGTACCCGAGATGAAATGGATCCGTCCTACATTGCTCTTCACGGTGCCAAAGATGCTTGAAAGGCTCTACAAGTCCGAATGGAACGCTCTGATTCCGGCTTCCGTCTTTCGCCATTTTGTTTGGGGAAACCGTCTTCGAATGATGAGCGTTGGAGGATCTCATTGTCCTGCACATATCGTCGAGTTTTTCCAGGATCGATATCACACGCCGATCTATGAGGGCTACGGTATGACTGAGTTTAGCCCGATGATTGCTCTGAACGGAACCTGTGAGGATCAATACCGGATCGGATCCGTCGGAAAACCCTTGAAGGGCGTCGAGGCAAGGATTTTCAATTCAACGGGAGAGGTCCAGGTCCGTTCTCCGTCCTTGATGAAAGGCTATCTGTCGTCCATTGATCCCATTACAAGGCAGATTTCAACGCATCCGCTTGGTTTGGTGGAGGGGACGTGGTTTCCAACGGGAGACAAGGGACGCATCGATGACAAGGGGTTTCTGTACGTGACGGGCAGACTCAAGAGCGAGTACAAGCTATCGAACGGTAAGTTTGTAAATCCCGGACACATCGAGTCATGCATCCTGGAATCCACGATGATCGATCAGGCGCTGGTGATGGCGGATCCAGAGACAAATGCCAGCAATATAGCCCTCGTATTTTTGACGCCAAGCAAAAAGCATCAATTGCAACAACAGCTCTTGCTCTTGGAAGAGGTGAAGAAATGTTGTCATCGACGAGGATTGATGCATTACGAGATACCGATCAAGATTTTTGTCCTCAAGGAACCTTTTTCTGTAGAAAACGGCCTCTTGTCTATGAAGATGGAACCGAGACGACACGAGATCGCTTCACGCTGGATCAAGGGAGAGATTGAGGCTTGTTATTAGATTGGAAGCGTCACATAGGCGCGTATCCAGGGCTCGTCACCGAGCAACTTCCAGGAATGGCCGTATCCGGTAACGTCCTCGGCAAGGAGTATATCACCGGCTTGAATCACAAAAATTTCTCCTAAAGAGGTCATAAATTTTAGGGTTCCACGGAGGGTGATCACATAGTTCTTTTGTGGCGCGTTGTGTATTTCGTAGACGCTCCCTGGAGGGGACGTCTGCAGATAGATTTGAGAAACATCATATCGTTGCATGCAAGGAATCTGGATCTTCTCTACGTAAGAATGATCGTCTGGACCTGTATAGATACGGTATGCATTGACGGTGGTGGGTGCAGGCGCAGCTGTGGATGGCTTGATGTACTTGTGATATAATTGCTTGATGGTCAGCACGATGGACGATATCATGTTTCTGATATCTTTCAAGGTTATTTTTTTTTTCAATTTCAAGCAATATCGTTGACGAGGAAAAAAAAAAATTGGACCATTTTTCAAATTGTCAAAAGTCAAAATGAAAATTTCATGTTCTTCCCCGTGTATCCGAGTTTCGTTGCCTTGGAAACGGGAGCTCTGCTCAAGAGATTATTGATCCAATCGTCGAGTTTTGGTCTTGAAAAGAATCGCAGGACAATACGCCAAGCCGATGAATGAATGAATCGGCTTGGCACTTATCGTGGTAATATGAAACCAGAAACCGATATTACGCATCGGCAACCGGCAGCGGGAAGCCTGCGCACACTGTATGGCTCGGAGAAAGAAAAGGGAGTACTTGCGCGGTATCGAGAATCCGATCGGAATCAAGGCGGTGCGAAAAGATCATGAACGGGCTGTGATAATATATCAGAACATGTTTTCCGCCGATCTTGGAAGCGCTGACTCGTGAAAACGTGTCGTTCGTATTAATGTCGGATCCAGACAAGGTTCATTACGTCGATTTTGGGAAAAAATTGAGGCCTTTTTTGAGGTTTGTGACCGCATGAATCGGGGGGTCCGAGACGTTGATGGAGTGTGTAGGACATTTCTGAGATCAAGGGAGATAATTATAGTACACTGGTGGATCCGCGTCTGAACAACCTTCAGACGCTGGATGTGGCGTTTTTTGTGGCGCACCACCACAAAAAAATTGCTTCTTCCACGGACGGCCGTCCTCGAAATACATGAGGCACCATCCTTTTAACATACCGTCACGGAACCAGCAACGCTTGAGAGGATTCCCATTCGGATAGTACTGGTGGAGGGGGCCCTGGATCTTTCCGCTCGTATCATAAAAAAAACTCGATAACAGGCTACCGTTGGAATAATACTCTCGATAGAAAGAGACGTAACGATCATCATCAATCTCGTATTCACGAGAAAGCTTGCCGTTGTCATGAAACTCGCGAGCAGTGCCCGTCATACGATTCTTATGATAGTGACAAAGCAACTTTAGACCATGATTCTTGTGATATTCCTTGTATACACCGTGACGAGTACCATCCTTATCACATTCGTACTCGATACAGAGCCTGGATCCGGAAGGATCATAGATACGCTTGGATTGTTTTATTACGCGGAGTGTTTTCTGGAAGATTTCTCGAAAAGTGGGATCCCATTGAAAAATAAAACACAGAATATCTTCTGGGAGGGAAGGAAAGAGGAGTAAGTGTTGGGCCATCTTTTTTTTTTATATTGAAAAGATTTTGATTTTTTTTTTGTCTACCAAAATAAAAAGAAAACAATCATCGTGGATTTGTAAAAATTTCTCCTTGATAATTTTTTTTCAAGTTGAAAAAAAAATATCAAAAAAAATTTTTCTCCTCTATCAATATACAAAAAAAAAAGAGCCCATGCAAATTTTCATTAAAACGCTCACTGGGAAAACTATCACGCTTGAACTTGAACCAACCGACACCATTGAAATTGTCAAGCAAAAGATTCAGGACAAGGAAGGCATTCCTCCTGATCAACAACGCCTGATTTTTGCTGGTAAGCAACTCGAGGACGGACGCACCCTTGCGGATTATAATGTTCAAAAAGAGAGCACACTTCACTTTTGTAAAAAAGAGTGTGTCCACCAGTCATTGGGTGGGCAAGTGGGAATTGTTTTTTAAAAAAGAAAAAAAGCATTTTCTGCGACATGCCTTGTTGTTCGGGAACGCCTTAAAGGCCTGACTACCATCTCTCTCTGGAAACGGGGATGAGAGAACAGATGTAATTCATCTTCCCAATGGTAAACAATGTCAGGTATGAAATCCCTTTAGGGATTGAAATAGGTAATCCGCAGCGTTACTGCCTAAGTCCGTTATTTGTCAAGGATATGGCAGGCGTTCATCGACTGAACGGGTATGGGGTCGGATGGGAATATAGACACTCCCAAAGGAAGGCCTTAAGATACAGTCAGGCCCTCGGTGAGAACCAAGGGAGAGTCCGGGTACTCAGACTTCGTGGTGGATGAGTATGCGCAATTGTGCATGAATCTTAATTAAATGTCATAATAGTCCGGCCCTCCTATTATTCGTGGTCTTGCGACACCAAATTTTTGATTGTAATCTGAATAATTATAAGCTAAAAGTCTATCTACCAATACTGGTTTAGTTCCCACTTCATCAACTCCTCTCAAATTACATTGTGCTCTTAATTCAGCAACACTTTTTTTAGTAAAGAAAGACTTGTTATATTTTGGTCGACCACGTGGAATGCGTTTTAACTTAGCTACCGCTTCCACGGCTTGAACGCGCGCTCGTGCGGCATCACTTGATTGAATGACCCAAGGGTGACTGGCAGGAAAATCCAGTTCCAATAAAGCATCAATCAAGTCCGCTTTTTTTTTTTTGGTTAAGAAAGCTTTTTCAAGTCTTGGCATTTTATATTATTAGTTTATTAATAATATTTTTTTTTTTATAAAAATGTCAGGAAATAGATTGAATCCAAACACTGCATTACAACCACAGATATTCTTGTGGTCGGTAAATCTTTTTTTTTATTCTAAAAAGATGAAAAAAAAAGAATAAAAAAAAATGCAGCGATTTACTCATTGGAGTCGTCGGATGCTTCCCAAGATCTCGGAGACCGAACGCGTCGCGCTGGAAAGCGGAACCGTAAGCCTGGATCGTTTCTTTTTTCAGGGAAAGCGTTTATCTCCGACTGACTTGTTAAGGTTGGTCCCACGTCCTCAGCGTAACGAGGATATGGAGAGTCCGATAAACAAGACCGTAGAGCAATTTTGTCGTTCCTTTAATGACGAGGAGATTATGACTCGAAAGAAAATCCCGGGAAACATCTGGAATGATTTAAAAGAAAATCGACTGTTGGGAATGATCATTCCCAAGAAATACAACGGTCTTGAACTGAATCATCACGAGCAATCTCAGATCGTCCAGAAGATATCAACGGCGTCCAATACCGTAGGAATTTTGGTCATGGTACCCAATTCATTGGGTCCAGCCGAGCTTTTATTGAAATACGGGACGCTCGAGCAGAAAGAACAATATTTACCCAATCTTGCCTCTGCCGACTTGATTCCGTGTTTTGGGCTAACGGGGCCACTTTCTGGCTCCGACGCCGCGTCCATGAAAGATAAAGGAACGGTGTTCCGTGGAAAGGACGGTTGTCTATGGATCCGCCTCCGTTTAGAAAAACGATATATCACGCTGGCCCCGATCGCCAACCTGGTAGGTGTAGCGTTTCATCTCGAGGATCCTCAGAGCCTCTTGACGGCTGGAAAAACCGGCATCACAGTAGCATTAGTGCCCGCCAATGAGTTGGTCACTGGACCTTATCATCGACCAATGGACGTGCCGTTTCCCAATGGAACGATTTATGCGGAAGACGTGGAAATTCCTGTTTCCTATATCATCGGCGGGGAGAAGAAGGCCGGTGAAGGATGGCGCATGCTGATGGAATGCTTGGCAGTGGGTAGGGCAGTGTCGTTACCCGCGTGTGCGGTGGGAAATGCCAAACTTGCGAGCCTTTACACGGGCTCGTATGCGGTGTTTCGTACGCAGTTTCGCAAGATGATCGGAGATATGGAAGGGGTGCAGGAGAAGCTTGCATTAATGGCGAGTGAGACGTTGAAGATCACGGCCATGCAGCACATGACGAATTCCTTGTTGGATCATGGACACAAACCCAGCGTGATCAGCGCGATCATCAAGTACGAATCGACTGAGCGATCTCGAAAGATCTTGCTTGCTGGCATGGACGTGGTGGCGGGAGCGGCGATATGCAAGGGTCCGCGCAATATCCTTGCCAATATGTATCAGAGCGTTCCGATCGGGATCACAGTAGAAGGGAGCAATACGCTGACGCGGAGTCTGATCATCTTTGGTCAGGGGCTGATCCGTAGCCATCCTTATCTAAAAGACATGATCGATCATCTGACGGCGCATCAGGACAAGCAATTCTTACGTCTTGTGGGGCTTCTTCTCAGAGACAACGTCTATAATACTGCGGCCTGTCTTTTATACCAGCTTATTCCTGTCAGCCGTAATGATAATACACTCATTAGCAAATACACGCATCAGTTTGCGGTCACTGCCAATCTAATGCTTCTCTTGGGAAAAGAATTCAAGTCCAATCAAATATTGTCGGGGAGGATGTCGGATATTATGGGGTCCTTGTATATTCTCCAGGCTTTGGAATGGTGGGAAATCATATATCCAGAAGAGACGAGCAAGGCGCTGCTGCATGTAGCAAGAAAAGAAGAAATCATCAAAATCGAGCAAGCCTTCCGCTCTATTGCGGAAAACTTTCCTCTAAAGGCGCCACGATGGTTCTTGAAAATTATTATCGGCACGGGCGTGTATCGCCTGCCTCGTGTGACCAATCAAGACATAGTTCAGGCATCCAAGACACTCACGGAGGACGCCGCGACAAGAAACATGTTGGCAAAAGATATCTTTCATTCCGAGCGACTGTCTTTCTTTCTTAACTATCATGATGAGGTGCGATCCTATCATGAGAAAAAGTTGCTTACGCATCCGGGAAAAGATTTTCAAGAAAATGAACCTCTGGAAAAAATAGTTCTTGAGGGTATTACTGTCGATAGTTTCTATTAGAATAAATCAGACATGTACAGGCTCCGTTTCTTCAATACGGGCGTAATATGCCGGAATGGGCCTCTTATAACCCTGGTCGTTGAGGATCTGGAGATAGCGTCCAGCAGCCTGCTGCTTGGCATCATCCAAAAGAGGGGCCTCTGTAGTGATCAGCAATTTCTTGCGGTTGGTAAGCTTGTCGTACTGGTAAAGAGAAACAATTTGACCCTTGTCGCTCTTGTAATTTTCCCAGAGCATGTTGCCCCAAATCATGCTGCATTGACGGCCGGGTACCTGTTGACGAAAGAAATCAAACGTTTCCTTGAGGCGTGTGATGGGGTCATAAAGGTCCTCGTATCGGAGTGAAATAGATTCCTCATCAAGAATAGATTGGAGGATACGATAACAAATCCCGTATCCGGCTCCATTCGAGATGGTTCGATCAATTAAAAGCTCGGTTGCGCCAAAAAAAGCTTCAAAGACGTCTTCCAGCAAGCTCTTGCCTTTCTGATCCTTGATCTCTTTTTCACAAGAAATAAAGGGCTCAAAACCAAGTTTATCCGCGATGCTGGCAAAATTCTTCTTAGAAACAAGATTGATACGTAGGCGGGCGATCACCTTGACTCCTTCAGAGTTCTGAAGTTGAGGAAAACGGTCCTTGATGTACCACACGATGGACTTGTTGCACGTCACGTCTCCCAGGATTTCCAGGTACTCATAATTTCTATCGGGGTCAATAGAAATGTGTGTAAAAACATCCGTATAGGTTTTCATCGACTCCTCGTTTGTGAGGAGGTCAAGATATTTTGTCTTGAGTCCGCTGCGCTGCAAAAGAGAACGGATGAAATCACAAAAGGGCTGGCCACGTATACCGTGTATATATTCTCGATGCTTATTATACTCGTTCATGTTGTGATGAACCTGCACCTGCACGTTAAAAATATCTTTCATTGATTTCCAAAAAAAGTTTTTTTTTTCAAACAATCAAGTTCTTTGTTTTATTAATGGTTGATATAAAAAAAAAAAAGAAAAGAAGAAATAATCAATTTTTTTTTCAAGGAGTAAAGTATGAATATGAAAAAACAAATATTCTATCCAGTCTTTATCAAGTGTCTTTCTTTTATCAGTGATCCTTTCTGGAGATTCGTATACGAGGACCTGGCGTACGGGAGATGTCCATACGGTCTCTATCTACAGAAAAACTATTTATGCTGCGGAATAAAAAATAAGGAATTTACCTACAAAATTGAGCCTGATAAAGATCCAGAAGAGTTGTTTAATGATACGTATGGTTTATTGAAAAATCGTGTGGGGATTTTATCCGAGAAAGAAAAGTTGATCCAGAGGGACAAAGTATTGAGGAACCGATTGTCGGATAACAAACGGGACGAGTGGCACAACGTCAAAAAGAAAATGATTCGTGACACATTGCTGGAAAATTTTGTTCTTAACAAGTCAAGCGAGTTTGCGTTGAGCATGAATGTGTGTAAAAAAGTTCTGGCACTCGTCATTATTGGTCTCATGTTCAAGACAGTCAATTCCAAGGATGTATGCTACTCAAAAGGATTTATCCAAGATATCAACGGCTTTGTCTTTCAGCCAAAGCGAGTCCTGATCACCAAGAATATCTACATGAATCGCGCCGCGCGGTGCAGTGACGAGGAAACCTCCGCGGTCAAGAGCTTGCACTCATATTGGCCGCTGTATCTTCAAGAAGTCCTGGCGGTGGGAAAATGAAAGCTTAACTCGTACAGCTCTGTTGAAGCATGAAAAGAACAATAGAGGATGAAATATAGCGTAAGAAAAGGAGGAAGAATAAAACAGAGCATCGACGCGACGAGTTTTGTTGCTGTTGCCTGGTCCTCGGTCTGGGCTTCTCGTTCTTGCTGCTCGCGCAGAGCATTCATGAAAAGGGGGTCTTGAAACAGCAGACGCAGCACTGTGCGTGTCGTGGACAGATTCTTGTACAAGTGTAGGATCTTGTCCTCGTTTTTTTCAAGAAAACAGAGAAAAGCGGTCGTAGACATGTCGGCATTCAATGTAAAGATCTCACGAAGAGCAAGCCAATATTTGTGAGGCTCGCCCCTCTTTTGAGAAGGATTTAGGCGTTTTATACGGATCCTTGAAAAGCGGAGCGAGCGATAAACAGCACCATTCTTGACAAAAGATCTACCGTAACATTTTCCATAACGATCGATGCGCTTGTAAAGCGTTTTTTCCTCACGCTCGTCGTCCAGATGGTTCAAGTGTCGTTGCACGAGTCCTTTGGCCACCTCGTAAAGATCGATCGGATCCATTGTTCCTGCTCGATTCTGGAAAGATGAAAAAAAAAAAACAGAAAAATTAATCTCTTCTTCATTCATCACTGGAAACCAATAAAAAAAATGGATTGTGTATCAGTTTTTTTATTGGTTTTTCAAAAATACAACCATTAATGATGAATACATTTTTAGAAAATTATGAAAATTGTCGTGATGAGTCCCTGATCACGATTTGTGTCGTTGGAATGATCACCTCTAATGTCCTTCTGTTCGTGGAAGAACAGCTCAAAAAGGCACAAAATATCGGGAATAACATCCGTCGAAAGAAAGTCAATGATGCATTGTACGGGTGGTTAAACGCCCTGCGCGGGGAAGATCCGGACCGCGTTATCAGTCGGCTCGTCTTTTTAGGTGCTGGATGGATCGATCTTAAACAGGATCAGATCGATATCGCGAGGGCTTTCAAGCTCGTGAATCCGTATTACCGCGCAGGGGATCGTTACGAGTGCACGTATTTCCGTGATTTTTTCTTGAACAAGGAATTTGATTGTTTTATTCGCGTCGTGGACAAGTCGAAAATGCAGGTACATGAGTGGACGCGGACCAAGGAAAGATCCTTGATCAAGGACCTCAAGAACTTGAACACCCATTTACAGGAACTTTGGCAGAAATACAACCAGATCTACATACACGGATCTGCAGCTGCGGTTGCAGCCGCAGCTGCAGCAGGCACTGGGGATTGTGTACTCGTCGACGCCTCGGTCACCCATCGGGAGCACTTCTTTGAATGGAAAGAAAAACGCGCGATGCTGGAGCATCACGCGCTCCTACAGCAGCGCCTGGATGCCATCCAGAACCCCAAGACTAACCTGGATCTATATGTGTTTGGAAAATTGCGTCCCGTCATTATCCCAGCAATCGAGGCTTATGCACTGAAGGAATTGTTTATCGATGAATCCAAGATTGACAGGCTGCGTCAACTCGCACCATCGGAAGCCCTTAATTTTCGTCTGCTACCCATTCGTACGCTTGAAAAAGGCGATGTCGCAGATCGTTTTATCTCTGAGTACAATGGCCTCATGGGAATTCGTTATTTTGCGTAAATAACAATTCTTGTTTTTTTTTTTTCTTGGCTTAAACATTTCGATTGAACAGTAAAAAAAACAAGACAAGACGCTCTCATTGCATAGATGGTTAATGCATCGGTCTTATGAGCCGAAGATCACGGGTTCAAGCCCCGTTGAGAGCAATAAGTCATGATTTATCTTTATTAATCTGAATTGAATAATTAATAAAGATGAAAAAAAAAAAAAACGTTTTTAAGACTTCTTTCTATTGATATGTACTAAATATTCTGCCTGACTTGTTTTAGAAGAAATGTGTTTTTCATCGCCATTATTCATTTTCATAAATCTTCAAAATGTTCTCAATAATGGGATGACGATACGTGTTTTCTCTGCAAAGATGGACGACGCCAAAGCCGTCCTCGTACATGCTACGTGGACTCGCCTCGTAATGGCTCTTCAGACGAAGGACAAAGTCCTCAAGACCGCTCGTCTTTCCCCGAGCGAGATCCGATTGGTCCAGGTCGCCGTTTACAACTACCTTGGAATGCGTCCCGATGCGCGTAAGAAACATTTTCATCTGCTGCGGCGTCGTGTTCTGCGCCTCGTCCAGTATGATAAAGCTGTTCTTAAACGTCCTTCCTCTCATATATCCCAGCGGGCTGATCTCAATCTTGTTCTCATTAATCAGACGTTTCAGCTCACTGGTCTCCATGAATTCTTTCATATGATCCAGGATCGGCAAAGTCCATGGCGTCATCTTATCGTTCATATCCCCGGGCAAGAATCCCAACTCCTCATTCTCCACAAATACCAGTGGCCGGGTGATCACGATCTTTTGCTTCTTTTTCTGCTGGAACTGAGAGAGCGCTTCCTGGCAAGAAAGCAGTGTTTTTCCTGTCCCCGCGGCACCCGTCACGAGAAGGATCTTCACACTATCATTCTTCAGCAATTGATCCAAGCGCCTCTGATGATCGTCCTTTGGTATAATTCTTTCTCTTTCTTTCGGACTCTGCGTCTGGAAGCACAGCGAGGGCTTTACAAGAAAACCACAACAGAGAATCACAATTCCTACAAACTTTTTCATTTTTCTGTGATCACTTGCGAATTCTTTTTCTTGAAAAAGAATTTATCACTTAAATACTATTCAGGAGCGTAAATAATTATACAAGTTCTTGACGCGGATCATGCACTCATTGCTGCAGACACGCACCACTTTATCATTCACATAAAATTCAATTCTATCCTTGCTTAGGGTTGTTCCGTCCATTGGACATTTATTTCCTTGAATAAAAGAATTGTCAGAAAGGCGCGGCATCGGATTATAAGATGAAGGACGCATCGAGTTCATAGTTTTTTTTTTTAGTTTTTTTTATTTTTTTTCTTGGAAAACTCGGATGAAAAAAAAAAATAAAATTATTCACACAACCGTTTCCAGACTATCCAAACTATCCAGACTATCCAGACTGTTCAGACTGTTCAGACTGCTTCCCAACGGCAAAGTTCCATGATCATGTCTACGCACACGGGGTGGTAGTAAATCATTACCACCACCGCCCAAATCAAATGACGGCAAAGGAGAAAGAGTGTTTATGGCTCGAGAAGGACGCATTGAGCCGATACCACCAACACCTCCGCTGCTACGCTCGCGTTCCAGAGGAGTAAACTCGATCCCCTGCGTCTGTCCAGACCGCATGCGGGAAACCGCGTTGCCGATCGAGTCCATCGCCTCCAGAAAATGATCATCCGAGTACTCAAGAGTCGCGCCACGTGCGGCACCTATCCTTGCACCATTAAGAATCGCGTCCTGGTTGCTGCCCATGTAGACGATCTCGACCTTGACCGCATTGATCTTCTCCAAAAGATCACTCGCTTCCTTGACGCCGCTGTTGTTCATCCCGTCCGTGATCACCACAAATAGCTTCTGCTGCTGAGGCTGCGTCTCATCGGCCGATGAAACGACGGTCCCCTCAAGCTCAAGCTTGTCGAGTATCGTGATCATCGAGTCGTAAAGCGCCGTCCCACGCATAGGACGATACTCGTCTGCTGTGAGTAGAGGAACGTCGTTGATGGGAATATCCTCCAGGATAGAGCGGAGCTTGTCGTTGAAAAAGTACGTGCTGACAGAACACGTCTGACCCTCGATGATCAACGATTTTTGGCGCTTGAAAAAATCGTTGTAGGCATTGACGACCCAGGCATGCCGATCCATCATGGATCCACTCTCATCCAGAAGCAGACGAATGTCCAGATGCGTAACAGGAGAAAAAGGAGTCGTCGTTGACATTTTTTTTTTTCTTGGGTCGCGTGGTTTTTTTGTGTAATAGTTTGTTGTTGTTAAAAAAAAAAATATTAAGAAAAAAAAGGAGGCTACTCAGTGATTCATTAACTTGAGATTTCGAGTAAGGGCGGGTATGGAGGTTCAGTTTTTTTTTTTATTGTGTTTTCAGTATCATCACAAGTTGATGGATATTCTTGTGTGAAATTCAGAACAATCCTTTCTACTCTGAGCCGACATATCGGACATGTCGTACTCGACGCCGCAATTTTTTGAGAACAATCATAACAACAAAAGCTATGTGCAATATCACCGTGAATAAAGCTGCAATTTACCGGTTTTTGAGTACAAATCAAACACAGGGGCGACGACACCGACGATGACAACGACGACGCTGTAACAATCCCTTTTCCTAATGGCTGCACGTCTTCTTGCGCAATCCATCCATCGCTACAAAAAAACACCATCTTGTCTTGAACAAATCCTTTTCGATGGACTTGTACTATTTTCCCTGTAGGTATCCATTTCTGTTGTTGCTGTGACGAGGACGACAAGTCCGAGTTACAAAACGTTCCTTCTGGATGCGTGATTATTACATTAAAGGGCTCCTTTATGGGAAAAAAACGAAACAATCGCTTCTTTTGACGCACAGGCATGTTTTGTTGAAAAAACTTGGTCGTATAACCTCCCGTCTGCAGCTGGTAATAATCACCACATTTGCCCACAATCACCGCTCGTGTCTTGTAAGAAAGCGTATAGGCATACACAGAACGCGGATCCGGATACAGAGACACATGACAACCCGTTTTATCACAAATCTCAATTCCAAACTCAAACGCATTCTTTACCTCCTCCTCCAAAAGATGTGGACGCTTGATCATCTCATTAAACGTCTTCAAGTAACCCAATTCCTCCGAGTAAATAAATAAAGGACTAATCCTCCTGGCTCGTATCTTGCTGGTTGGATGAATATATAAGAGCGAGATATTATCGCAAAGCAAGCCTGTTGTCACACCAGTAGGATGACTGGTCGTCAAAGGCATAATTACAAACGTTTCCATCTCTTTTTTTGTTTAATCTGCACAAATATGCCTTAAATCATTTATTCATTCTTCTTGATTTTTTTATATTAATATAAAAAAATCACGAGACCCTAACTTCCAAAAACTTCCAGTTGTCTAAAAAGAAAATATATATTTATATACTGCAAGCAAAAAAATAAAACAGAGATGCAGAATAAAATTATACGTTCGCTTTCTCTCAACGAGTTTATTCGCTCAAAATACATTCATCCCCCTGAAATCGATGTTGTTTGTAGCGTCGGAGGATTTTATGGTTTCTTTATGGTTGGTGTCGACAAAATTCTAAAGAAGCTCGAAAAAGAAGGCAAGCTCGTGATCAAGCGATACGCCGGTTCCAGTTGTGGGGCTATATGCTCAGTATTGATGGCTTGTGACGTCCCCGGGGACGATGTGATTGGAATCTATAATAACCTCTTTCGGGCTGACAATTTCTTTGAAAAACTTCGGGGAGAAATCTTACGTGTCCTTCCTGAAGACGCTTATGAAATATGTTCCGATCGTGTGTTTATCCACTGCACTGAGCTTTCATGGCACTATGGTTTTCGCCACACCGTGTTTTCCAGATACGAGAGCAACGAGGACCTGGTAGACGCCGCCATGGCTTCCTCCAATATGCCCTTCTATATCAGTCCTCGTATGTATTATCCTTATCGCGGCAAGTATTACATCGACGGGTGCTGGAGTTCCCCGCTCCCACTCTTTCACGACGACTCTCTTCATCACCAACTCCTTGTCAAGCTGTACAACATCAAGTATTACCGCCCTTACATGTGCGTGCCATTGGATCCTTCTATCGAAGCACTGGTGGTCAAGGGCGCCGTAGAGACCGACAAATTCTTGTCGGGCACAGATCCAAATATTGAAACGCTCTCCTGGTATGATCCACGATCAAGACAAAAAAAGACGACAAATTATTATTATTATTATCCCTCCGTCGCCATCCTCCTCGGCACAATGTCTCTTGTCACTCTTTTTTATCTTCGTCAGATGCGATACGACCTCGCCCGGATCACTTCCAAGATAAAATGAGCAGGAAACACCGCCATCAACGCCGTCTCGAAGAAATCATGGGATATTTTCCAGGGCTTCACAAGAATCGTTGTTATTATCGTCAGTGACTCCCACGCGCACAACAATCCTCTTGGAAGCATGATCGGCGCTTCCATCATCCTCCCCGTGTAATGAACTATCATCAAGTACGAATATATCAGAGAATGAACATCGTTCACAATGGTTGACATAAAGACCAGGATCATCAATCGTCGCCATCCGTCTTGAAAAGCAAGATGAATCATACCCCATGGGAAAAAAACAAGACGTGTAATCATCTTTTTCTTATTCCGTTGCAAGCAGTATATCATTAAGGTCGTCGATACACCGTACATTCCTATCGACCACAAGAAATAGTCTTGACGACCACTCGCGATATCTCTAAACATAATCCCGATATCGCTAATCCCATGATACATAGACGACGCAAAAAACAGCGTCTTCAAGATCGACGTGTACATTTTAATTCTATTTTTCATCACAATTGTCTTTTTAAATCGTAATGTAATAAGGTTCCTCTTTACACGACGTGGTCACGGGGATAGGCTTGCCGAGCGAGGACGGGGATGGAGAAGGAGTCGGAATCTCCATGATTGTGTATAATACGGAATCTGATGTGCCGTAATTTTGCAGTTTTTGAGGTATCGGACTGACGATCGGAGTTTTTCTCGTCGCAGCAGCAGCAGCGCTTGCAATTGGAAACACCGTCGATGGTCGTGCGCTTTCTGATTCTAACGAGCTCGAAGGATCCATTTCCGACAGGATTCTCCTCCTCTCATGAAGTAGACGAGAATACACATATTCAGTTCCCATAACGCTGCCTATGCATAAATATTGCCACCCCATAGATTCAAGTAGCAACCTCCACGGTAATCCTCGACCGTGTAAAAAAAAAAGCATTGTGGAAGAAAGAGGAAGCAGCATAAGTAAAATCTTGTAGGACATTAGAAAAAAAAAACGATATTATGTTAGTATAATGATTTTTTTTTTTAAATAAAAAGCAACAAAACTCGCAAGAAAAAAATAGTTGAAAGAAGAATGGACTCAAGTGATAAATACTTGCAACCGGTCTATGGCTGGGCCATGAACTTTGGCAACGGTTATACACGACAACCCAATTTTTTTTTCAAATCTTCCTTACAAACTTTAGGTCATGAGGTTAAACCTTTTGTTTTTTCTACCGGACCACGATATATGAGCCGATCTCCTTTTTATCAACTCGGACCTCAGAATCCCAGCCCGCCCAACTGTCCCTACTATAATTACACACTGCCGGATACATATCCTGAAGTGGCCAACACGCCACAAATCAACCCCCGCGCCTATTGGTACCTTCCCTATGACACAACAGACTGGGCAAACTATAATAATACCCCAGTCGTCCAGGTTCCCAAGCCCGGTTGATATCGTATGTTATTCTTGCCGTTGAAAACCTTTTTTTTTTTTTTTCATTCTCCTTGTAAAAAAAAAAATGCAGTTTCTAATGAAAAAACTCACCTACCTTGCCTTTCAAATCCTGTTCTATCGTGGTTCTCATGTCCGACAAGAAGCCTATACACCTCTCCTGAATGCCATCTCAGTAAGAACCAATAACACCGTGTCAATTTACAACTACTCCATGTGTCACCGGCATACTTATCACGAGCCTTCTATCCTCATCGGTCATTCCTTTGGGGGTTACTTTTCTCTTCTTGATGCGACACACGACGATGCTGAAAAAAATAATAATATTAAGGGCGTTGTCCTTCTTAACAGTCATTTTAATAGCATGGGAAAAGCGCTCTATCCTCGCGTCTCGCAAGAAAAATTATTTACTCTCCCCGTCCTTACCCTCTTGGGTAGCAAAGATCAGAGGCTGCCATTGCGCACGGCGCTATGGGATCTCATGGAGATGAAAGAAAAGATGATCGCAAACAAATTTTATCGAATCGATCATCATAGAGGACATTTTACCGGCATCGCTGTCGCTGATAAACCCGCACCCACGACACAAGAAATCGATTCCCTTGCTGCCGTTATCAGCGATTTTATCATCGATCTAAAGGAGAAAAACAAGACATCGTCGTTCCCACGCACCCATAGAAATACGCAATACACGCACGCCAACTACACATATTCCTTCTTCTCGCTTCTACCAAATACTATCGATTTTAATAAGAGCCTCAATATCTATGATATGCTCTCCAAGATCGTGCTTCTGCCCCAATTGTGGGAAGCACTCCATTTCACGCTCTTCCTCGCGTTCAAGCCCACGCAGTTCAGCAACGGCATGTTTCACGACGACGACTCGGTCTATTTAAAGACCAGCAACGTTTCTCCAGAGGAGATGATCAAGGCTTACGAGGCATTTTTGGGCATGACGGATATCGTTCCTCGAGCGAGCGTGGTCACACTTCCCACCGTGCATCCTTCTGTTCTTTTATGGCTTGGGTGGAAGCCGTCGGTAAAGAAAAATGGTCATTATCAGGCAATCGTGTTTCCCATTAATAACTCGACGATATATTACAAGTTTCCAAGTCCATATCGTTTCCAGCGTGAAACCCTAAATATTTAAAACCAAGGCTTGTATTTTCAACAAAAAAATAAAAATAAAAAATGTTCTTGATGTTGTTGTCCCTTGTAGCAATTACATCGGTTGTTGCTACAAGGTCTTCATTTTTCCTCGGTGTCGCGACCTCGGCCTATCAAGTAGAAGGATACAACCCAGGTATTAGTATATGGGACGTCTATACACGCGAGCATTTCTTGCACAATGTCGAAAACGCCACGGATCATTTCCATCGTTTCCGTGAAGATATCAAGAACATGTACGACCTCGGGTTTCGGAATTACAGATTTTCCATCTCATGGACGCGCATCATGCCACGCAAGATGCGCATCGTGGATCCCGCCGGTGTGCGTTTTTATCACGAGATGATCGATGAATGCCTGCGATGGAACATTACACCATACATTACCCTCTATCACTGGGACCTGCCCCAGTACATCGACGACGATTACAATGGATGGCTCAACCGGGACATCGTAGATCTCTTCTTACAGTACAGCCAGGTCGTTTTTAGAGAATACGCCGGAAAGGTGCATCATTGGATCACGATCAATGAGCCCTTGACGACCTCGATACAGGGATACGGTATCGGGTGCAACTTTGCACCCGGAAAATGCTCGTCGCCGCGCAATTTCTACTTGTCGGTGAGATACCAGCTCCTCGCCCATGCCGAGGTCGCCTGCTATTACAAGCAGAATTACGGCGACGGCGACATCGCTATTGTCCTGAACTCCAATTGGGTCGAGTCCTTGAACGCAGGTAAAGCCAGAGAACAGTCCATGCTCGCGATGGACAGAATGCTCGGTATTTTTCTGGAACCAATCTTGTACGGTCGATATCCAGCATCTCTTGAGAACGAAACGATGCCTTTTACAGAAAATGAACAAGAAAAATTACGATCATCGTTCACCTATTTGGCCATAAATCATTATACCTCGTTTTATGTAGACGAGAACGGCACCACATCCATCAACTCGGAATGGCCTCATGCAAAATCATCGTGGCTCTACGATGCTCCCTTTGGCATACAGAAATTGATGTACTATCTAAGGGATCATTATCATGTGAGCAATGAGGTGCCGATCATTATCACGGAATGCGGGTTCTCGCAACGCAACGACGGGATCGTGGATCTTGAGAGGACGCATTATTTACTCGGATACCTTGCAGCGGTCCAAGAATGCCGGGAAGAAGGCGGAATGACAAATATCGAGGGATTTTTTGTGTGGTCATTTCTGGACAATTTCGAGTGGGCGTCGGGCTACAATGAGACATTTGGTATCGTATATGTAGATCGTCGCAACAATTCTTATGCACGGCAAAACAAGCTCAGCGCCAATGTCTTGAAAAACATTAATCAACAACTCGGCTCGCATTCCTAAATTTTTTTTCCTCATAAAAAAAATTCCAAGTTTTCTTTTTTTTTTAAATCTCAAACCCTTCCGCAGAGCGGAGAACAGCCGACGGGTTCTTAGCCTATTTAACGGAGCTATCGACACTTTGTCTCCACAGGTAGAGGACGTGTTCTTTCAACAGAAAAATATTTTTTTTTGTTGGCAATCAAAAAAATAAAAAGTCTTTGAGATTTTTAATTTTTTAAAAATGTCAAGGACTTTTATTATGATTTTCAAATCTCGAAAATACAAATTATTATGATCTCATTACTGTTTTCTTCATACCGATTGCTCAGCATAGCGGAGAGCAACCGATGTGTCTTTAGCCTATTTAAAGGAGCTATCGACACCTTGTCTCCACAGGTAGAGGACGTGTTCTTTCAACAGAAAAATATTTTTTTTTGTTGGCAATCAAAAAAATAAAAAGTCTTTGAGATTTTTATTTTTTTAAAAATGTCAAGGACTTTTATTTTTTGATTTTCAAATCTCGAAAATACAAGTTTATGATATCTTTTCTGTTTTCATCATACAAGTTGCCGGTTGCTCTCCGCTATGCGGAGAGCAGCCGATGTGTCCTTTGCCTATTTAAAGGAGCTATCGACACCTTGTCTCCACAGGTAGAGGACGTGTTCTTTCAACAGAAAAATATTTTTTTTTGTTGGCAATCAAAAAAATAAAAAGTCTTTGAGATTTTTAATTTTTTTAAAAATGTCAAGGACTTTTATTTTTTGATTTTCAAATCTCGAAAATACAAGTATGATCTCTTTTCTGTTTTCATCATACCGGTTGCCGGTTGCTATCCGCATAGCGCTATTTAAAGGAGCTATCGACACCTTGTCTCCACAGGTAGAGGACGTGTTCTCTCATCCAAAAAATGTTTTTTTTTGTTGGCAATCAAAAAAATAAAAAGTATTTGAGATTTTTAATTTTTTAAAAATGTCAAGGACTTTTATTTTTTGATTTTCAAATCTTGAAAATACAAATTATTATGATCTCATTACTGTTTTCTTCATACCGATTGCTCCGCATAGCGGAGAGCAACCGATGTGTCTTTAGCCTATTTAAAGGAGCTATCGACACCTTGTCTCCACAGGTAGAGGACGTGTTCTCTCATCCAAAAAATGTTTTTTTTTGTTGGCAATCCAAAAAAATAAAAAGTCTTTGATATTTTTAATTTTTTTAAAAATGTCAAGGACTTTTATTTTTTGATTTTCAAATCTCGAAAATACAAATTATTATTATCTCATTACTGTTTTCTTCATACCGATTGCTCCGCATAGCGGAGAGCAACCGATGTGTCTTTAAAAAGTCTTTGAGATTTTTAATTTTTTTAAAAATGTCAAGGACTTTTATTTTTTGATTTTCAAATCTCGAAAATACAAATTATTATGATCTCATTACTGTTTTCTTCATACCGATTGCTCTCCGCATAGCGGAGAGAGGACGTGTTCTTTCAACAGAAAAATATTTTTTTTGTTGGCAATCAAAAAAATAAAAAGTCTTTGAGATTTTTATTTTTTAAAAATGTCAAGGACTTTTATTTTTTGATTTTCAAATCTCGAAAATACAAGTTTATGATCTCTTTTCTGTTTTCATCATACCGGTTGCCGGTTGCTATCCGCATAGCGGAGAGCAGCCGATGTGTCCTTAGCCTATTTAAAGGAGCTATCGACACCTTGTCTCCACAGGTAGAGGACGTGTTCTTTCAACAGAAAAATATTTTTTAAAAAGTATTTGAGATTTTTAATTTTTTAAAAATGTCAAGGACTTTTATTTTTTTGATTTTCAAATCTCGAAAATACAAGTTTATGATCTCTTTTCTGTTTTCATCATACTGACTCGACCGCACTTTGTCTCCACAGGTAGAGGACGTGTTCTCTCATCAGAAAAATGTTTTTTTTTGTTGGCAATCCAAAAAAATAAAAAGTCTTTGATATTTTTAATTTTTTTAAAAATGTCAAGGACTTTTATTTCTTGATTTTCAAATCTTGAAAATACAAATTTATTATCTCTTTTCTGTTTTCGGTTGCCGATTGCTCTCCGCTATGCGGAGAGCCTTAGCCTATTTAAAGGAGCTGACAGCACTTTGTCTCCACAGGTAGAGGACGTAGTCTTTCATAAAAATGTTTTTTTTTGTTGACGATCAAAAAAAATAAAAGTCCTTGAGATTTTAATTTTTTGAAAAATGTCTCAGGACTTTTATTTTTTTCAAATCTTGAAAATACTCTCTTTTCCTTTTCCTACCGGTTGTTCCTCACTCCTTAGCCTTTTTAAAGAGACTTTTATCTATCCTCCTCTTAAGATAAGTACAGACGGAATCAAAAATAAGCAATTTTAAATGTTATGGTCAACAGCCGGTGAAGCGAATGATTATGAATTTCTTCTTTTCTGAAAGAGTACGCTCGTGTTATTTCATCAAATAAAAAATTCACTAAAAGACATTGTCAACTTTTTTTTCTAAAAGGAAGAGGACCTCGCCCTGGAATCCGCCATATTCTTGATGCGCGTTAGCGCTTCCTTCTCTGCAGCCGTGTGCTTCTTGGGATCCTTAGTCTTGGCATTCTCGGCAATATTCCTCTCATTGTGCGCCATCATGGCGCGCAGTGTCGTTGCCAGCATCCTCTTGCCTCCCTCCGATACCGATACGCTGGTGCTGGCGCGCTTCTTGTTGACAGCAATGGGGTTCATTGATTCTGTTTTTTACTGATAAATAGAATCATAACTGTTAGCAAGAAGTGATAGGATAAAAGAAAGTATTTACGATATTATTTCCATCGTAAAAGGCTTCCTGTTTCTTCAGTTTTTTTTTTCTAACTTGAAAAGAAAATAAAAAAAAAATATGCTTAGTTTTCTCGGTCTATTGCGCATCATCATTATTCTTACCAAGATTCTTGTGATCCTCCTGGATGTGACTAAAATCGTGGTGTGGAAACTTCACGAGGAAGTCCTCCGTGAAGATATCAAACAAGTCAAGCGTATCGTTGACGAGGTTTATTTTGTTCTCATGGCCATTTTTATCACCATTCTTTTCCACGGCGTCGTCTTTAGACGACGCGGAGAGAATGAGGTATGCATTGGAAGGGAAGATGCGATCCTAATTTTTGTCTTTACTATTATTATTGTTTTTAATTCCATCGTGACTATGTATGTCCCTGCAACAACAGCAACAACAACAAGTCAGTAGAATCATTTTGTGACGAGCATGTATACCTTACTTCGTAAATCATCGTCTTGAAGGATTGCATGGGATGATAATTGATCGATCTCATACAATATTATGGGTGCGTCACAGTGAAGAAGAACTTTTTTTGAAAAATTTTCAGGGTCCATCACCATAAAATCCCTGATTGCGGAGCAGGAGGAAGATGATGACTTGAGAGAATCATAGTAATGAGCAATATGACGAACCACCGTACTGGCTCGCAACAATTGCAGAACCTTGTCATTTCTTGAGAATAACATTACGTGTTGCCATTCTTCCTTGTCATAAAATATTTTCATTGTGTCAATAAAACCCGCCACGCTGTCTTCTACGGAAAACCTCGGAGCAGTAATATTGGTCAACTCTGGGTTATTCAAGATATAAAGGATTCTCATCCAAGGCTTTTTGTGCGGCTGGAACATCCGGAGGAAATCTTCCAATGGATAATTCGAGATCTCCAGATACCATGTATGACCTATACAAAACAAGACGATGCTGATATATTGAGGCGTTTTGGAAAATTGTGCAAAATTTGCGGTGATGGAGAGGGGATTGTTGACAAGATCCCTGAGAGATTTTACGCCACAGTAATAACAAATGGCCACCATTTATTTAGTATTATGATATATTTTTTTTTAAAGGTGTGCTTGAAAATTTTGATCTTACACATAAGGATCCGTGTAATCATGGTTGAAACGAGCTTGATGGAACTTACGAAAATCCTTTGAGCCCAGACGGAAATCCGGCGGTATTTCCTTGGCCCGATACCAGAACAAGCAGTCTTCCAACTTGTTGCTGGTCGTTGCGTTATGGATATAAAGGGCCGTGTAATCCGAGGTGACCTGATCCAAGATGCTGCAAAACATGGAGAAATCCGGGATCACACCCGCATAATTTTCCCATAATAACTTGCGATTTCGTAAATTGGTCTCTCGTAAAATAAAAACACCATCAACATTTGTGCGGATCACTGGCTTTATATCCATACAATATTGCAAGGATAAGATGAACCACATTTTCCAGTGTCTTCCATTCTTGTACAATCCCTGAAACAAGGGCTTGTTAAATAGCTTTGGATCATCTGTGCAATCGTCTAATAACAAGATCGCCCAGGGATTTGTAATATGCTTCTTGGCAATTTTTTGTCTTACAACAAAATCCTCAATCTTTTTTTCCTCGAGGCGATTATAGACAAAGGTGCTTGGCACGATCCTCTTGTAATGCCCGTTGCTGTCCTCGGTCCCCGACATGATCAGAGCAACCGGAAAGATATCCCGTTTCTCGTAGAGAAGAGAGGTGATCAGCGTGGTCTTGCCGGTACCGGGCTTGCCAATTACCACAATCTTGGAACCACCCTGCTCCGGTCGATTCATGGTCTGTGAGTTGGGCGCAATCATGCTGACATCCAGCTCTTTAATATAAACATCCATTTTTGGAGAAAGTGTGTTATGGAATCGTTTTATTTGACGATTCTTTTATATCATCTTAAACCAATTTTTATCTCGTCCAAAAAAAAAAAAAGTGAACATAAGAATAGGCTTTTTGCTCTGTTTATTTGAAAATGCTTGTACATTTCATCAACGATTGACTTTCATGCCTCTGCCTCTTGTAATTAAAGAACAGGTTTCGAGTTCCGATATGCTGTCTGACTCGGATGATTATTATGAGGATTCCGATCCGGAGGTTGTGGTTTCACGTCCGTGTTACTTTAAAAGTAACACGCGTTACTTGCCTTTTGAACCGGAACAGGATGACATATATTGCGAGTTTCACGGCTGTTGTGGATACGAGATCAACACAGAGAGTTACTCGGACTTTTTCCCTCGCAAAGAGGATGAGGAAGAGAAGCTTATTAGGGAAGAAGATGATCTTTTCAAGGAGTATCCTGACCTTCCCGGTTTTGTCATTCTCCGTGAAATAAGTGATCCACAAGTATCATCTTTTTCATGCGGTCAATGGGGGTGGAAATTAGATCCTACACTTAAGGGTCCTACCGAGGATCGTCCATTAACACCAATGTCGACCCCGACCCCGACCCCGACCCCGACACCTCCTCCGTCTCCTATTACTCGTCCTGTTTCTCCAGTACTCGCGCCTCCAGTATCTATTTGGAACACGCAGTCGACTACGACAACGGGCAACAACAAAAAACAGCTCACCATGGAGGAAATTCAGCAGGAAGAACGCTTGCTTCAAGAGGAACGGGCCAGACCAAGACCACCACCACCACAAGAACAACATTTCGTGACCACAAATACGCGTCATCAAAATCAGCGGCCCTCACGTTCATCGTCTTCTTCTTCTTCTTCCGCTCCTCGTCGTTTGCTTACCCTGCAAAAACCTGACCACGACCGTCGTAATGATGACCGTCGTCAGTCACAGCAATACGAGGATCGTCGGAACCAGACTCATGCTCAAAAGACGGAGGAAAGGCCACGCCTTCTTGTCAATCCTTCCTCTTCTACAACCCCCCCGTCTTATCGATCTTTGAACCAGTGTGTAACTCCAGCTGCACGTACACAAGCGCCTGTAGTTTCTGCTTCTGTTTCTGTTCAGCGAAAAGACCTCTTATGTTTCAATAAGAAGGGTCATGATACATCATGCTCATTGTGTCATGATCTTGAATCATGGTCCCCCAAGACGTGCAGGTTTCAACAGGCTTGTAAAAGAATCTCTCAATGCACCTTTTGGCACAAGGAAATGGAGACCAAGAAGGAGTTTATCAAGCGTTCCTTGAACCTCAAAAATACATTTATTAACAAGCATAAAAAGGAGTTTAGTAAACTCTATTTGTCATAAGTTACCTTGTCTCTCTCAAAAAAAAATAGGAATACTTGTTCTTTATTTTCTTGTCCTGATCATTCCATCGATGAGGTAGAAACTTCAATATGCTACCTAATTTCATTATAAAAAATTTTTTTTTATAATTAAAACCATAATTTTTTTATATGAGGCTCGAGCCGTGGAATGTAAATCTTTCAACAGTTGAAAGCCTTCGGGCCGTTTTTTTATCTTTTCTTGCTCCTATTAATTTTTTTTACAATTGTTTCGTCACTAAAGACTTTTCTACTCCCATCTTTTTCCTCCTTATTCTGCTTATCGGTTACTCTTTTGGTATTTTGAGCGCCGTGATCTCTGAAAATAAATTTAACATGGGTCTGTTTATCATGGCCGTCTTTTTCATTCTTGCCAGTTTTGGAGGAAAATTATTCTATACTATAAAAAAAAACAATAAAATAAAATGAGACGTGACGAGTTATCCTCTTTTTTAACGTCTACACTCGAGCATAATAGATGGAAAGATAACATATCTCTTCTTGAACATTGCCGAGAACACGGATTGTTCAAAGATATTCCGGGCCTTGCAAGAGAAAGGAATTATATCTCCGTTATCCAATCCATAATTCTTTTTTATTATCCGAATAGATACGATGCTGTACACTGTATCTTGAAAATCATTCTTCGTCACATTCTCACCAAGTTCACAGACATTCCCGACGAGGTCATTGCGTCTATTTTAGGTTTTCTGTCCACATCACAGATAAAGCATTTAAAGGAGGCCTTTCCATTGGAATTTTTATCCTCGATCATTGATAATCATGTCAAGCATCGCTTGGCTCCTTTTCTATATCGATTGTATCGTCGTTACCGTAAACGTCGTGAGAATTATATAAAGAATGTGTATCGTTTGATCGCCTTATTCTATTTACGACCAGACATAGAGATAACACCGATTGAGATTGGTAAAAACGGCCGTTACACGATTTTAAAAAAAGAGGTCGAGTCTCGAGCAGGTAGATTTGATACTTATTACGAGTTTCAAGATCACAAAACAAACGAGTCTTTTTCCTTCGAGGCAAGCGATCCCTCAAGAATCGAGCTACTAAAAATAATATTAGATATCTTATTAGAATCTACAGAAACCGATGTAATGGTAATTCCAGATTGTGTTGGCACTTTTCAGGATTGTCTTTATCTTTGGGATCCCTTTTTGCAATCCATGGAATCGGACAGTGATTTTGAAGAGGCGCTCTTATTTGTTGAATCTTGGAACTCGACGTCAAAGCTTGCACAACGTTGTCGTCGTCGTAGACGACGGCAACAACCAAATGTAGTTGTAGTAGACGACGTCGTAACACCAACGGTAGTGTCACAAAAACAGCAGCAAAAACAAGCTCGTTCTTGTTGTTTTCCAAGTTGATGGATGAAAAAATAATTTAAACAATTTCCAAAGAAAAAAAAAAACAAAAGAAAATGATTTTTTTTTATACTATGATTCTGATGATGATGATGATGATTTCGACAGAGAATCACGTGTGTTCAAGCATGGCGACCTACAACTCGTTTATACAACAGATCGGGTATTGCAAGATGCAATCATTTGATACCGTCTCAAGGTCGACATCTGGATCCGTACCCATGTTTCTGGATGGCCGTGTGCGATTTGGCGTAGGGCTGTCCTCGATGAATATCGACATTGATGGTCCGGAGGCTCCAAACTTGTGCGGCATGTGTCTTAATGTGACCCGGATCGAGAATATGCCGTCGTTCAACGAGGAACTGACGACGTGGATAGACGACGACGACGACGACAAGGAATGGTTTATTGCGATGGTATTTGATCGTTGCGGGGACGAGGTCTGTATCCGCGATTTTCTTGATTTTGATATCTATTCCACAACCCAGCCGGTTGCTCATGGCAATCCTCAAGGCATCGAGTGGCACGCGATCCCATGCCCCGTCCAATCGGGAGAACGCATCGAGTACCTTGTATGTACCTCTACGACTTGTAATGCACAGGATGATATTTCCGTTGTACAGGAACAACTCTTCACGACACCCCAGTATTACTGGTCCATTACGCTGCGGAACCTGAGGGTTCCCGTAACAACAGTGATGGTGTACTGGAAAGATAGCGAGTATATCCTTCGACGCGACGTAGCGGTCGGTTCCTGGGTGTGGGATCAGCACCCGTACACACTCGGGGAAGGAATCAATATCACATTTGTCGATGTGGAAAACAATACGTTTCATGATCATATTTTTCTAAAAAAAGAAGATGCTCTTGCATCTTATCATGGAGGATTTCTGAAAAAGGCATCGTTTAGTTATCGTCAATCATAATATCTATATCGCAATGCGATATGCTCTATTGCTTGCTATGTCCCGGGGGAATTTTTTTTTTTTTTAATCAATGATGATGTTGCCAAATCTTATCACTACCACCCAAATGACCCCAATCACTATCCACGGTGAGTTTGCTGGTGATCCCTCCTCGGGGACGAAACTCGATTTCAATGCGTAGCCGGTCAGGCGTGTATATCTTCATGAGGTGCTTGTACATGACATCAAGACACCTCTCATAACTGATAATCGTTTCACGGTACTGGAATATATAATGTTTAAGACTTTTGAGCTCAATCGTCTTGTCATTACCATAAAACCAGAGAACAATATGACCAAAATCAGGTTGATCTTTGACCCCGAGGAAAGTAAACTCGGGAATGGTGATTTTTTGCTCATAACCACGAGCGGCATTCGGTAAACTCTTGAGCATGGAATCATCAATATGATTCCATAATTGTGGCGACATTTATCTTCTTTTTTTAATAATAATAAAGAAAAATTAAAATTTACATAACCAGAAAAAATGTTACAAGAAAACACTCGACGTGATTAAGGCGTAGTGGTTTCTGTCAAGCTGTCTAAACAGGTATTAAAATATTCCTTCAGAGCCGGATTTGGATTGACATTATTCATCATACGATAGGCATCCGCATTCTTGCGCACGTCATCGGGATTAGGAAGCGCCTTGCGTATCGTTTCATCGGGAAGACTGCGTATTGCCGGATGGTTCAGCAACGTGTGATATAGACGCCACGCCTCGTCCTTGTACGAGTTACTTCTTTGCAGGGTGCGATTGCGCAGTTTGTCGCGCAATTTCTGACGAAGCTTGTCACGAGGGGACGTCGACGACTCCAACGAGTTCACTGATGTCTGATCCGAGAAGCTGAGCATGACATTGTTCGCTTTGACTTCTACGATCTGTACATTCTTATACGGCGCGACGCCCTCTGGATAAAAGATATTATGGAGAATTTTTTCGTTGATATCAGTACATGAAAAATTGTCACGATAAAGAGCGCGTATCTTTTTTTTTTGCGGAGCAGACAACTTGCTTGCTGGATCTACAATCAGAATGTCCATTATTTTTTGTTTCCTTTTTTTTTTTTTTTGAAAACAAAAACAGGCCTTGAATCATTTTTTTTTGATTTTTTGATTTAATGCATAATATCTTTCTTGTCCGATCGAGGACTCGACTGCCTGGAATTGGTCTTGCTGCTCCGAATGACCGATAGGGCATTTTCATCTTCTGTCTCGATGAATGCCTTGGAAGAAAAATCATCGTTTTCCGGATAGGTCGACTCGCGAAAACAGGCCAGGGCCCAAAAACAAAGCCCTATTTTGGCGGTTAAAGCCATAACACTGAACATGACAAGGGCGGTAAAGTAAGATATGGCTCTGGACATCTCGAGGACCCAGATGATGGGAAACGCTATCCTGGATAAAAACAAGCATCGTCCGGTAAAAAAATACTTTCTGGCCACCTCTTCCCCAAAATATGCCTTGACCAGTGCGTAATCAAAATCGTTGATAAAGAAAATCCATTGCGGAAGGAAAAAAAAACAACCCATCATAAAATATATCCACCGGCTAAAACCACATGTGTAGGCTCCCAAGAGTCCGCAAACGTTTGTAAAAATGTCGAGACAACAAAGCACATAGATGCTCGGAAAAGGAAATTTTCCCATGATTCCGACGACGACAAGCATCGTCGGAACAGTAAATATCCAGTCAAGGTACTCGGATCCCCGAATCATATGTCCATCTCTTGACTTTATCATGAGTATTCCGTCGTACATCATATACTTACAAATTGCCGAGCTTCCATTTATGAACCCGAGAAGGTAATGAACGAAGCGCCGGCTCGGAAGCAACTTGAAGGAGTCGAATAAAACATAAAAAAAAGTGGTACCCATAAGAATCGCATCCACAAGTATGACCACATTTTCTTTTGTCATCATCATTGTTTTTTTTTTTTTGATAAAAAGCAGTTGTTTTTTTAAATAAAAACGATAGTAGAAGAAGTTTAAAAAAAAAAATTAAAGGATGAATTTTTTATTTTATTGGTTTCCGACATTTCGTGATGACCGTATGCATATAATGCTCATCCGATATCTGCTCCTAAAAGAAAACTCCAGTCCCTTGATTTTATCGTTCAAGGACCCTTCACCGTTTCTTGAACGACATAACATAATATCGGTGCCAATTGTGCCATAATCATAAGGAGCCAAAACGTGTCGACCATATTATTAGCTATCCCTTTCAATGTCATGCCAGTGATGGCAGAAACGTAAAACAAGACGTAGGGAAACACAATGAAACCCGTGGACAGCCGTTCCCGTGGATGAGGAGGCTTATCGTCCATTGATTTCTGGGTGGTTTTAAAGGTAAAATGACGAGACGCCAGCTTTTTAGTCACAAAACTGGCGATAAATCGCAACGACAAGAACACCATAAATAATGTCTCTTGAAACGATGTGATCATTACCTTCCAAGACAGCGAGTGGTGAAGAAATATCAAACATGCCACATAGACAAGAGCGTAGGGTAAGAAAAAGGAAAGGTAACGTAGACTGTCCAGATGGCATAATAAGGTACGGTGAAAAAACAGGTCCAGGAGGGGACCCATCATGAGACAAAACAAAAAGATGGCGAGGAAAGGAGACGCTCCAGAAAATGTATAAATCCATCGGTAGATTATTGGTAGCTTACGGACCCTTTCATAAAAGTATGAAGAAAAAACAATCTGTAAACCGCCTGTAGACCATCTTTTTCGTTGCTCGTAGAACCCGACAAGCGAGAGCGGAGCCATGCCCACGGCCGTCTTACCCGTGAAATACTTTGAAATAAAACCTTGAGAATGCAATAGTAGCGACGTATTGAAATCCTCCGTGACGCTGCCGTACTGAAACCCTCCAATGTCCATCAATGTTTTACGATGGAAAATGACATTGGTTCCGCAGCACGGCACGCCCAGTGAGAAACCACTGTAAGCTTTTTGCACAACCTGATAGAAAAAGAGATAGTGCTGTCCCAGCCAATCGTGTCCATGTATATTGTAAAACGCTTGAGGAGACTGGACAAAGGCACACCGGTCATTTCTTTCCTCACAATTGTTCCAAAAAAGGGGGAGCAGATTTTTCAAGATATCGGGCTCGGGAATCATGTCACAATCCAGAATTAGCACAAAATCTCCTGGATAAAGAAGACGGTCCATAAAATTTACAGTGGTATCTTCAGACGCAAAAAGAATATCGTTGATATTTCCAGCCTTGGCATGTCCATGTAAAAGCATTCTCCGATGATAGAAGATTGAAGGATAAAACGCACGTATAAACTCTTTAAGATCGTCATCATTACCGTCGTCTCCCACGACGACAGTGAGACGTTCTGAAGGATAATCAATGCGCTGAATAGCATCCAAGGTTTTTTTGAGGATTATGATTCCCTCGCGATACGTAGGAATCACAACAAGAACACGAGGTATTTTACCGGCTTCCTCCAACGCGCCCCATATGGATGTTAATGTCAACTCCTCTCGTTTTTTTTCTTGATATCGAAGCGTGCCTTCCATGAGTACGTGTGTGTTTACACAACCAACGAGTAACACGACGGTTTCCGACACGAGAAAGAGAAGATTATAGCCCATGCACATTGATCCCCATCGCATCCATAGATATAAAGAGAAAGGCGTCCATAGCGTAAACGCGACTAAAAGATTCATTTTAATTGAATTATTTTCTTTTAAAGATGTTCAAAATTCTGTTCCTTAAAAAAAATCAAGTCCCGAGATCGGCAAAAATAGAAAGTGTTTGATTTTTTTGAAAGAAAAAAAAACAAGGTTTTGTTTTTTTTTCCTGAGGTTGTGCGATTTTCTTATGCTCGCTTTTTTGGGCCTGGGTTTTGTAATTGTTGTGTGATTGCGATTGCATTTAAATAAACGTCTCTTTTTATTGCAAAAAAGAAAAAAAAAAAAAATTGTGTCCATGTCAAGTATTTTAATATAAATATAAAAAAATGAATTTTTTGTCGTCATTTTCTTTGAAATGTTCCATAGATATTGTCGATTACATTGGATCTTATCTCTTTCTTCATGAGAGGAAAGGACTTCCTATCAACTTTCCCGAGTGTTTAATACAATGCCTTGAGCAGCCTCGTGATGATAGGGGACACGCGACCACCATGATTTCTTATTATCATGCCCATCGACCTCTTAGTCATCAATTGTCGGGTTATGTTTTCAAGCGAGTTCCTATTTTGTGTACTTCTCAAAGGGAGAAATTTTCTTTACGACAAGGTCATTGGGACTTTCAATTCTATTTATCCATCTACACGTCATCATTGATAAAAATTGTGATGACTCCCCAATGGACATTTACATTTTCTCTTCAAGAAATAATGAAAGATCCAAGACTTGTGGAAGATATTCCCTTGGAAGGAATAGAGGTCATAGGAATTGAAATCAACTCGTATTGTTTACAATTCTTTTGGTATCATACGTTCCCAATTGGTTATTTTATCCCGGATAAAGACAAAAACAAAAACAAAGAATACGGAAATGGTCCACTGTTTTATTCCGCGTCCCTGATCGTCAAGCACCTTAATGAAAAAATTACTCAACTCAAAAAAATTCATCGCTCTGTCAAGTCAATTAATTATCTAACGTAGCGGAATATTCATCTCCGTCTTGACGTCCCATATCATCTCCGCCAGAATCTTGTACCCTTGCTCGTTCGGATGAATGCCATCTGAGCCAAGCATTTGGGGCGTCTGTAGACCTGTCCCGGTGGTCGCATTGTAACGCGGATCGATGAAATGGCAGTCTAAGGGAGCGGTCTCGCACAACGAGGCCATCATCGGACCCGCAAGATCGGCTGCTTGTTGAAGTCCCTGCAAGTAATAAAAACCAAGATACAACACATGCTCGACGCCGTCACGATGCGCATTCTCCAGGATAGAGGATGCAATTCCTACGGAGTGTTGAATCATGTCACGGCACACATCATTCCATGCCTCGCAATCCTTTCGATGGCTGATCACGTCGTTGCCCCCTCCGTCCATAATTAGCGTCGTGATGTTGCTCGGAACGTGCTTGTTGAGGTCATGATACTGTGACCGGATGCTCTTTACCCATCCGTCTTCAAGAGAGGCGCCCACCAAAGCATGATTCTCTATCGAATGTCCGGCCCACGTTTCCAGCCATTTGGACAGTGGACTGGGCTGTCCACCGAAAAACGGAAACCCGCTCCAGAACATAGAGTCGCCTATAATCACCGTTCGTGTGGCGTTGACAGTTAATGCGCATGCGAGTGCAAACGCAAGTCCAAAATGAACCCATTTCATTTTTTTTTGTCTTTTGTCTTCTTGCCCATCAAAGTTTTAAAATGAGAAAAAAAAATATTAGAAACTCTGAAAAAAGTGATTTAAGTTTTTACGAGTCGGGTTTAGAAACGATGATACAGAAACCCATTCGTGATTTTTTGGTGGAAAATGCCATCGAGGAACGGATACCCTATTTTGGTCGCGCGCGTCTGTATACGGTTCCTATGGCACAGTTGCGCCGATCGCCATTTCAATTGCCTCGCGAGATCTTTCATTTTGTGACGGCCGTATACCTTATCATCAACGCTGGCGCCAGTACTGGCGTCAGCTCGAGCACCTATGAGCTTAGGATCAACTCGTACCGACAAAAAGTTGACGCAAGCGATTTCTCGGACGTTTCGCATCAAAACAATGACCGCAAGAATATCCTCGTGGACCCAATTTTCTTGGGTATGAACACGTTTATCGCGATGGTTTTGGTCGATGATCAATGTAAAGAGTCAGCGGAAGAAGAAGGCGTGATCAGCCTTCTTGTGGAGTATGCAAAGATCTCTCCTGAATCGTATCGTGTCATGCATCAGAATGATATTGTTCTTGTGAGCAAACAAAGAGAAAAGGAAATTTTGCAATTTCGTGGCAACTCTCCGTGAAATTAACTTGGAAAAAACATCATGTTTAAAAGTTTGTCCGCAGAAGGTGCTTGACCCAGCAACCAATTTTAAATTATAGACATCCAAGGCCTCTGTAAGATCATGATTTCTACTGAAAGAAGCGGCCGCATGAACGCATTTACAGACTCGCCGTATATCGAGTCTATATTATTTCTATCCTCATGGCTCTTGACATTCAAGTTTTCTTTTTCTTTCTTGCTCGGGATTCCTCGTCTTGTCATTTTTTGACTTTACTGTGAAAAAAAATCGGCTAAGATGGAAAGAGATATTTTCATTGATCTCTTCTCAGACGGTCCATAAATTCCTCCTACATTTAAAATTCCTGGCTTAGTGGGCATAGTCACGACTTGTTTTTTTTTTAAGAAAAAAAAACATCAGATTATGTTTGAGAAAGACCAATAATCGCACAGGCCATACGGGCACCCGCGTTTCCGGTTTTCAGAGATTCTGTCTCAAGTTTATGAATCATTGCTTCTCTTGACCTACCGCCCTGGATCTTGTATTTTCTTTCAGAACACAGCAAGGACAAGTCCTGAAAGCTCATATCGCGATAGAAGGTAAAAATACCACCACGACCACCAACGACAGTACCTTGTAGACCAAGATCATCCGCATAATAATGAAGAACGACGCTTCTCCCAGCGACCATGGGTGGAGTAAGATAGGGAGAATAATAATCCAATGCGACGTGTCCACATGGATCCGCCGTGATGTTGTTCATAAGATCGCCGTGATGATGATCTCCCTGATTCATGTGTGTATCGGAGCCGTGTTGAGCTCCCGTTGGATTGAAATGCGCTCCAAGAGTATCACAACCCCCAGTCAGATCGCCATATTCATGGATATGGATGGCGTGAGTCGAATGAGGTTCAAGACCCTTGAGGCGAATCTTGATCATCTTATCGGGTCTTGAATAAAAAGTGACAGTTCCTGAAATTTGGCTGTCATTGGTCCGCGGATCAAAAAAAGCAATGGCTGAAGTCATTTTGTTGTATCCAAAAAAATTTCTTAAACCTTGTCAGATAGAAGAAAAAAAAAATGAAATCAGATACCAAATTTTTTTTCTTTGAAAAAAAACAAAATTTTATAGAATGTCCACTCGAGACGATTTACGCCTTAAAGATTATCAAGAATTTGTTCAACAGGTCACCAGCAAGGAATCCAATTCTATGGATGCTTTCTTAAATCGTATTCGTTTCCTGGACAATGAGGATCAGGCGCAGATCCCTCTCCTGATGACCTCAGCGATCGGTCTTTCTTCCGAGACGGGAGAATTTAACGAGATCGTGAAAAAGATTCTTTTTCAGGGCAAGCCATTGACCGACGATAATGTGTTTCATATGAAACGCGAGCTGGGAGATATTCTGTGGTATTGGATCAATGCCTGTCGCGCGCTCAAGCTGAACCCCAATGAGGTGGTGCGTGAGAATATAGAGAAGCTCAAGGCGCGGTATCCCGACCTGATCTTTAATGCCGAGCGATCGGAGAATCGCTCGGCGGATGATCTTTAATCGGAATGATTTCCATTTGTTGCAAAAGATCTTGGACATGAGCGTCATGATGTCCTCGTACCTGATTAAAAGCTTCAGTAGCATCACAATTATGATATTTACGTAAAACGTTGGCACCTCCTGGATGTTTTTTAGCATATTCTGTCACATCAAAAGAATGATTATCAATGTGTATAATAATTCTTTGTGTTGATGCGTATGACATGTTTCCCATCTTCTAAATCTCTTTACTATTGAAAGACATATTTTATTGATAATTAAATAATTAGGAAACAGGTTGCGGAGAAATCTTGCTTATCGCGTTGGGTGCGATTTCTGCATCTTCTTTCTCGCGCTCTGCCTGGAGTTGCTGGGCAAGATTCTTAAGATTGTCATGTTTCTTATCATGAATTCCCTTGACTGCTCGAGGATTGTGATTATTATGATTATCCTCCTTGTCAAGGCTCGATTCCTTTGACGGTTGAATTAGAGGACTCGTTTCGATACGACGTTTCATTCCCATTAGATCTTCTACGGGTTCCTCGGAGGCTGCGGAAGGTAGAGGGGATAAATCTAATTCTTTAGAACTTTGGAAAGGAAGAGATTGTTGTTGGACCCGAGCAGGTTGAGGCATCAAAGATTGTTGAATACTGCGTCTTATGTTCAACGCCCATTCAAAAGCTTTGTTATCCTCGTATTTCTGTACCAGCCCAGAACTCATGAAAACAATGACCGAGGGTACTCTACGTATAGAATATTTATCTCTTTCATTGAGAATGGTAGAGCGAATGTCCTCGTGATCCACACAGATCTTTCTAAAATCCAAGACGTCTCGTACAATCTCAAACAGTTCTGTGCACTTGGACGAATACTTGCTGTAAAAAATGACGACAATATTGCTTTCCATCTTTTTTTTTTTTTACATTATCATGAATAAACTTTTAAATCAAAGAGAGGAGGAGGGAATATCGTTTCTTGTTGTGTTATCATCATCGCTGTGATAATCTCTGAGGTTGTTGAGAGGGCGAGTGTTATTGTTACTACGGCGGTTATGTCCATTGACCCTTCCTCGAAAAATATTTTCAACAAGATCTTCATCATCATTGTCGTCATCATCATTCGGAAGATCCTCGTCGTCTTCAAAAAGGCTTGCAACAACATCGTCGTTGACGGGGTGACGGCACAAGGGGCATTTCATGTCCATGGGACTCATCTTGACCAAACACGATTTATGAAAAAAATGCTTGCACTCCAAGGAAACACGAAAACAGTCTTCCTGACATATACCACACTGCTCGGACTTATTCTTGTGAATCATAAACGACTTGTAAAAAATGCACGCATCGCATTGCTCGTCTTTTTTTACGAGTCGACAACAATCTCGACAAAGTTTATACTGATCGGGGAAATCCCATATGTACAAGATGGCCCGCTCGATATTCTTGAATTTCTTGCACCTCGCGATATAGCTTCGAGAATTATGAACATAATATTGTACCCGTACACGGACAGAATCGTGAATACTTCCCTCGCCGTAAATCATAGCATTCACAAGGATATACTGATCAGACGCGATGCACGAATTTTTAAGATCTACGTTGTATGACCACCCGCTTCCCATAAAACGTAATTTATCAATATTCTTTTGAATAAGACGTAACAATTCTTGCATTGGAGTATGAAATTCCTATTAAATAAGCAAGAAAAAAAAATTTTTAAAGATTAACTATTCACCTCGTAAAATAAAAAAGAGGAGGACGGCTAAGAATATCCAAGATATGACATAGGCGGTGGAACACACCATGATTTTTTTCCATGGCATGACCTGTATTCTCAACGCGTAATACGCCATGATGAGGATAATTCCGGTAAGAATAAAAAGTATACCCAAAATCTTGAGGAGATGCATATAAAACAAGTTTTTTTTTTATGAAAAGAAAAAAATTGTTTTGTTGATGATGGCTATGTTTCCTTGTCTGAATAAAGAAAGTTATTAAAAATGCAACCAGAATGTGGTATCTGTCTTCTTCCTATGGAGTTTCAAGAAACACATAAAAAACTTGATTGTCAACATTCTTTCCATACAGATTGTATTATGAGATGGTTTCAATACAAGGTCAATTGTCCCTTGTGTCGCAAAAAAGGACAAGATCACTTGGAGGAAAATTGCACGGAGGATCAAGAAGAGGACATTGAAAATGAAAATGAAAATGTCCTGACACTAAATGTTTTTATACGTTCTTTCTATGCGGTCGAGTTTTGCTTCTTCACGTCCTTGTTTATTATCTGGATCACACTAATACTGACGGTATTTATTTCGACCGTATTCAAGATATTGACCTCGCCGTCACAAGCCCCCACAACAGCCTTTATTAACAAGACATTGCTTCCATTCAACCACTCGTCGGCTTGTTACGCACTACATTAGTCGAGTCAAGTTATCGTCTATAACCATTCTTATCATTCTCTTGCTTGATCTTTCTTGTTTTGACGTTTATCAGGAAATTTAAAGAATGACAGGGCATGGGAAAAAAATGTCAATTGACGATGACTGTCGACCATCGCTTCGCGGAGAGATGAAAAAGGCTCGACATTCGGGTTATGATCTTACTTCTTCAATATTTGAATTTGTGGATAATGCGCGTGATACGGGATGTGAGGAGATCCGTATCGACATTCGTGAAAAAGTGGAGGGTAGCCGTCGTGCTGGTGTGGATGGTTCCTCGATGGCATTGGAGCGCAAGATTTTCAAGATTATCATTTCTGATAATTTTTCGGAAGGGATTCCTATACATGTTTTGCGAGGCATGTTTTCGTGGACCTATGATCGTCAACGATCCTCCGATCAGATCGGTGAATACGGTACGGGATTCAAGTGCGCTTCTGTAAATTTGGGAAATCGATTATGCGTGTACACAATGGATGCCTTGACGGGAAATTATTATCGTGCGGTGGCGGACTGGGAAGAGATGGAAGAAATGAATATATGGGATCCGACGGTAGAGGAGATAGATATGGAAAAATATCACATGTATCATCCATGGAAGACGGGTACATCGTTTGTGATGGAAAGCCTGCGTCACGAGTTTTTCTATCACCCGCGGAACCATCCGTGTATTGCTCAGACGCTCTACGAGCACATCGCCTATCATTACAAGTATTTTCTGGAAGCGTTTCCTCAGAAAAAAATCACGGTGCGGGGCATCTTTGAGAATGGAGGATCAGTAATGCTAAAGAGCTTGTACAGTGGGGAAGAAGAGGGAGGCGGTCTTAAAAATTGTTCTTTTTTCAGAAAAGCGCATTATACAGTTGAAAGCCGCGTGCTGGTGTATCTTGATCAAGCCGGTTTTTATAATTATTTTGTTCAGCGTGGCAGTGGCAGTGGCGGTGGACGGATCGAGATGATAGAAAACGTTGGAACACGAAAAAATGGAAATGCAATTTTGAAACCAGTCGAGGTAAGCATCCGTATTCTTGCCAATATGAGGCTGGTGGGTGAGATTGAATTCAGGAGCTGCGTGTATTACATTCCGACGACACAACACTCTGTTGCTCCTGATTCAGAGGCAACAACAACAATAGAAGAGGAGTCGACACCTGTGTCATCGCTTGGTACAATTGATGTTGTTCTAAACGATCGAGTTGTAGGTAAGGATCTATCGCTTCGAAAAAAGAGGAATGATGGATTGATGGATTACGTCAAGCACGAGGTGCGGATCTGGTCCAAAGAACTGAGCTCTATCTTGGGGATCCAATACAATAAGAAAAGTCATTTTGCAGACAACGAGTTACGATTCACTCTGGAACATGTCCAAGGTGTGCATGAGAAATTAATTGTTCGTCAGTGTAATCTGGCAACAGCGGTTATGGGAACGGGAACGGATCCTGAGCCTCGTAAAGAAAAAGAAGAAAACGAGTTCTTGTCCTCTATACCTCGAGTTGAGACATTGTCCTCTGCCGCATCAATAATGAATTCAGAAGCTGAAAAAGAGTCCGAAACAGAGGCGGTAGAAGAAGAAGCAGCTCCTCCCAGTAGCACAGTAGTTGGCACCGCCGATGCGTCTGTAATAGCAATTAATGGTCGACGGAAGAATTTTACCACACAAGCCAAGATATCCATTCTTGTGTCCCAGGAGTGTCGTGATTCCGAGATGGATTTTCTCTTGAAACAAGATATCCTACCCTTTGATTACGATCATATATCGGACCGAAGTAATAATTCCGAGGACAATGGCCAGGCATTAAGCGTGATATTGCATGCAATCAAGAGCCGACGTCCTCTTGCTTATAAAAAGATCCTTAAAGATCGAGCAGAATATATCGTAGACTTGTTAAATTGTATCACCAGCAGTAAGATATTTCGAGAGGCCTATCAAGAAGGTAAGATTATTGTAAAACCCTCGTCGCTGGAAATCATGAAAGGTATTTTTTTAATGAATTGAAAAAATTTTGATTATAACACCAACTCGTCTTTTTTTCTCGAGATCATGCGCAAAAAAGGATCGTGATTATTGATCCGGGAATGGTCCATGTTGGGAATATGAATGACATGACGTTTATTTCTTTCCGACGACGGCCATTGTTTTTCGGGCCACAAGAGGCTCGATACCGGAATCAATCCGTCCCCGTCACCCTTAATTAATTTCTTAGTATCTGCATCGATAAATGTCGTCGTATTATAGCCGGTGGAATAGACAATGTTGTGTGGGATGCTGATATCCGCAACGCGATAGGGCTCATGATATGTTTGAAACAAGTCAAGCTGTTCCAAAACATCGTCGTGTCGACGAAAGATATGGTGCACGTTGGATCGGTCGTACGATATCCCGTTCTTCCGGAAGAACGGGTCCTTACCAATAGGAAAACTCATGTAAAAGCCGCCAAAGAGAGGCAGGTCTTTGACACGCTTGCTGAAAAAAGGCAAGATCTGAGCCGAGGGGGCGCTTGATAGCATCACCATTTCTTCCCGCGAGTGTAGAATGTTGTCTATGATCGAATAGAAAGAAAAAGGCGTACCGCCCATGGGTACATTGACAAAATACACCTTTTCAATATGCTTCCTTGTCCACGCGTCGGCGGCGTGCGAGGTGAGATAATGATGGAATACGAGTCCTCCCAGACTGTGACACACCACCACCATGGGTTCCTGTTGTATGGCGTACTGCTGCTCAAAAAACGTCGTGAAATGTTTGTACAGGTCATAAAAGTACTCCGGATGGTGAATGTAACGAAAATCATACGGCAACGCAAGCACTTGGTGACCGTCTTTCTCGAGTCGCTTGATAAGACCCGAGTAATACACATTCTTAGTCAAGAGGTACGTGGACCGCGTATCAATGCGGATCTCATCAAGGGATCCCACGGGAGATGCGGGAGGTATAATGATTTTTCCATCTGCATCACGACACAGATTAAGGTCATTGAGGTTACGCATAGCAATATCCGGAGGCCATATCCTACGACCACGTATCGGATCATAGAGCTTGGAGCCGCCCATGCCCGGAATGATGCAGATCTTGAAAGGACTCGTTGTCCCGGTAAAGAAAAATAAGAGTAAGAACGCTTCAGCCCGTAAGAACCTCATTTTGCTTGACCTCCAACTTTTTGATTTATAGACTCGTAAAAATAAAATAAAAAAGCTTTCTATCGCCTTCATAAAAAAACTGAATAACAAAGGGGCGTCTTTGCTGTCAATCGCAAAGGAATTGATTAGAAATAACTTGTTTTAGGTTTTTTATTTCTAATTTTTGTTCAACACCACACACAAAACACAGAGTAAAATGTCCGCCATGACGATGGCGTTCGTCGATGAATATCTTCATCGTTACGATCATAAAAAGAATCCCAAGGACTCGTCTTCCAAGATATGGCACGACGCCAAGTCAACCCGCATCAAGATGGCGCTTATTAATTATAGGGTCGAGAACTACAATTTTCGATCTTGTCGTGATCCTCATCGCAAGAATAAGCCCCAGATGAAGCGCCCCTCATGGATATGTAAGAGTATGAAGCTCGTTTCTCGAAAGAAGAAAACGACAGCAACTGGAAGCAACAAGATGTCCAAGAAGAAGAACAAGCAATCCCGTTTCAACAAGTCTTCTGTTGCAAAAGAGGAGCTCAAGGAGGAAGAAGCGTACTATGATTAAAAAAAAAAAAAAGAGAATTAGAGAATCAATTGTCTTTTTGTGCATCGTACTCCCATCAGGGCTTGAACCTGAGACCTTCACGTTATTAGCGTAACGCTCTAACCAACTGAGCTATAGGAGCCTTTTGTGTTTTTTTCTTAGTTTTTTCATAATTCTTAAATCAGAGTAAAAAAAAATCGAATTTAAAATTATGGGCCGTAATAAAAGACTTGCACTTATACATGATCGTTTTACTATCGCATTCTATCCTTGAAAAATGACTCGTGCTTGTGACATGTTTTGAGTTTTTTTTCAACTTTTAAATTTCTTTCTTTTTTTTTTTTGGTGTCACAGAATAGAGTAAGTTATCAAGTCCAAGGACTGTCGCATGTACATGTGTGGTGATAAAAAATTACGTTTTGTAATTTTTTTTTTTCGGGACAACAATTAAATATGGATGTATTCAAAACTCTGATCTCTATCGCGATCATTTTCCTATTATTTAGTGTCATCGTGTACGTCATTGCCATACAGGTTCGCGAGTATTATCAGCAGACGGATCCCATGTTAAAGATAATCAAGGATACTCTCTCCCCGTTGCACGAGAAGGTCAAGGACCTACATTTTTTTCAGGGAGACAAGAGTTATACCATCAATAAGAAAAAGATCTATCTATGCCTTAAGGACGAGAACGAGGAGTATTATGATTTTAATATGTTATTGTATGTAGCGATTCATGAGCTATCTCATGTTATGTGCGATGAGATCGGACACACACCAAAATTCAATCAAATCTTTCATGACAATCTCATCCTCGCCGAGAAGTTAGGAATCTATGATTCCACCAAGCCCATCATCACCAATTATTGCGGACACACATAATTAGCCTCGAATCCAAACATTGGCGATCCATTTCTCGCCGCTAATTACTTTATTACCCGCGTGTAACGACTTGGGATGAACATAATGCTCGGTAGTATCCAAATTATGGAAGAGCAAGGCCGATCCTTTTTCTAACTTGTAATGCGCATTCAGTGAAGGAAAAATAGTTTCTCCTCCTATATATTCCTGCGGATGATTGAGGTACAGTAAAAATGTCCTGGTCCGCGGACGATTGCCATAACGCTCCATTTCTTTTTTGCAACACGGTTTTTTCAAAAGACATTGATCGTAATGCGGATCAAAATAATCGTCTGTCTGATAATAGACAACTTGCATCGGTTCCAGTGACGAGTTCATAAACAAAAACGCGAGTCGATCCATGATACTATCAATTATCACATCATCTGTACGGTTCAGCCAGCACGTCTTGCTTTTTCTGGACTCGTGCTTGTTCTGATCACCTATCCTCGACCTCATAAATCCTTTTTTGCTTGTCAATTGAATCAGATAATCACACTCCTCGTATTCCAGAAAACGAGGGAATAATACTGGCATCGTGTATCCAAAATGAGGAGGACACAGAGTAAGATAATCGTCTTTTCTTACATGAGAAGCAGTAGAAATCGCAGTGTTAGTCTTGTCGTTTGTTGCTACTGTCGCAGATTTCCACCACAACCACTTTTCAAAAACGATAAATGAAATCACGAGAAGCAAGAATAAAAACAAGATCGTACAGAATACAATTACAATTACCTTCATCCTTGTTTTTTTTTTTTCAATCAAGATATATCTAAAAAAAAAAAATCAATTTTATTTCGCTTATTCTTATTCAAAAATCCGTTCCTGGATTTCTTCTTTCCATCCCATCAACATTCTCACAAACACATCAAAATCATCTTTCATTGTCTCCCTTAGCATCCCGCTCATGATAATATTTCCACTGTGGAAAACCAGGAATGTATTATATTTTTTCTTCTGTTTCTTTTCCGTAGTTATCTCCGTAAGCTGGCTTAGTGGAGCAGTATTTTGCTTCCATTCTATGGGAAGAGACGACTCGATGTCCTCGCACATAATTACCGGCACGGACACGTCCCACCATTTCCTATTTAGCTGATACTTGATGTTCACACCCGTATATCCACACGATGTCTCAAGAAGACTATGATGTTCCGTGTAACGATTCATAAACTCGTCCAGCTTCTGACGGTTGATCTTGAATCCGATTGAGAAATCGATATTCGTCATCACCGTCTGAAAAAAGACTGTAATGCTTCGATTCTTATTGACCGTGATATGTTCTCTACAATGCGTAAGCAACTCACTGATGAAGAATGCCACCACACTCGACGCCTGCTCCTCGGACTTGCATCCTGTCATCTGGAACTTGCCATTCTTTGACAACTTAAAATTGACGGTCTTGGTACTCATGGGATCCACACCACAAATCACATTGATCGCATTCCGGAACGACTTTTTTTTCTTTCTCTTCTCCGGCAACGCTACACCACGACGGTCAGCTCCGTAATAAATCGTTTTTACTACAATTCCTGGTGTTGACACTGCCTCCGTTTCCTTCAACAATGGATAGCTCCGATACACACCCTCGATATCAATCGTTACGTTTGAGATAGCAATCACCGTCTTGGTCGATACCTTGATATCATCGTAATTTAACATTTCTCTATTAGATTATCTTTCATTTAAGAGGAACATTTCTTTAAATGGTTTAACAAGAAAGTCATTTTTTTTTAAATTTGATATAAAGAAAAAAATCTTTACAGGGGCGTGACAAAGGTGGTGGTGGTGTTAGTACTCAAGTACAGCAATTAAGACCGGAAGAATTATCTGATATTGATAGTATTTTTGAATTTTTGTAAATCAGAGCGGCAGAAATTAATGACATTCGACCATTACGATCTTTTGAAGGAATACGATTTTTTTACAAGTTACCAGAATATTTGACACGCCGCTATTCCAATACTTTTAGAAGAAATACAATCCCGGCTGGATTTAGAGTATACACAGTGTATACGACTCGTAGCCAAGACCCTGAATATTTGATAATCTTGTATGAATCATTAATGGTTTACTGTTTGGGATTCTCTTGATTATGTATCATTTATAAAACATCGTCTTGATCATTTTCCATTTTATGATATTGAAAACAAGGATCCTTTAAGATATTTACTTGACTTGAAGATGGAGGACCCCGTCAACGACGACTTATCAACAGCGTATTCGACGTTATATGACCAAGACAAGACAAAAAAACCAGATATACTTGTTGAAAGAAATCAAGAAACTCTTACAGAGAACCGCCGTTCCTTATTTTGATGGTCAAGATCCTGTCCAAGCGTATCGTGTCTGATAATATTATGTTTCTTATAGATAGAATATAAATATGGGAAATCTACTTTCTTTGAAGAAACAAGAAAATTCAACGACATCAGAAGACAACATTTCTTCTGATCACGTCAAGCAGCTGATTACTACGATGCTCCAAAACAAAGATTTGAATCTTTCTTTTGTACCAGACAGTATAGAAGAAAAGATTTACGAAAAAATTATTAATACGATTTTAACCGAGGTTCAACAACTCCTTACGACCGTAAAGGTCCAATTTTTGAATCAAGAAATCACTCTTCATATGAAACCAATTGAGTAGCGTGTGTTGTACGGTCCTGTGCATCACGGCTGTATTTGAAAATACAAGACCAGATCTCACGGACCATCTTCCTATCAATAGCCTCCTTCTTTTGACAGAGGCGTTCCATCACCTCGTTCTCACGGATCGGACATCTTGTGATCTTCTTAAAAACCCGCGTATCACGCGAATGGAGCATCCTAAGCGCCAGCAACTCATAAAGGGCATCATCAACACGATCGATCTTTTGTCGCAGGGATAAGAGGGCGTCACCGACGTCTGGAGGAGGAAGAGGAGCTGGCTTTGTAGGAAAAGGCATTTTGGAGACCCGGAATCCATTGGCGATGCTCATTAGAACGATAACAGAAATAATAATAGGTTGACAATAATATCTCATTTGTGTTTTTTTATCCATAAAAAAAAAGAAAGAAACAGAATCAATTCATTTTTTAATTTTTTTTTTTTTTAACGCCAGCAAATAAAAATAAAATGACACCAATTTCTATTACGGCGACCGTAATATCGGTAATTTATGTCCTCCTGCTCCTTTTATATCTTTTTGGAAAAAACCCTTCCGTCGACATGATCGTTTTCTTCATCAGCGTCCTTTTCATCATCTCCATCTTTATGAATTTCAATCGAGCATCTCCAGAATCTTTTTATTTCGAGGTCTCTCCCCAACGAAAAAAGTGTCTAATAGAACAGGTCAGCCTGAATCCCAAGTCTTTAGGACCACGATCCTGTGCCTGCTGTCCTAAAGGTACTGTAGGTGGTTATCCTCCCCACTACTCAGAATGGTTACAACCACAAAAAGGCAGCAACTCGTGGCATCGTACCGATAATTGGACCACCAGTCCGTCTGCCGTTCAAAACAGTCCGACACCTACCGCACTTGTGAGCAAGTCCTGAATTTCATTATAATGGACTGCTGTAAAGCTGCGCCATTACCGAGGATAGAGTGATGGAGGCGAAAATGATGATGATCGCATTGACTATCATGGAAACGATGGCAAAGAAGCAGATATACGAGGATAACGTGCTTAAGAAAATGAATACAATCATAGAAAGCAAGAAATGCGTGGCGGCAAATGCAATAATGGTAATGAGATTAATTTCCTGTTGTGTCTTGAGGCTATTCATTCAAAAATGTCTTGGTTTTTTTTTTCTCTATCAAGAGAAAAAAAAAAAATTGTTTTATTCATAGACATTGAAAACATGAAAGTTGGGATTTAAAGCCTTGTCACGATGGGTTAAAACGAAAAATGCCGGAGATTCTTTTTTGTCAGAACCAGAAGATGAATATGTTCAAGGTGCTGATGTATATTACTCATTTGTTGGAGGAGAGCGGTGTGGATCATAGCCGGATCGTTTATCAGTTTCTGGACAAGAAAAATCGATCATATCGCTCCAACAATGTGGATTCTTTTGAAAATATTGTGTATATCATGAGTCCTTTCTCGGGGCCACAAGACGTGACATTTCAAGAACAGGTCATCACGGTGAGTCCCCTTCTTCTTGATGAATCAAGGCTGTACGCGTACATCGATAAGGATGTGTACGAGACGGCCTTTCGTCTTTCTCTGACGGGTTCTTCTCAAGACGTCCTCGAGGAACTTGTGAAAGAGGCATTTGCGTATGCCAATAAGTTCTCGGATCCGGATGAGAATTCCAAGACAATTTTTGTGTATCAGTATAATGAGATGAGTGAAGGGTGGGACAAGTACAGCGAGGTCAGTAAGAGGAGCATTGATACCATTTATCTACCGCTGGAACAGAGCCGCAAAGTCCTGGAGGACGTACAGCATTTCATGTCCCCGGAGACACGCAAGAACTACGAGACGTTTGGGATCCCGTATCACAAGACGTATTGCTTTTACGGTCCTCCGGGAAGTGGAAAGACGAGCCTCATTCATGCGGTATGCTCCACGATCCAGAAACACATATGTATCTATCGATTCGGACCACAGACCAAGGACCATGATGTCGCCCTGGCACTCAAGTGGATGCCAAAGAACTCGGTCTTTGTGCTGGAGGACATTGATTGCATCATGACAAATCGTGACAATGTCAAGGGAAGCCTCACGTTTAGCGGCTTATTGAATATGATGGACGGACTCTCGATGGTGGATTGCCTCGTTACCTTTATCACCACGAATCATTTCCTGGACCTTGACAGGGCCGTAAAGCGTCCTGGGAGGATCGATTATATCCTGGAGTTTACTCATGTGACGCGAGAACAGATTTACAAGATGCTCGAGGTTTTTTATCCAAATGAAAAAGACGATTTCGATGCTATCTATAAGGAACTGAAGGGACACAAGATGACCGTATCCCATATGCAAAAATTCTTGTTCTCACTGTATCCTGTAGGAAATGTGCGTGCCAATATTCGATTTTTCATCGACGAGTTTCTTAAATATTACAAAGTAGAGGAGAGCAAAATGTACGCTTAATCGAGGGAAATTTCTCAGACAATTTCAAACAAATTCAAGTTTAAAAAAAAAAAATTGTTATGTTAAAATGAATCGGCGTGAGCGAATCTTGACAACGACAACGACCGAGAATGACCCTTTCTTTTTTTTAACCTCGGACAGTATTTTATTTTCTTCATCGACCGTGACACCCTCGGAAAACAACATCTTTTCAAGTATTTTTTCCAACATATTCAACAACATTATCGAGGTCGATCGATTTAACGAGGCCGTGCAGAACAGCATGGAGACGTACAACGAGGAGCTTTTTAAAAAAGTCGATGATTATGTCATCGATCGACCGCTTCTTTCCTCAATTCCATCTTCTTCCAGGGTCTCTACTTGCTTTATCTGTATGGCGGACTTGAAAACTGGAGAGAATATACCGGAAGAGGTAGGAGAAAAGAAGGATTTATACGAGCTACCTTGTCATCATGTTTTTCACGCCTCCTGTTTGCAGGAGGCCGTGTCGCACCAACATTACAAGTGTTGTTTATGTCAAGAGAAAATCCCGCTGATAACCAAAAAAAAAACAGAGATGATAAACCAAGAAGAATATAATCATAACGGGCATCGCATCACCATTTCGTCCACTTCCTTGGATTCTTAATTCTATTTCCTCCTATTTTTTTTTTTCATGTAAAGGACTCAAAGCCGTGATTGACCCATGCCTCAATACGCTTTGGGTGTAATGCCGCTTTTATAAGATCTTCCTTAATAATACTCATCTGTTCCTGTTTCTTCTCCTGTATAATATCATTTTCCTTGGACATGATGCATCGGATCAAAGAACGGGCTTCCTCCAGCACTTGAACTGGTCCTGATATCCTTTTTTCAACTTGTTGCGACATAGGGATACAAAGCTTGGCGTCATAAAAATGCGCGTGATCCCATCCGTACTTGAGGTGTTTTACAGACCCATAGGTGAGATCTATCTCCATATTGTCAAGATAATAACTCAGGTCTTCATAGCATGGATTTTCTTGTAACCACTGTTCCAGATGAAGGCCTCGCGGCAACAGAAGGTAACCGTTGAAATTGCACATGAACGGCTTCCTGTCCATAAAACGAAGCATAATCACAAATCCATCCTTGGTGAGCAACCTTATCTCCACCCCTTCAGATGGCAATATTGTTTCTCCGTCTTCCAAAACAACGTTCCAGTACTTTGGGTCGTGAAAATCCGAGAGACAAGCCCGTTTCATATTCGCCAGCGTATTATGAAAATCTTCTTCCAAATCTTTTTCATTCATTTTTTTCTGTGAAAATTTTAGTAATAAAAGAAAAAAGGCATGTTTCATTTTTTTTTTTATTTCATTTCTTGTGGAAGAAACTCGGTCATTGTTAGTTTAAACAAAAACACAAGCACCATACAAAATGAAACTATTCTTGTTTTTGACCATGGTTATGATGACGGCAACCGCATACACCAATCTTATTCTCATCGGAATGCCTGACTCGGGAAAGTCGTTTCTTGGTAAGCATCTTGCCGAGACACTTGACATTCCCTATTACGATACAGACGAGTTGCATCCCTTAATCAAGCAGCCCAAGTTTTCCAAACAAGATTGGCACCGTTTTAGAAAAACCGAGTGCACCATTCTTCAAAATCTTTTAAATAAACAAGAAACGAAATTGATAAGTACTGGGGGCGGTTGTATCGAGTATCCTTTAATCTTTCAGCAATTGCTTAATCGTCCGCGAGGGAGAGATGCGGTTGTTCATATCGTGCGTAATCAACAAGAACAACATAAAGACTACAGCAAAAGCAAAAGCACCAAGAATTTACCAGACAAAAATTATCAGAGGCTTTGGGAAAAGCGCGGCAGGTATTATTTTATGCTCTCGGATGCGGATTACTGGAATGAGGAACACTCGACACCGACAGATTTTGTACACTGGTGGTTATGGCAGAAATCGACCCTAAATTAGAAATTGAAAAAATTTTTTTATCTGAAATAAAAAAAAAAATTAATGGATCTTCTAACAATTGTATTATTCATCTTTCTGTTTCTCTTGATTCTTGTCAATCTTGTCTGGAACATTCATTATACCATTCCTAAAAAACCTCCCGTGCATCGTCAGGTACTCCATTTTAGATACAATCGGGACGATTTCTGCTCAAGCATTCCTCTGACACTGGAAGGACGAAAACATTGCAAGAATCAAGTCAATTCAATTGCCTACGGACCTATCGAGTGGATCAATGGACCCAAGAACCTCTTTGGTAGCATTTATACAACGACGGGGTCCATCCAACAAAGTCTTTTTTTAGAAAACTACTGGATCACATTCAGTAATCAGGATTCCGTTGTCATCGGTGCTCTTCGATGGTCTTCTCTTTATAAGAATCCTTATATCAATCAAGAGGATCCATCAAGAACGACTGCGCCCTACGTGATCTCCTCGGTCGCTGCGAGTACAGGTAATTTCAGTAATTTTAATAACGGTAAAATCCTTTTTGATTATCGAGAATTGCTTCGACACATCTATATTTTTGGGAATGGGTATGACTTTGAGCTTAAAGATTATCTTCACAAGAACAACTTAACAAGTTCACTATAATCCATCTTTGCGACTTGTTCTGGAGTGATCAATTTCTGACGTAGCAATTGGATCCCTTTTTCATTTTTGAAAAGAAAATAGATATAGACCCATTGAGGCATGGCCGCAAGTTGTTCTGGAGTAATTAATTTCTCACGCAATGCCATAATCCCAAACTTATTTGAAAAAAGACCATAAATATAATCCGTGGGCATTTCAAGGATTTGATCCACAGTGATCAAGCCTTCACGCAACGCTTGAATGCCATAATCATTAATAAAAAGATGTTGAATCCCCTGGGATGGCATCCAGGAAAGTTGTCTTGGAGTGATCAAGCCTAAAAGTAAAGCTTTCTTGACTCGACTTTTATCAAAAAAAGGAAAAAGAGGTTTCATAAGATATTTGTCCACCCATTGTTGTCCTCCTTTATCATAATATTTTTTATTGATTGAAGTAATTGAAGTATTGACAGGATCATAAAATTCCCTCCACACCTCTGGAGGTAAATTTGAAAAATAACTATTATTACTTTGTTGATATCGATACTTTTGAATTAATTGTTCAATACAATTGACAATTTTTTTTTTATCCTCCTCTATGATTTCTGGATAGTCTTGGATCAGGCGATCAAGATAATATCGACGTAATTCAAGCGCTCCTCGAATTCCTTCTGGAATATCCTCAATGTATCGAAATCGCTTGTCAAAGGACCTCCTTAATGTTGTTGTAAGGGCATTGATGGCCATTAGAGTAAAATCGACCAATTCATTTGTGAGTTTCTGTTTTCTTGACGATTCAAACATTTATCATTAAAAAAAAAAATTTTTTACTTTTCTTCCTCTGTACCAGGAGGATTGAAATCATCGTGATAAAGATAGATTTTTCGCCTTGACTCAGTAAAATCAATAAAGAGATTGGCTCCCTCATAACTCGCTAACAATCCGCTGGCAGCGGATACACGCGTCTTTGTATTCTTGACTCCTGCCCGGCTATAATCATTCCTCTGTGGTTCTTTCCAGCACGTTGAAAATCTCGCGCTTCCCACCGTCGTATTCTTGTCCGTGTCATAAATCGTAATCCAATAATTCTGAGGCACGTACGCCATATTTTCATATAAAAATGTATTCCCTTGGATATAATAATGACAGAAATAATGACTTCCACTGGGATTGCTTACCCATTCCAGGCGCGTAAATTGTGACCCATTCCATGCATGAGGATCACAGTTTTTTATTGCTTGCTTGACGTCAAAATTGTGTACGGTAGTACAGAGTGTCTTGAAATCGTATTCAAAAACCTCGTGACCTTGCTTGGTTTGCGCCGGGACCAGGAATTTGAATCTAAAACCCATAAAGAGGAAAAAGGCCAGTAATAACAAATAAAGAATAATAATCAAAACAATCAAGGTCGTGTACATATTTTTTTTCTTTCCAAAATGAAAAAAAAAAAAATAAAAAATAAAAATTTTTGTCAATTCCAATGTCATAAACAAAAAATAAACAATTCAATTTAGATCCTGGGGTCCACGTAAATACTTGTCTTTCCATCCTCCACGCGTATCCGCAGGACCCCACAGCCTCGTGAAATACTCCATAAACTCATTCTTGTCTGCACATGACCCATTGGGACAGCTTTCCCGATGCCATTCACGAAACGAGGAATACATATCGAAACTGTTGCACGTCTTGCCCTCTCGTTCCTCAATCCATTCATCCATGAATTGCTTGAAGACATCATTCTTTTTCTTATAATTGGCCGTTGCCAATGTCACCTTCATCGGCTCCTTTTTCGTCTTGGGCTTTGTTTTCAAGCGATGTAGAAGATACCATGCCAGAGGCTCCAACATACGTGGAATCTTGTCCTTGAACTGCTCGTCCTTGGGGAACCGCTTTTGTTCCAGCTGCTCCTCGTACGACTCGGGCGCATCGCTCGTAAACGTCGACTCAAACGGGATCAGCTTGATACGATTCCACGTCGCCTTGTCGCTGTACGTTATTTTTGGCGGTTCATTACAGATCAGAACAATCTTGAACATCGGCGTAATCTCCTGCCCGTCCTTGTATAATCCTCGGGCAAAAAAGGTATCGTTTCCCGAAAGTTCCTTTAAAAGGCCAATGTTGATCGTATCTTTCTTATCGGGTTCCTGCAACATCGCCAGGCGCACCCCATTACCTGCCCTCACCAGCTCGGGACACGCAGCGCTCGACTGTGTCCGCTTCCCCGTGATGAGAGAGGTCGGCAGTTTGACGTTGTAAGGACCCAGCATCTGCTCAAAGATCATCTGCGTAATCGACTTGCCGTTATCGCCCTCGCCCGTCCAGATCTGAACAATCTTGTTGAAATTACCGCCGATAAAGACATCCGATGCCGAGTCCAGGAAATAATCCCGAACCTCGCGATCCGGAAAAATCTTTTCAAAAAAGGAAAAGATCTCCTTTATCTCGCGACAATCTTCCGTGTATCTGTCCGACCAATAATTAACGCTCATCTTTAATGATATATAGTCGTTGGGACGGCCTTCCCTGAACACGTGCTCCTTGATGTCGTACACGCCATTGTTGAACGCGATCAGGTACGGATTAGAATCGAGCTTCTTCATGAACCCCTCGCTCAAGAAAATCTCGGCGGCCTCTTTCATCACATTGGTCTTGAACGGATTCGATTTCAGATTGCGGATCTGTTTCTTGATCATCTTCTTCTGATCGTCCAAGCGTTTCTTCTCTTCCTTGGCGTCCGTGTCCTCCGAGTCGATTACTCTCAGACGGCTCTGAGCAAGTTTTTCTGCCGACATGCGCTCGTAATCTGACACGAGTTCCTTGGATATCTTGGCACTCAGCGAGTGTCCGCCATCGATCGCTTCCCAGATATGGTGACGAAACTCGTACCACTGCTTGAATCGTAGCGAGGCGCACACAAACTCACTCTCGTATCGCTTGAACAACACCATTGCAAGATCGTGATGCGTTCCTTCCAATTTCAACGACTTATCGAGAAGAGGAAGCGTGTGTTCCGCAATGACCGCCTGATAGCGTGTCGGATTGTCCTTCTTGGCAATGTATTTTAGAGAACCGACCGTCAGGTCTTTTTGAGACATGCGGTCCCACTCGTAATGACACACACGCTCATCGAATTTTTCCGAGCGCCTTGAAAACTCCAGCCAGCGGTCCATTCCTTCTTGCGCGCCCTGGAAGATGTTATACAAGATCCATCCGATTTGCATCCAATCATTACGATCGTCCGCACGCTCATCCAGAATACAGCCCATGATGTCATCTACGAGCTTGGTGGTAGCCTCAAAATCCTCGGGATAAATGATCTTCTTCATCTTGAGCATATCGGCCGTCTTTTGCGGCGACGACGCCGTCGGTATCGGAATCAGATCGTTCTTGATGTCATAAATATACTCGTTGCGATGCCGTACGACAATGCTTAGGATCTGGGGGAGATAGACATCAATATTATCGGAATCAACAGCAATCCTTTCCTTGTTATCCGAGTCATACAAGCGATAATCCCTAAAGATAGCCTTCCATTCCTCGATCATGCGCCCCTCAGGATCGAATGCACAAGTCACGGCATACGCATCACTCCCTTCCTTCCTTGATCCATACAACAGCCATGCATTGCGAACGTACGCCTCGTCGATATAATTGTCCGCATTGGTCACGGAAGGAAGCTCCTCTACGCGCAGTTTCTTGAGCTCCAGACGGATCCGAGGAATCAACTCATTCTGGTGAACAATCTTGTCCATAAAGATAAAGGGAAAGTGAAGATGAAACCCGTTCTTCATGTACGTCTTTCCACGCGACGCGGGAGTATAATACGGCCTCTTCTCGAGAAGAAGACAGGTAAGATGGGATTCCTCGAGGTCATGAAGAATCTCACGAAGTACTTTCTGATATACACGAATGAGGATCGACACATTCTCTATCGAATAAAAAAGCCTCCATCCGGATGGATCATAAATGTCCTGAAAAAATTGAACACCCGAGGTCGCTTCTTTCTTTAAATCAACATCGACCAGTACAGGAATAATACTATTGTCAGAAAACTCACCGATTCCTTTGGGACCGTTATAGGCAGTATAGAGGTTCCAGAATGTTTTCATGTCTTCATCCCTTAGCATATAATTAGCCTTGGGGGAGAAGAGGGAAACGTGGGAACCACGTTTCTCGATGCGATGAGAATTAAGAAATGTATGAAGATGGCTCATTTTTTTATATCGTCCTTTGAAAAAAAAAAATTTCATGGAATCATTTTTTTTTATTTTTTTATCTTCCTTACTCATTTTACTTCTTTTATTTTACAGGAATCATGAATCGATCCTTTCCGGGCGGCTGGAAAAAAAAAAAGAAGAACGATGTTTCCTCGCTGGCGGCGGCGGCCGCTGCCGGCGGCGGCAACGGCGACGAGGAAGCCATGAATTGGCTTCAAACCCACAATCTCCTTCTTGTTGACAACAACACCTATTATAGAAAGTTTGTGGATATTATGCTCAACGAGCCTGTCGTGACCGCTTCAAAGACATGTTACGGTATCTATAATCAACTCCGCAAGCAAGAGGAAAAGCTGGGAGAATGCGCGCCTTTCCATTTAATGCCCGTTATTGCTCATATCCCTTTTCATCTATGGATGGGTCTTGTACCGGTCGAGGTGCATCTTATATGGCTAAGAGCGACTGATTTTTCCGCCTCATCAATCTCATCGTTCTTACGGGCTCACGAGCTCCGTCCGATGGAGTGCATCCTTGAAGATCCAAACCGATCTGACGAGGAAAAGGAGGTCATGATAAAACAGAGATGGTCTTGGTTGGCCGATCAGCCGCGCATGTCCAGTGCTTTGCGTTTCTTGAGTACTCGGGATTTCTTTCTTTTGAAGGAAAAAAGCGTCAAGTTATCTTCCTCGATAGGATTCCTTCAACTTCTCCATCTCTACGATTATCCTGATCGAGGGCATTTGTTGTTACTGGACATCTTGGGAAAGAATGTCCTTGAGCATCCCTCAAAGCGCAAGCGACGATCCTGTGTTTCTGGATGTGGGTCCGCCGCTACTCGTTTTCTCACGATCAAGCGCCAGTTACCGTGGTTGTGCTCGGTATTCCGTCCTTGGATTCCCTATGATTTTCATACAATGCTGATTCAACCGGTGGAGTCGACGACATCAACATGTACAGCTATGTCTTCTTACCTTGGCAAGCAAGTCAGAAAGGGATGGTTTGAACCCGCGATGCGTTTCCATCAGGCGTATCTTGAAAAGGGTGGGGGTGTCCAAAAGGGCAATGTTTACGAGTGTTCTACAGCAGGAAATTTAAAATTTCGTATTGTGTACGGTGTAGGCGAAGACTCTTGGCGTCTTCAGAATGAAGACACTCTTGCTCGAGAAAAGGCATGGGCATCACGATCAAGGCTTCTTCTTTCCGTTACGGCGCTCCAAAAACATCTTTGTATGGATCATCTTCCGGATGGCAGCATCGTGGCAAGATCCGTGTATTACGACCTCTCGGCGCACGACGACGACGATGTCCTGCTCCCGTTGTCGCTGCTGAAAGAAGTGGTTTGTTCTTGTTCCCAGCACGAGAAGGAAAAGGTTGCAGATGTGCTTTCTCGTATCTATCATGTGTATGGGCGTCTGTGCCGCAAGGAGCCCTTGGCACCCTATCACACGTCCTTGAGGTACAAGATGAAGCATCTATTGCATCGCGATGCACGCTTGTTCACGACGCCTGTAGGATTTCTTTTCCCAGAGTATTATTACTACTCGCAGGATGAAAGGGCGCTTCTTGACAACGCCTGGAAAAAGGCGTCGGACCGATTTGTGTCGAGAATGCTGGTTGCCATTTTGGGCCGGGAAAGCGGGTTCACCCTTATCAAGCACAGCAACAATAGTTCCACGCTATCTCTACCCCGTATAAGACAGGCGGTATCTTCCGAGGAGAGATGCCTTGTGTATAGCCAGGCGTCGGAAGAGCACTTGAAAATCAACGCGGAGATTCTTGATCTCTTGGACGATGATGAAGTTATGCACCTTGATGAGGAAACAATTCGTCAGGGTGGTAGACATCAGAATCGACCAATCGTCGTGTCCACTACCGATGACCACACCGCCGTCTCTGATATCGACGGGGAAAGAAAAAAGATGAATGAGGAAGATATTGAGGCCTTTATTCAAGAGCTTGAACAGGGAAAGGTGATGATTACGGCAGAATTGGAAGATATAGAGGTGGATACGACAACAGACATTGAGAATCCAGAGGCCTTGGACGACGAGGTTATTGATGAGGACGGTCTGGAGGAGGTCGAGGTCGATGTAGATGAGTTTTATGGAGGAGAGTAACAAGTAAGCGTAAACACTGCTTTTTCATTAATTGTTTAGACAGCATTGTGTGGCTATTTTCATGTTCTTGTTTGTCTGTGTTAAATTATTTCCGGATTGTTCTATTCATGACGACGATGCCGATACAGTCGTCGCTTCCAATAATCAAGCCGTAATCGTTCCCAGTTGTAAGAATCCCAGCGCTGGACAATGACTTTAAATTGTTCCTCGAGCCATTCCTTGCTCATAACCGACCAGTCATTCACGATGAGAACAGGAAGGCCCTCGTAGACGCCATTGATCCCAGCATCGGCAATGATAGGTATCCTCCCGAGCATAAGTGTTTCCCATGTACGATGAGTGTCCCATCCAAAACCTGGAGGAGATATAGTGAATGCGTAATAACGCATTTCTTTCCAAAAATCCCCGCGTTTTTGTTTAGATAAGTACTTTATACTACCATCCTTCTTTTTCTTTATAGCCTCGAGGATGGGTTTTCTGCGTTCTTCCCGTAATCGAGGAGGGCCGTAGGTAGAATGATGGAAATTGACCAATGCAATGTTGGAAATAGTTTTATGAATGGGGAGCATCGTCTTTTTGACTTGAAGCAGTTGTCTCTCCTGTTCAATTGTATTCATCCTTGAACCCCAGACATTATGGTTCCTTGAAGTAAGGGTATGATAATCAATACCCAGTGGCAGGTGGGATATTTTGGAAGAAAAAGCGGTCCCCGTATAATTCTGAGCGTACCAGTGCAAGAGCTTTGGATGGTTGATATATTGAAAAAAATCCTTAATATCATCAGGAACACTCATCACGTCACAACCGGTCACGAGTACAAAAGGATTTTGGAAAGCAGAAGCATGTTTCTGAAAAAAATTAACGACGTCTGGTGTCTTGATGTAAATCGTATCCCCATGAACATTGTTGTAATCAAAAGAATAAGAAAATATAAATGTATTGTTTAGCAGAGGCGGTTGATGCACAAGCATGGCGATGCCATGAGGATGGACCATCTGAGACTGCATTTAATGATACTCCTTTCTTTTTTATTTTTTTTTTTTCACTCAAGGGAAAAAAAAAATAAAATAAAAACAAATCTTAATAACAAGATATCAGATTCCAATCCTCATCGCCAAATTGGAACCTGGTACTGTTATCTTTCTTGATATAAAACCACAATTTTTTGATCTTGGTCCACTCTCGATCAATGTATTCCTCTCTTGTATCATATAACGCCAGATTACTCGTGGATAGCGTGACACGCCTCGATTCGAGATTGTCGTACACGTCCTCGGGAAGACGGGAAAGAACAGCCGCGTCGGTCCATCGCAAAAAACCTCGGACGTCCTTGTTGTTAATGACTAAAAGGACGTCCGAAAAAAGGGCCGAGTTGAGATAATACAGGATCACGCTCTCAAAGAGGCACACACGCTTATGCCGATAGATAAACCGGTTCATCTTGTTGCGAATGAGGAACACGGTGATAATCTCGTCCTTGATGCGATCACAAAAACACAACTCTCTCTCAATCACGCGCGAGTTGCGGATGATCCGCAACGGATCAAAATGAATCTTCATCCCAAAATTCATCGAGTCTCGAAGGACGTAATCCATCTTGTCCATATCCAGGCCAGACTCTTTGTTGTTGATGATCTTGTGATACCACAGATCGGAACTCATGGTTCCCGATACCATCCCTTCGATGAATTCCACCTCTTCCGCCGTGATCGGCACGTCGTAACGAGTCACCAGGTCACGCAATACATCCATACCCCTCTCCTCGTGATCCTCCCACCCGTTCACAATACCGCCCCACAGCTCCAAAAAATAATCAAATAGGTGCGAAAAGGGACCATGACCAATGTCGTGGACCAGTCCTGCGATGCAAATTAGCTCCTGACGCCGAGCATCGCATCCTTCTAAAAGCTCGGGTTGTTTCTTGATTAGATGATCCAACAACGTTCTTGTGATGCCGTAGACGCCGATCGAGTGCTCAAAACGGCTGGTGTTGGCTCCCGGAAAAACCTTGTAAGACATCCCCGTCTGTTTGATGTAATGCAGCCTCTGGAAATGCGGAGTGTCAATGACACGGAGCGCCAAATCACTGACCTCAATATCTCCCCACAGATTACAATGAATGATTTTCATTTTTATAATGATATGACTCCCAATCTATGCTTTTCAACTTTTCCATCTTCAATTTTTTCTTGTCGTTTTTCTTTTTCTTTTTCTTATTCTCGTTCCCCTCGAGTTGCTTGTAATACTCCTGAACAAGAGGATTGGCCTGAATTTTTTCCACGTCCAAGTTCCTCAAAAAAACTCCCCCAAGAGTGCGTATACGTGAGAGGGCAACGTATATCTGTCCATATTCAAAAATCTGACTACCAAGATCCATGTCAGCAGTATCCAGGTTGCATCCCTGGACCTTGTGAATGGATAGTGCCCATGCCAGTCGTAGAGGAAAATACCGAAACACGACCCTGGCGCAATCGTTGCTTTCCTCCTCGGCATTCGAGATCTCGATGGGATGGACTTCAAGGGGAGGTGCTTTCAAGGACCGATTGATAAAACGCACAAGAGGGACGATTGGAGGCGACGTCGTAAATCCGGTGATGATTCCCTGTGATCCATTCACGAGACCATCTTGCAGATTCAGATTATAGGTCAGCATGACCTGCGCGCCGACGGCAAGACGAAGTGGATCCTCCGGAATTGCAAGTCTGGATCGCCACATCTTGACTTGTTCCTCGCTAACGTCAACGCCCTGATGAACAAGAATAGAAGGAAACTCGTAAATCTTGGATTTCAATCGATCCAGTTCAAAATCATTCATAAAGTCTACCTTGCGGTTCACGGGAAAAAGCGTGGTCATAGAATCGGCGGGATAGGCGGCCTCCGCCGAGGCATCGTATGTACGCGAGCGCAGGAGTGAGATGTTTTCCTCAGTGAGTGTACCACGACGAACATTCTGAAGCACGTCGTACCATCCCATGTCATTCTTCTGTCGATAGACCGTCTTGAGCTCCACGACGTCCTTGATACCCTCCTTATAGACCTCGCTTTGAAAAAGGAACAATGGCTCGTCAACGGGTGGAAGCTGGAAAAAATCCCCGACAAGGATCAATTGTAGACCCCCGAAAAAGGTTTGCGGGGAGCGACGGAGTCGTCTTCCCAGCGCTTCCAGTTTCTCGAAAAGAGAAGGTCCGAGCATGCTGACTTCATCAATAATAAGCACTTCTGTGGTTTTCCATTTACGAAGGTGATTACGATTTCTACGAATCTTCATTTCTAATGTATCCACATCTTCTTTACCAAGACCGATGCCTGCCCAGGAATGAAGCGTGCGTGCACGAGAGCTGAGGAGGATTGCGGCACAACCGGTCATGGCGGTTTCCTGGACGTTTTTTCCACGTTCGCGCAGTAATTGAACCATGCTTTGAATCGTAAAGGATTTACCGGTACCAGCGGCGCCAGTAAGCAGAATACAACGACCTTCTTGTGCCAATTGAATGGCTTTTTGTTGTAACTCGTCCATATATAGAAAAAAAAATCTTATAATTTTATTACAAAGCAATCAAAACATTTTTCCAATTTTTTTTTTCTTGGATATTGTGTGATTTTTTGAAAAGAAAAAGAAATCGTCTTGATTAGTTTATAGGGAATTAAAGAAAAAAAAAATGCCATCAAGAAAGTTTTTTTTAGGCATTGGAATCAATTATACAGGAACGAGCAATGAATTGAATGGATGTATTAACGATGTGAATAATACTGAGAAATTTTTTAGAAAGAAGTTCCCCGATCTTCAATCTACTTTTTTAACGGACACGACCGTTAAAAAACCTACACGTGATACGATCTTGACTGAGCTAAAAAGACTCTTGTCGTTATGTGCATCGGGTGATACATTCATCCTTCATTTTTCAGGTCATGGGACAAGTATTCAAGACCAGGATAATGATGAGAAAGATAAGAAAGACGAGTGTATTGTTCCTCTTGATCTGAAAGTTATTACCGACGACGAGTTGCAAACATTGCTTGTCGCCTATGTAAAACCAAATGTGTTTGTCTTTGGTCTGCTCGATTCTTGTTTTAGCGGGACCGTCCTGGATCTTCCGTATACCTATTTTTCTTCCTCGATTCCTCTTCAAAAAAATAATAAAAAAATTCAGCCCAAGGGAAAAGTCATCATGATCAGCGGATGCCGCGATGATCAGACCAGCGCGGATGCTTATCTAAATAACTCGTTCAATGGAGCCATGACATGGGCTTTCTTGAATTCCTATCCATCGTCGTCCGATTGGATAGGTCTTGTTGAAAAAATGAGGATTCAACTAAAAGATAAGAAATTCAGTCAAATACCCTTATTATCTTTTAATGGAAATATCAATGTACCGCTACTTTGAAAAAAAAAAAAAAGTGAAGCATGAACCCTGCTTTTCATTTGTTCTTAATTGAAAGAAAAATTAACGGAATCAAGAAAAAATATTATAAAAGCTAAAACGTTTTTTTTTTCAGACACACACACACACACAGAGAGACAAGAACCATGATGACAAGAATGACCACAACATCCAAGATTGAGCCTTCCAGTCCGGGATATACGTGGTATTACACGAAGGTCATCGACCACCAAATGACGATAGAGCTTTATTGGAAACCGTTGGAGAATATCTATTCACCGCCAGTTTTCGAGCGCGGAATGTACATGCTGACGCTTGTGGTTCCGAGATGGTTTCCCATCGGCGTCCTGATTGGCAAGAACGGGATGCATTTCAAGGATATCACCAAGAGTACCGGTTGTCATTACCTCTTTTATCGCCATGACAAGATTGAGATATGGGGAGTAGGTGATGCGCCCCGAAAGGCGCGGAGAATGCTTCATGACCGTATCGTACATCTTCACTTGCAGCATCAGCATCAGCATCAGGCCTTTTACAAAGGTGCTTTATTGACAATCCCGGCTATTTAAAGGAGGAATAACGTCAAGATAAGCAAAAAAGTAATAATGAACCAATTGTCATTGCAGTGCGTGCGATTTGACTATCGTCTTGCTTGTTGTGTAAAATCTTTTGTTCATTCCCGTATTAATTATTTTTTTTTTCATCACAAAAAAAAACAAGCAGGAGCTGGAACGGGAATGAATATGAATTTTTATACAAGATTAAACGACGATCTTCATCGCCTTATCAACGAGTTTGTTGGATCTCAAGACGCGCTAAACGGTTATCGCTTCCATGTGATGCCTGAATTGCTCAAGACGATTAAATTTCGACGATTCAAGTACGATCAAACGTGCACCGTTCGTAATTATTCGGAGCGCACGTTCAAGTGCGTAGTAAAGGGCAGGATCTTTGGATCGTACCGACGAGAAGATCTTGTCTATTTTGGAAAATCAAAAATGTTTTTTCTAAAGTACGGACTCCCGATTACGCTTTAAAAGCGTCCTTTTTTTTTACACCGCGGCGCGGAATTTTCCATCGGCATACTGATTGCTGAGTTTCTGTGGATCATAAACGGCACAGCCTCCCTCGACGTATAGAGGATTGGTGGTACCTTCGGCACAGATCGCATTGTTCTTGTTTTGTAAGAAAGGATCGCCATAATATTGCATACCGAAACAGTTCTCAAAGCCTTCCGAGGCGGGTTGATTCCATATGAGGATCAGAAAAACAAGTATAATAATAAGAAGAATCAGTTGCAACACTTCCAAAAACATTTATATCTTTTTACTTTTTGTACTTTTTGTGTGTTGAAAGAAAATTTTATTTTTTTTTTTTCAAAATGATTTGAAGAAAAAAAAAAATATTTTTTTTGGGCCTGGTTCACATATCATCATTGTCACTATTACCGTCTCCTTCCATCTCATCGTCTTCTTCTTCCTCGTCCGACAAGTTGGTGTCGGACTTATTTCCTCCATCGTTATCCGAGTTCTCCAACACCTCGTAGATAGGAGAAGGATCCAACATATTGGGAAAATTGTATTGGAACTTGAATTTCTGACAAGTATCGATATCTATGCGTTGCAGAGAACGGACGCTTCCTGATGGAAGTTGAACACCAATAACCCTTTTTGTAATGGGATCAAAAACCATGGACGTCTCATCATGAGTATAATGCCCAAACTTGTTCTTTGCAATTCGGAGAATTAGGCTACTATCTGGAGCCACCACAGAAAAAGCATCCTTTTTCTTTCCTGCCGTTGACCCTCCCTCGTCTTGCGACGCCGACGTCGACGAAACAGCTTTCTGAACGACGATCCCAAGGACACGCTGAGCCATATCAATTTTAGTACCGCTCATGCTCTTGTTTTTTTCCTTGCACATTTGTTGGAGCTCTGTCTTGGTATTTGTTTTCACTAAAAGGTTGACCCTTTTTTGTGTTTCCTCATCCATCGTTTTTTTTAAAAACAACGATATTTTTTTAAATATTTTTTCATCAATTTTAATTTTATTTTTTAAATAAAAATGAGTGTGTATTGTTTATTGAACAAAGATAAATTCAGGGTTAATTACAGCAAGTTTTATAACCCATTACTGCTCATTGACGTTAAGAAATATCAAATGAAATGCAATCTGACGAACTCGTTTCTCTTCTTTATCGAGAACCCGCGTACAAATATCGAGCTCGTATCCGGATTTTTTGAGTTTTATTTCAAGAACGCCCCGCAGGATTTTACGCTGGGACAGGTGATTTCCAAGACGCTCATCTCTTACAGCGATACGAGTCAAAATAATCATGAATTTATGCCTTGTATCATTTTTACGACGGGTTTATACATTCAGGAAATTCTAATCTATCTGCCCTTCCAAAACTTTACGTTCCATAGAGAACTGAAATATCACTTCGTTCCAAAAATGGATTATCAATGCTCGGTATGTCTTGATGAGAAGCTATGTATTAACGTCCATGATAATCAGTACAATCATTGCGTATGTTCTGAATGTATTCTCAAGATCGAGGATACCTGTCCAGTATGTCGCCTCACGATCGTATAAAAACCTTAATTTGAAAAAAAAAAAAAATTCTTTTCTATCTCGTCTCGTCTTTATCTTTTGTCCTTGCTTGTTCCATTCCTTTTGAATACGTAGATCGCTTTTCAAATGGTTTTTTACACCCCCATCGAAAAAAAAAAATCTATCTGCATATTAGAAAAAAAAAATATGCCACCTAAGAAGAAGTCGTCAGGTATGCCATGGACAGCTGCGCAAGAATTACAGGTCTTTAAATTATTGAGAGATAAACCTGGAATCAGTCCCAATGACGTCAGCAGATATCTAAAAGGCGTATTACATCATCGGAGCGAGGATGCAATTTCCGCGTGGAGCAGAAAGAACATTATTAAGCAAAAACAACAATTGAATACACGGATTGCACAATTACAGGCAAAAATAGCCTTACAACACAGTAGTGCTGCTCAAGCAATCATGTCACCAGAATTGAGACAGATCTCTGATATGATGAAAACTATGGATATCAATGGTCGTGCTGCATTTTTACAATACTTACGATCTTATGGATCTGGTGGCGGTGGCGGTGGCGGTGGCGGTGGCGCCGCTCCTCCAGCCATTATGATTGATAGATACGAGGGCTTGACGATGGCCCAAAAAATGCTCAAGAAGTCCTTGCAAGAGATGGCGGATGATCCGAAAAATATTCAAGAAGGAATGTCAAAAAAAGAATGGATACAAAGACAATTTGAGAAGCGTAGGGCATACAAATTTGGAGGAGCTGTCGTCAATCGTATGAGAACTATGCCAGAAGCCAGCAGTCAAAATCGTGGTTCTGCTGAAAATCAAAATCCTTTACTCGCTGCTATTCGAAATCGTAGAAAACAAAAAGATTAATACCTCTTGTAAACGTATAAAAATCAATATATAATATATTATATATTGATTCTGAATTTTTTTTATACAAGCTCATTTTGATCTTGATCTTGATCTTTTTGAACAATCACCGGCAATGTCTGATGAACATGGTTAGTCGTGGTAGTAGTAGTAGGTTCACTGCCACTAATCCTCTTTCTCCTGTTATCAATACTCAACAGTCGCTTACCCTGTTTCATGACACGTACGATTGCTTCATAAAGCTTGATCTGAAGAGTGACCTTATCTCCCAGAAAAATGCTTTCAATCTTGATTGCACCCGTCACGTAACATTTCTTGTTAAGAATACTCACTGGATTCACCTCGAGGTTTGAGTTCTCATCAATAAAAAGCGTCGAGACCTTCTGATCCTTCTTGTTATAAATCAGTTTGGTGTACAGGATGGGAGACTTCTTCTCCTCTCCAAGCGACTCGTCTGTCTTTTTGAAAGACAGAGGGCTGAATCGCTTAGTATCGATATCCTCTGAAATGTACTTTTGAACTTGATCATGGCTCAACTCGATAATGCTCTGAAGAACATGGATAAACTGAGACTCCTCAGGTGTCGGCTCCTTTTTCCTCCAAAGACTAATCGGCATGATATAACCGCTCACAGTGCCATAGTTATCCCTCAATTCCTGAATACCAAAACTAAAAAGATTCTTGGGAGCGGAAAAAACAAGGTCGCCAAAAGTACCATCCCTGTTTTTTACACAGATCTTGATCTTACGAAAAACATTCTGACTATCCGACAGATTAATCGTCTCCGGTTTATAGAATATGATCGAGTCATTATCAAAATTGTTGAAATCAGAAAGCTGCGTATCAAACATGCGAGAAGCAAATATTTTTCTATACGATTTGTTAATCCTTAAATCATTTTTTTTTTTATTATTCATAAAGAAATGACATATAGAAAATTTCGACGACCACAACATACTGACGCTTCTACACCGATGCCAGTAGAAGGACAAGGGATTTTACCACAAGCTGACGCTTCAGGACAAAGGGATTTATAGAAAAGTTCGACGATCAAAACATACTGTCGCTGATTATTTATCGATTAATGATTTACGAAAGTAGCCTCTCGTATCGGTCTTTATTTTGTTTTTGATTTTGATTATCCTGCAAGCATTCTGAAGGTAATGTGCTTGAAAATGTCGATTATATTGGTAAATATTATCCTGAGCCTTTATTTCTTATTACGCACCCTCCGATGTTTTGGAGAGGTGTTCATCCTGAGTCGATCACCCCGATTAGCCTTGATCAAGAATTTTGACCAACTTGGCAGCTCAGGACCGAGGGAAACCCAAATGTCCTCGGAGGCCTGGTCCGATAAAAAGACAGCCGTGTTGGACATCCTCCAAGAAGGATATCTTTTTTTTCGATGATGAAATGAATATATTATCAAGGCAGCCGATGCCGGTTTTAGTGTCTTTTATACAGATCCTGCGAAAATGGGACGGAGTGGTAGCTCGAGTTTTCCGGAAATCACGATGCAAAATATCCGATCTATCTTGGATCTCCTGGGTCGACGATTCAGCGTAACTACTGCGTTGAATAGAGTAATAAAAGACGGAAAAGACAAAAAAGAGGTCCAGAAACTACTTAATGATGATATCAAGATACTTGTCTATTCAGGATGCATATCATTATCTTTTAGCAATGAGCTCGACAAGAGATGAGATAAAAAAGCAAACGCAAGGGCGTTATATTCAGAGAAAAGAACGCGTATCAGAATTGATTTTATCATTACAAAAGGCTATTGATGTAGAAATAGTATATTGGTTTTCTAATTATTACATAGATAGTAACTTGATATTCTGATATACTAATGGAGCGGGACAACGAATGGGCATTCGCCTATGGGAATGATGTTAAGACATCGTGATAAAAGAAATATATATATATATCAGGTAGTTTTGTCTTAAAAGACAATAAACCTATTTTTACAATAAAGTCCATTAAAAGGCAAACCATATACTACATTAATGACATTAACAAGAAAATTATGGAAATAATGGAATCTGAGAATATGCGCTGGTGGATGCTAAAAGAAAGGAAAACATCTGTATTTGGTTTATTATTAGAAATTTTTAAAAGAGAAAATGTTTTCCTGACGTGAAAAGTATTTCTTCCAACTAATGGGCAATCGAGGTGGATACATCATCGAGATCCGGAATGTTGGATAAATCAATGTTGGGACCCCTCATTTTCCTCTTGGCCTTGTGTGTGTGTTTTTGAAATTCACTCTGTTGTGCATTCATTAGACCAAACAGATTAGTTCCCGTCTTGGAGATGATCATCTTGGCAATGATAAAGATGACGGCATTAAGAACAATCATTCCCAAAAGACGGAGCTCGACAGGCCATTTCTTGTCATCCGGAACATAGGATTTTTCCCCCAGCTCAATAAGCATCCTCTCGTACTGATTCATGTTTAAAATTTGTTGCTGTGTAAATCCCGCCATGTCGAAACGCAACCAGTATCCCAAAACGTATTCCATGACCATAAATCCTGCAATCAGATAATTCCTGTAATTCTCCACGCTGCTATCCAGTGAGACGCGACGCAACGTGTTCTCGTACGTCTTGTTCATATTCTTGTAATCCGAGTGCATATTAAACTCAGGGATATCAACATTCTTGTATCCTCTTTTCAACAGATCAAATTTAAACAGCAACTCACGCTTCAGCTCATCCTCTTCCTCCATTGTTTGATGAGGCATATTGGGAATCACCTTCTTGGTACGCACTTCTCCCCTTTTCTCCAGATCAGAAAGCTTTGGAGGATCATGTAATATCTCTTTTAATTTCTCCCTTACTCTGTTTTTCTTTAGGTTCTCTTCCCTCGTCAGCGGGGGTGCGCTCCGTTTTGTCGACGAGCTCATCGACATGCTATCGTCCTCCATAGCATGAGGTTGTGGTGGAGCATCCTTTCGTTTCATGAAATCACCAAGATCGTCATCAAAACCTTCCTCCAAATCCTCATCATTATCAGCACCACCACGACCGCCAAAAGGAGGCAAGAAACCAGCACCACCACGACCACCCTTTTCCGATCCATCCTCCTCTGTCTCCAGATCATCCTCCTCTTCATCACTATCAATGAGCTCCTCGTTCTGTTTTTGCATCGCTTGTATATCCACTGATCGCTTGGTTTCTTCTTCTTCATCCTCCTCTCTTATCTCATCCTTCTTTTCTTCTTCTTCTTCTTCCTCCTCATTTTCCACATCTTCCTTTTCCTCATCATCCTCATTCAGCCCATACTCTTCTTCATCATCGTCGTCCTCCTCTTCCTCATCGATCTGAGGATGTTGGTTCCGACTCGTCGTTGACGTTCTTGGTCTAAAACTATTTTCACTTATAATAGTTGCTATCTCGTCTGGATCGTACTCCTTATTTACCATGCCCGGCTTGATCTTGTCCTTGTTCTCGATAAGCTCCAAGTACATCCTTGGCATCCTCGGAAAATCGGTCTTTGAAGCATCCGTTTTAGCCAAGCTCAAGTTTGCACCGGGATTAGACTCACGAGGAATCTTGATGACGTTGACCTTTGATTTCGACATTTTTTTCTATCACAATGCATCTTTCTTTAAACCGATCCAGACGTTATTTTTTTTTACAGCAATGCTTAAAGAAAGTAAACACATATTTATAATAGAACAAGAAAACAAATGTCCTTATATCGATTGCATCAGTTCCTGAAGGAGAGCAGCCAGGATGTTCTGGATTATTGGATCTATGATACTCGGGTTTACTTTGCGCGGGTTATATCGTGTAAGAATGGCAACATGTATTTCATCAAAGTAGCCGGTCAGGATATCACTATACCCAGGGATTACCAGAACGATCATCTTGAAAAATCAAATTTTTATTTCATGGATAAGCACCACGATGACGATCTTGACGGTCTGTTGGTTTTATACGATGTTTTTCTTCGTGCCTTTCCTGAATACAATTACAAGTACATTCTTTTCCAGGGATACCACGTCATGCAAGAAAGGGATATGTGTTTTCAGGTGAAAAATATGTCCAATCTTGATAATTTTGGCTTTTATCTGCTTCTGGATATCGAGTGGTTCTTTGAGAATGTGTATGTCGTATCGCACGAAATTGAAAAAATTATGAGCGACATCCAGAGCCGTGTTGAAAAAATGTATTTAGGCTTTCTTCCTCATTATCAGAGCTTTTGCACCTCCACGGACTCGACTCGGATCACACACGTATGGGAGTATTATTCACAAATGTCTCGACAGAATGCTCAGTGTAGGAACCTCTATATGAAGCTTGTCGCGGAAGAAGCCAAGACCATTCACGATGTTCATTTCAATGAAAAGATTTCTTCCTCAGACGATCTTTCTTTCCAGGAAACCGTGCGCCGCGGGCATCAAAAGAAAGTTCTTAACGAGCGCTTGGACGAGTGCCAAGGCTTGAAACAAAAAACAATCCTCAAGGGCGTCTTCTTGCACTGTCAAGTGTGGAAGATTCTTCTCAAGTATCTCCTCCTCATCTCGCGTTTCACCAAGCTGCAATCCGATTTCCAGAACCTTGTATTTGATTTTGAATCCCTCGTACCCAAAACAAGGCTTTTTGAATCTTAAAGAGCTTTTTTTTTTTGAAAAAAAAAAAAAACTAATAGAAATGTATTCTCAAAAATTTATATTTCAAATAGGTTCTCATGTTGGCAACACCTCGAACGATCCCATTTTTAACGAAATTGATGATACAACAAGGCTCATTTTGGTAGAACCCGTACCCTACTTGTTCTCCCGTCTACGAGACAATTACATAACACGCTTTCCTAAGCATCAAGATAACATTACATTTATCAACAAGGCAGTAAGCACATTTGTAGGCACGATCGAATTGACAATTCCTTCCGAAAAAAACGATTTTAGTAAGCTTCCTTTCTGGGCCACTCAGCTGTCCTCTATTCATCCGGATCATGCCATCAAGCACGCCGAGGTGAAAGATATGATCACGGAGGTGATTACGGTCCCTACCACTACGATTGCGGAGATCCTTCGGGAACACCACGTCGACAAGATTGACTTCTTGCATATCGATACAGAAGGTCACGATTACGATATCTTGATGGATTATGATTTCAATGTCTTGCCTGAAAAGATCATGTTTGAATGCAAGCACATGTCCATGGAGAAGTACAATATACTGTCCAAGCGTCTTTTTTCCAAGGGTTATTCCCAGATTTTCAAGAATTATGACGATGCCATATTTGAAATTTCAACAGGCAAAATCAGATACGGTACGGATTGTCAAAAATAGATTCACGAGTGACAGTAGAAACATTCACCTTTGTCTCTTCATCAACAAGTATTTTTTTCAAGCCTGCTGCTACAGCTGTTGTTGCTGTTAGTGTTTTATTTGTACCTGCAACAGACAATTCATTTATCATGTCCCGGATCGCATCGGGACGCTTCCCTATCACCCGTTTGACTTCTTTTCCTTTTAAATCCACAACAAGGATAGTAGGAAGGCTGCTGACAGAGAATCGAGAGGCGAATTCCTCGGTATCCGAGTCATCGACATTGATCTTGAAAAAGAGGATTGAAGTATTTTCTGCATGCTCCGTGGCCAACGCGCTAAAAAAGGGAGAGAGCTGAACACACGGACCGCACCATGGTGCCCAAAAATCCAGAATAGCGTAGCTCACTTGATTATTTTTCATTATAGTCTGTACCTCTTCCCACCGAGTAGCTTCCAAGATTTTCTTAGTATTCTTTAAAAGTATAGATTTCATCAAATTATTTTTTCTTGAGTTCTTTTTTTAAAAAAAAAAAAAAAAGAAACAGTCCTGAAAAAATATTTTTTTTTTTTAATTGCAAGATAAGGCACGGATCTTTTAAGCCTCTTGCGAGTATCGATCTCGCGACTTTCAGTTTACAAGACTGACGCTCTACCACTGAGCTAAAGAGGCAAATGGGGTTTACAGGAGTATGAGGAAAAAAAAAACTAATACAATAAGCTGACAAGACCATCGATTTCACCATCGATATATTTATCGGTAGTAATGGTGGCCAAGAGTTTTTGACGCTTGACAAGGGAAAGGAGGCTTGACCAGAGGTCTCTCTTGATAGGCAAAGTGTCTATAACGACGCTTAGAAAGCTTGTATCCTGCACACTATCGTTTTCCCAAAGCATCATGACTAAACGACCTTTCTCACCGTCGTCATTGCACTCGTAGAGTGCACAAGAAATCATATTGAAAAGCTTGCGGAGCTTAAGACTCATAATCAGCGAGTTTTTAGAGGGATCATAGATAAGTGTCAACGATGCGGAAGCATTTGTGGGAATCGGCGGTTCCATCGTGTAACCCTCAAGAACAGCCTCGACCACATGTATTCTGTTGCTCGACTTATCATGAGCGAGGACAGGATAGTTATTTGTGGCGGCGGCGGCGGTGGTAGTGGTAGAGGAAGAAGGAGAAGGTGGATAGTTGATCGTGAGCCTGGAAAGATCATCCCCGTTATTGGCCTCATTATACGTATCGATTGTAGCGTAATTAGAATTCATTTTTTATAATGAAAACAAAAAAAAAATTCATCATTCTGTGATGCCAAATGCATCATCATCGTCATCATCGTCATCTTGAATTGTACTCTCGTCGGAATCATCAGAATTGAATTTATCCGATAGGTTTTCAAACTCAAAATCTTCCTCTTCAGGACTTGTAGCGCTGTGTTCAAAATCTGAGCGTTTTTCTGATTTTGAGGAGACGTAAATGTCAAGAGAAGAATCTCGTTTTTCTGAAGCTTCGGGCGATACACGGGAAAGTGATGAAGAAGGCAAGGACGAGGATGGGGCTACTACGGACGCAAATCCCAAGAGTCGACGAATAAGCTCGGTCTTATTTCCGCTTTTCTTGAGATTTCTTGCTTCACACAACTCCTTTAGCTCATCCATCTTCTTATCATTTAGATCATTTAATGTAAACTGATGAATAGGTATAGAAGCAGCGACAACAGGCGCTCTGACAGAAGCATTAGCAGTAGCAGGAGGAGGGGCGACGGCAATTGGTGGATTCACGTAACGGCTTTTTTCAGACGGTTGTAGGACATTCCATTCCGCAGATATCATTTTTGAGAGTTCCCCAAAAGAAAGATCGGAATTTTCAGCTTTAAGCTCGATACGCCGTATAGTAAAGAAATTTTGATAACCGGATTTCTTTGTTAATGATGCCGGTTTTACCGGTGTTGTGGATGGGTGATTATCAGAGAATGTCGCAGACTTGGCTGAGGAATTAATTTTAAATTCCTGCCATGATTGCTGCAGCTGAGGCATAGAGATCGCTTGTGGATAAGATTGTGCGAGATGTTCAAAGAAACGCGATATATTATTATCAATTACATTCATGAGTTCGTCACGCATCATGTTTTTTTTTTTGATTTGTGTGTTGATTATATTTTTTTTTTTTTCAAAATCAATTTTTTTTCAAGGACGACAAAATTTTATAAATACGCCCTACATATTTTTCAATTATTGTAAGCCGATCTTCTATCTTTTTCCACCGCTGTTCTTCTTCTTCATCCACCATATATGATTTCTTTGGTTGCCTCTTGGGAGCAGCAGGCATTGATTGCAATTGAACAACAGGTGTGGTAGGAGGTGGAGGCGATGGGGTCGTCTCGATGATTCTATTTATTTCAGCTTCTGTTTTATGATATAAATTGACGAGAGAAGATATGGTATAATTGTCCTTGTGCTGTTTCCGTATTAAAGATTCAACTCTCATCTCGATGGCCTTTGGTGTGCGTCCATGAATTTTGGCAATATCGTCCATCGTCCTCTGATCTGATAGCTCGTCCATCAGCTGCAATTCTTCCTGTTTCGTCCAATACGTACCCGTATTCATTTGCTCAATCCAATATTCAAGGTCTTAAATCTTTGGCTATTTTAAAAAAAAAAAAAAACTGAACCGCTTTTTTTTAAAAGAAGCTTAAAGATAAGCAAAAACAATAATAAAAAAACAATGGTCAAAAAGAGTCAGACAATCGTCGCCACCTCCCAGCCCGTCCCCGTTGAGGAGGTCAAGCAAGAGGAAATTGAAAAGGCAAAGAATCCTATTAAGAATGTTAATGATGCAACTTTCTCTACTCCTTCTGTTGGTGGTGTCCCTGTTGAAAAGAAGTCAAAGAAGGCCAAGTCCTCGACCAAGAAAGTGGAAACCGTGGTGGTGGAGACTGTAATTGTCCCGCCTTCCACTCCCGTTGTCAACGAGTCCACTCCTGTTGCTATTGTGGAACAGCCTCCTGCGGAGCTTGAGGAGATGGATGAGAACGCGGAGGTAGTGGAGGATGAAGCAGTGGATGCTGCCGCCGAGGGAGGTGTTGTAGAGGCGAAAAAGCGCAACCGTCGAGTGGTTACAAAGGATAGTTTTTACCAGAATTTCGAGGCTTTCCAGGAGCAGTTCAATGCCTTTGTCGAGAATCTTAAGCTGGAAAAGGGGAATAAGAACAACAAGTCTGTTCTATTGAAAAAGATTAAGCAGATTCAGGGCGATGCGTACAAGCTCCTAAAGATCAAGTCTCAACGTGATGAGGGGAAGCCCAGGTCGGAGAATAACAGCGGTTTCATGAAGCCAATCAAGATCAGCGAGGATCTGGCCAAGTTTCTCAACACAAACCCTGAGGAGCTTATTACCAGGGTGCATGTTACTAAGAAGCTCTGCCAGTACATTAAGGATCAGGACCTTCAGAATCCCAGTGATCGTCGTGAGATTATTCCTGATGAGAAGCTGAAAAACTTGTTCAATATGGGTTCTGACAAGCTTACCTATTACTCGATGCAGAGGCAGATCCAGCAACATATCTTCAAAATCTAAATGAACGTCATTATAGGAAGAATGGATACAATAAAAAGAAAAATAAACCCAGCGAAAAAAAAAAAAAGAAAACAAACAAGTTAACAACCTCCTTATAATTTTTATTATCCCCTTGATAATGAAAATTCAAAATTCATTTTCCTTCTCTTCTTACAGTGGTTGTAATAAGTGTTGTGAAACAGGGATTGCATAAGTATCCGATAGAAGAGTTGATATGTAGAACCAGGACATCTTTCAAGGCTTGACAGACATCACATTGATGTTTGGTTTTGCTAAAACACAGATGGTCTTCTTGTTGTCCGTCAGGGCCAAGTGTATCACGTTGTATATGCAAGAATCGTGGATGACGGAGCATAACGACTGAATTGGTCGAGGCCTCATATAGAGACGCGCCGCCGTCAAGCTTAAAAGTACGGATCTTAAAAGGATTATCATCGTGCGTATAGGATCCCTCTCGAAAGCAGTAATATGCGCCCTCGATCACGAGGAACGAGAAGAAACCCACGGTGCGCATGTGGGGATGATGAACGAGGAACTCGAGACCGGTAAGACGTTGAAATGCAGTAACTTCTTTTTCATTCAGCGGGGCGTCCCATATTACCCATCCTTGTCCTGGACAAGGACGGGGTTGATCATCACGATGATGCAGACAAAAAGATCGAAATCCAAGGCTCTTGGCTTCTACAGATAAGAAGGATTGTAGATTAATACAAGAAATCGTATAGGTAAAATCGTTTTGATCCATTTTTTTTATGACAAAATATAAGACATTAAATCCTCACTGTACAAAAAAAAAAATGAGACCTTTTGTATTTACTTTTTTTTTTTTTTTTTAAAGTATTATTTATA